AAAATACCGGAGATTATCTGATAACCATTCTCTAAAATCATCCAAGTTCTTGTCCTCCTTATGAGTTACCGTTTGCTCCGTTCACTGCCGCCATACGATTTCTGACAGTTCCCGATTCTGATAACTCCTGTGATACAACGCACCGGAACTGTACATACGTCCCAGGCAGCACGCCTGAAGGGAATCGAACCCCCGCACATGGTACCGGAAACCACTGCTCTATCCACTGAGCTACAGGCGCGTATCTTGAAAATCAATCTTTTGAACCCCTTATAAATACTGGAAAGTATTGATTTTACTGGCTTTAAAACAATTTTATAAGAAATATTCAGTTGCCAAACTTGATACCTAGTCGTGTTAGTTTATACCCTTTTCACCCTATTAAATTTAATTCATAAGGGTGAATTTTGGGTGAATTAATAGTTCAAATTTCTTTATAAGGGTGAACTATGATTGTAACTTACCCCTCCGTATGGTATAATATCTCTAACACAATATATATGCTACCACATTTTTACTGAAAAGTAAAGTTTTTTATTTTGTATGGACAATTCGACAAATGTTTATTGGAGGTGTGAATATGACAGCATCTAGGAGAGAAAAAGGAACTGGATCATGGGACACTGTTACTAAGAAAGGAGTGGTATATCAAAGGTATCGAAAAAAATATGATGGTATGAGTTCACGAAAGGAATTTACTGGTCGGACAAAAGCGGATGTAAAACGTAAAGTTCAAGAGTTTGAATCAAAAACTATGCATATCACAAATAGAGATTATTTAAAAATGACATTAGGCGATTGCATTGATAGTGTTCTTACTTCACTTGAGTCAACATTTAAAGCAAATAACTACGCCACATTACAAGCTACAAACAGATGTTATATTCAGACAAATAAAATTTCAGAGGTGCAAATGGGATCAATAGATTCTATATTGATACAAAATTATTATGTTGAGTTATCAAAAAAATATTCAGAAAGCACCGTCAAAAAGACAAGAACATTACTCAACACTGTATTTAATTATTTGATATCCGTAAATATAATGACATCAAATCCTACGAATGGTGTTAGAATGCCACATAAAACTAATTATGCTGTACAAAAGAAAGAGCATTCATTTTTGTCATTAGAGCAAGCCGATAGATTTAAAGAAGTTGCATTAATGAAAGCAGATGAAACAATTGCAGGCGTGAAAACAGGTGATTTTATTTACGGTAGAAATGCAAGATTTTGTTTGATTATACTGTATACTGGAATGAGAGTGGGTGAAGCATACGCACTTACATGGAAAGATATAGATTTTGAGCATAATACAATTAATATCAATAAAACAATGGAACGCATAAAAATAGGTGGCAAGTATCAATGGATAGTTGATATTCCAAAGAAACCAGCATCTATTAGAATAATTCCTATGTCTACAGTTGCAAAAGAACAATTATTATATTTGAAATCAATTGAACCTGGGAAAAGCGCAGATAATGATGATGGAATATTTGTTACTAAAAACAACATACCACCATCTCAGTCTACATTAACAAGAACTCTGAAAGCCATATTAACACGATCAGAAATAAATGCTGATGGGTTTGGACTTCACGATTTAAGACACTCATTTGGTTCAATGTTATTACAAAAAGGTTGGGAAGAAAATAAACCCGTGGACATTAAAGTTATATCAGAAATTCTTGGTCATGATGATGTATCTACAACTTACAACATTTATTTGCACATTATGAATAAACATAAATCAGAAGCAATAAATCTATTGTTATAAACTAAAGGGAGCATATCATTACGATATGGCTCCCATTTTTATTATAAATATATTGTATTTTTTATGTTGTCGGACACCCATTTTATATACTTATCTTTAGGAATACGGTATGTATTTCCTATTTTGATTTTAGGAAAACTGTTCAATTTAATAAGCGCATAGGTCTTATTTCTTCCTAATTTTAGGTGATTCATGATATCCATAGGTGTTAACATTTCTTCTAAATCAGACATTCAAATCATTCCTTTTTATTCTTGTCCGTACTGCCAAATCCACCATTACGAGAAGTTTCTACTTTATCATCTTCTGTGATTCCATACTCTACAAAAATACCTTGCATAAATGCATCTCCACGTCTAACGGTAACAATTTTATTTGTTTTAGAATCATTTGTAAGTTTTGCAAAGATATGACCTTCGTTATCTGAATAGAAATAATCACTGTCGATAATACCTACGAGATTATCTAGCTGTAAACGATATTTGAATCCTAATCCGCTTCTCGGATAACATTTCAGCACCCAATTAGTATTCATTCCACATCTGATTCCAGTAGGAATTTTAATAGTTTCACCAGGCTTTAAAGTGAATGTCAGAGGACTTACAAAGTCATATCCTGCACTGCCTTTTGTTGCTCTTTTGGGTAGTGTAATTGCTCCATAAATACTCTCAATCTCACGTCTGGTTGATGTATCTAATTCAGGAATATCAAATGTATCAAGCCAATCTTTTTCAAACTGTCCGTATGTAACTTTCTCAAATTTTGCGACTCTTTTTGCCATATTAATAATCTCCTTTGTGTATGTAATTTGTTATAATTATTTTATTAATGAACTTGTATTAAGACCACGCTCAGCAAGATATTGAATAGCTTTATCACTGTCGTAGAAGTTCATAAGCATTTTTATTGAAGGTTGATATTCTTTCCAAGTTGTTGTAATTTCTATATTCAAATCTTCTTTCCATTGTTTTACATTGAAAAATAAATTATTCCAAAAGAATAACTTCAATCCTTTTCTCTTTTTAATAATTTCAAACGGAAGAATAGGATATACATTTTTAATTTTGAGAATTTCTTCTTCCGCATTATCCCAATTAACTTTAATTATATTTTCATTTGGATGACTTTCACATATCTTACGTGCGTACAAATTTATATGAAATGGCTTAATAGAATTGATACACACTTCTGTTGTTGGTATATAATATTTAAGCATAAATTTATATCTCCAATAAATATTTTATGTAGTGATCCCAATTCATTTCTAACTGCATATACACATCTATTTTTACAGATTTCTTATCAAAATCACCAATCAAAGGAGCAATTAGAATCTCCCATTCGCATTTACACCAATAATAATACATAGTTGATAATTTAACTTTTTCTCTAAATTCTTCCAGTGTGTAATCGTCTCTGCGATTTAATAATTCGACAATTTCCTGTTTGTAACTGATATGATTAAAGATATTAAATACTTTTATTTTTCTTTTATTTATATCAGGAACAAATACATTCCATTCTAAATCAACACTATTTTTAATATTCCTCATAATATGTTTCTCCGTTTATTTGCGGATATTTTTGTTCTGCATTGTGTATCCTTTTAAGAGCAATTAAACGATCATCAAATACATTTTCATCTATCTCATTGAACCCTAGTAAATATGCACGTTTGTCTTTCTTGTCTACACCACAGAACCAATTATCCATAACAGTTCTTATGACTAAATCGCACAAATCATACGTGCCTGTTTCTGGAAATACTCGTGTATAATATACGGTATCTCCATTATTAATAGTCTTCATTTTCTGATACTTCCTCAAAAATATCTTTCATATTACTCATGAATTTGTTATACGCTTTTACTACTTTTTTGTAGAGTTTATTATTACCTCTATCATCTGGATTATAGAATGGTGCAAATAATGTTCCATTTGCATATCGTACATTTGTTGATACGAAATAATCTTCTTTATCTACGGCAAGATTAAGAATGATTTCCTCTGTATATAATGGTTTGTTCAGTATGTATTGAGTTGGTGTTGCTCTGAAATTATTTGACGTGAAATCTCTATCTTTGACTGATTGTTTTACACGATATGTTTTTGGTTCTACCATAAGATTTTCTCCTTTAACTTGCATTATCGTATGATGCTACAATATCATCACATGTAAATCCATATTTAATTTCTGCTTCTTTACGTGCATTAACAGCATCTTCATATTTATCAAAATCTCCAAGATGAATAGTGTTATAATTAACTGTGATATATGCACACCATAAGCCTTTAGATTTGCTAAAACTTACTCCTGTTTTACCTGATGTATTTGTTTTACTTAAACCTCTATTGTGGGTATTTTTCTGATTAGATTTTAGAACAATGTTGCGTTTTCGATTATCACTTGTATCTCGTGATAAATGATCTGGAACGTGAATTTTTCTATCATATTCACCATATTTGATTTCTGCTACGACTTGATGAATAAATAATGTTGACGTTTTATATTTATCATCATTTTTGACATTAGTTATCCAATAACCCTTTCCAAGATTATCTCGTTTTTCAATTTTTCTCCAATACCATCTTTTTAAAACATCATAATCTTCTTTATCAATGAGACACTTATTATTATTGTCGTCTAATAATGTAATTGTATTATCATTATTCTCTATATAAGAATTGATTTTTGTTGAATATTTTTTATTTCGTTTGGCTATTTGCTCAGATGCATAGCAACCACAAGATTGTGTATGCCCTGATTTTAATTGATGTCCAGTAACACTAGCTAATTTAGGATTACCACAGTCACATTGGCATAGCCAATGTGTTCTATTTTTACCGTTTTTATTATCTTTTTTATCTCTTTCGATGTCTCTACCAATAACAGTCAGTCTACCAAATTTCTGTCCAGTCAAATCTTCTATAATATTTGGATTATTAAATTTAATACATCCACATGATTTTGATCTTCCATGTATTAATGTAGATAGTCGATGAGTAAAAACTGTGTGTTTATCGCAATCACACTCACAATCGAAGAACAAGCCAAGCGGCTTGCCCTCCTTATAGTGAGATTCTGTCACTTCTTGATTATACTTCGTGATTGTCCAATGGTTGAATTTTTTGCCAATATACTGTTGGGCTTTTTTATATCGTTTCTGCTTGTATATTTCATATCTTTTATTTTTTGTTTCTTCTGATTGTATTCTTATAAATCATCACTCCTATTTTTCCATGTTCCATCCGTTTGTTTCTCCCAAATATGCTGATTTTTGCTACCTCTAAATGCAAGAGATAAGTCTTTTTGTTCTAAGATAAATTCTCCATCAACAATATAATCTGCATATTTGACAATTTCCTTAGATGAAATATCAGTTTCAAAGTCATATCTAGTCCACACCCATATCTGTTTTTCAGGGAATTTCTCTTTACATTCCTTAACAATTGCTGTTACATTGTCAATATTTTGCTTACAAAGTGGTTCTCCACCAAGAATACTAATACGTTTAATATATGGACGATCAATCATTTTAAATAAGTGGTCTAATTTTGTATCAGATAAATCTTCTCCATCTTTAAAGTCCCATGCTTGTGAATTGAAGCATCCTTTACAATGTGGTTCTGGACAACCTTGAACAAATAAAGAGATTCCTACTCTTTTACCATTTACTACATCACAATCTAAAACTTCCGCATATTTCATAAATTAAAGCTCCTTTTTAATGTCACTGTGTTTAGTTCTTAATTCTACTTCTTCAATTTTGCCGTTATTAAATGCAGTTTTATAATCGCCTGTTAAATATCCTGTTACTCTACGTAATCGTTTAATATCTTTTCCACCGCACATAGGGCATGTATCTCCAATTTCATCACAATAACCACAATTCATACATGTATCATTTGGTACGTTAATTGCAAAATATGGAATATCGTGATCCATAGCGTAATTAACAATTTCTTCTAATGCTTCGGTATTATGCTTAACGCTAGACTCCAACTCAACATATGTGATGCATCCTGCGCTGCTATATCCAGTTAATTGTGATTCAATATCAATTTTTTCAAATGGATTTACCTTTTCCCAGACAGGGACATGAATTGAATTTGTAAAGAATTGTTTGTCAGATACATTTTTAATAGTTCCATACTTTTCTTTGAATTTCTTCATTGATGTAAAACATAAATTTTCGGCTGGTGTATAGTACACTCCAAAATTTAATTTATATTGCTCTTTAAATTCGGCACATCTATCTTTAAATAACTGTTCAATACGTTTCGCTAATTCCATTCCTTTTGATTTTGTATGATTACAACCAATAAGAATTTGTAATGTTTCTGCTAATCCTAATTGTCCAATTGCAAGAGTTCCATGTTTTAATGCGGAGCGAATGCCTTCTTTTGGAATATACCCTGTCATCGTTCCATTTTCATACATGAATTTTGCAGAATCAGGAGATTGAGAACAAATCCAATCGAATCGTTCAATTAACATATCTTTAGCTTCATGAATTTTTTCATCAAGTAAAAGCATAAAATTTGAGACTAAATTAGATTCTTTTTCATTCTGTGTCACACCATCATTGTCAGGAATTTCTAAAGCTTCTTTTACTTCCATTGCCAACGTAGGCATAATGATTGTTACTGGGCAAATGTTTCCTCTTCCATCTTTCAATTGTCCAAATCCATTAATATCATATCCATTTGCTGTTCTACACATTTTAATCCATTATCACTAATGGCACTGACTATGTCTTCTACTAAATGTCAATTCATTTATGTTTATCACAGGATTTCTCCATAGCCTTCCGCTTCGGTTTTCAGATGCTTCGTTTCCTATAACATCGCTGGTGCTTATCTCCAACCCTACTCCCATACATTCATCAGGGATAGTCGATACACTTTTAATCAAGTACAGTAAATTTAAAATTATCTATAATAAAATCTTTTTTATTTTTTATACGGGCTTGTATTCTGTTTCTATTTATATTACATTTTCTCGATGCTAACCTAATTGATTCAAATACTTGCTTTTTATTTGTGTTTAAATCTTCTACCAATATTGTAGTACCTTTTTTATTTACATTTTTCTCACAAGAATATTCATCTTTTATATATGCGATATTCCATATCCCCTTATATAAACTTTTGGTCTTATTCGTAACTCTTGTAGTTATAAATCGGTGCGTATTTTCAGAAAAATATTCTTGACATTCTTTCAATGTACTAAATATTAACTCTTCATTTGTTTCTGTATTCAAACACTTAATTATTTTTGAATTTGGATTGTTACTATTAAGTTTCGATTTTCTTAGTTTACTTATAATTTCTGTCATTTCTTCATCTGACTTACTTTTATATGTATTACCACCGCATTTATAAATTGCATCGGTTTCGTTATAACCTTTGTTTATGGAATCATAATATTTAATCCAATATTGTTCTTTTTTATTTAGTTCATCTTGCGAACTTGCGATATCTATTTGTTCAATCACAAATTTAGCTTGTCCATATTTTCTTATCGCTCTTGCAAAATGAGTGTCTAAATTATTATTTACAGCATCGTTAATGTGTCTTTTAAATCTCTGTTCTATCGGTCTTATTGACTGACCAATGTATACTTTGTTATTAACTATATTTGTTATTTTGTAAATAAACATATATGCCTTATCACCACCTATATTTATCTACCATACTTGATTACTTAGCACGAACTCATCTTTATTAAATAACAGCTATAATTGTAATAAAGACCTATTCGTTAGCAAGAAAAATAAATTCTTACACCCTCTAGCGAGGTTCAAAAGGTTTTAAATGAGCTGTAGTTTTCGCTTACCCATTGTAGAAAAATACGTTTTTGGATCATTAATATCATATCCTGCATTTCCACTCCAATCTACATTTACATAGTTTGGATATAATCTTTGTGCAGTAGATTTTAATGCTAACTGAAATAAATCATAGTTTGGATCACCAAGTTTTCTATTTACTCCGTTCATACACTGGAAAATTCCACAAGGGAAAATAGATGTTTTATGCAACTTTCCAATACCTTTAATAGAAACTTCAAGAAGTGCTTTAGTTACTAATCTTCCTTCTGGTAAAGTACAAGTACCATAATTAATTGATGTAAATGGTAGTTGATTTCCGCTTCTACTTTGTAATGTATTAAGATTATGATACATTCCTTCAACAGCTTGATAAGTTTCCTTTACAGTCATATCCGTAGCATACTTATATGCTTTGTCATAAACCATATATTCACTATCTTCAATTCCTGCATTATCTGGAATATGCTCAAAAAGTTCTTTATCATAAATATTGCAGATATATTTTAAGCCATCAATATAATGTTTTCTAAAGCTTTTACGAATATAAGGTACCATTGTCCAATCAAGATGTGTTGCCGAAACTCCACCAAATTGTTGCAAACTCTGTAACTGAAAAACAACCGCTACAAGTTGAAATGCTGTGTTGATAGATTGTGCAGGTCTAACGTCTGTTTGCCGAGTATTAAATCCTTCTTTTAATAATTTATCAAAAGGTATACTCAAGCAGTTATGCATCCCTATCGCATATGAGTTCAAATCATGGATATAAATTTCATTATTAAGATGATTTTGTTTTGCCATAAGAGACATACAATGATCTAACGCGTATTTCTTTAATACGGCATCACTAGCTTCTCCAACTCTACCTCCAAAAGATTTCTCATCAACGTTTGCGTTCTGGTTTTGTACATTTGAAGCGGAAAGTTTTTCAGAAATATCTTTCATAAGTTGAGTTTTACTCTCACGTACTTCTGTTCTCTTATTTCGATAAATAATAAATGCTTTTGCTACATCTTTTCGTTTGCTAGCCATTAATTTTTCTTCTACAATATCCTGAATTTCTTCAACAGAAATATGACTATTATTTAAAAAATTAATGTAATTTGCAACTTCACAAGCTTTTACTTTTGCTTCTGGTGTAATTTCACCATCTACTTCCTCAAAAGCCTTTAAAACAGCATTTTTAATCTTTGATTTATCAAATTCTACTTTACGACCATCTCTCTTGATTACCTTAATCATTCATTATCTCCTTTACCAAATCTCTTATTAAATAGTTCCTTTTCAATCTTCTCTCTATCCTTTGTTGAAACCGCCAAACACAAGCACATATACGCAATTACAAGTAAACACGCAATGATAAAAGATCCAACTCCAACAATAACTACATTCATAATAACCACCCCTCTCACATATCTTTAATCTTAATTTTGAGTGCTTCTAATTCTTTATATTTATCAGTATCATATCTGGTATGATCTTTGATAATCATATGGGTTTGTTCATTGCAAATAAGTTCCACAAGTAGTTTCTTCTCGTTTTCTGTCATTTTCTTATCTTCCTTTACTATTTTTATCTTATATATTTATTTTCTCTTTTTTCGTGTTATAATATCCGTAGTGGAGATATTTATATAATTTGTTAATAGTCATAATTAGAATGTTTTTCTGAAAAATAGTAATATCAGATTTATACTTAGCACATTATCTTTATCTACAAGATGCAACCTATCAACCAATATCTCCACTATTTATGAACAAATTCTTTTGATTTCACCGTTGCCACCATCTTTACATTTCAAAACAAGATGTGTACATAATGAGTCAGCACAATTTGGTTTATGCGAAATCATATCAATTACATATTCTCTATTCTCAACTTCAACAGTAATGAAATTATCCCCAATGCGTTTTAATTCCCGTATTAGCTCTCCGCTACTAATAATCACTTCTCCAAAGTCACCTCTTTCCCAATCCCTAGCAGATATTGTCTAATTTCAGCCCAATTCTGCAATCTTTTACCTGTCCAATCTTTATTCCAGCTATATGTTCTACCAAAACAAATCGTTTCTTTTGCATTAGATGTCACAAGATTTCTTGAGCTATCATCAATAAATAAACCATCACTCATGTCTATATGTGACTTATCAGAATATTCTTTGAGGTTTACACCGATAAATTCTACATTTGGAAATCTTTTCTTAATCCATTCCTCTTTTTGTTTAAGATTAGGTGAATATCCATGTGACACAATTTTGATAGTGTAATATTCAGATAGTTCATTAATTGCACGTTCAGCCCAAGGCATGAAATGTAATTTCTCAAAGAATCTTGGCTGATTGAAGTACAAATCAATATATCCAGGTGGAGCACAATTACATTCTTCAAATCCCCAAGTATCAACAGTCCACCAATTTACATAATGGAATTTCTTGTAGTATTGAAAATCTTCATTATATAAATCAACAATCGCATCTATGGTGGTGACTAACGTTCCATCGAAATCAACATATAGCGTTTTAATATCATTTCTCATCTGTGATACCTCGTTTGGCTCTGTCCTTATTGATTATACGTACCATTTTTGCAACAGATTCTTCAAGACTTCTATCATTTAGAATGAAATAATCAACTAAATGTGATTTCTCAAAATTGGAAAACTCTTCACTTTCTTTAATGTAATTAGCTTGCCAAGCGTCATAATCTCCACGTTTCTTTGCTCTTTGTCGCAAATCATTATATGGAACATTCACCATAATGGTTACTAATTCAATATCCATATCTTTTGTTTTAAGTTTTAATTCGTAATATCCTGTGGGATTGATAATGTAGAAGTCATTATCTAAGAGTTGTTGTTTTGTTGCGAAATTGCAATATCCTACTCTATCAGTATAAGCGATCATATCATTACGATATTTCTCTATTTTATCTGGCGAAATTAATATATGGTCTGAATTTTCTTTTGTTTCACCTTGTCGTAGATATTGTCTAGTTGAATATGAGCGCAAGATATTCATATTCAATTGCTTTACAGCTTCTTTTGTCACAGTTGATTTGCCTGATCCTGTTCTTCCTAATACACAATATACTGTATGTATAATAATCACGCTTCCTTTCTTGGCTTACGACCGCAAGATTTAGTTTCATCACAATATCCAGTTAATTCACATTTGGGTTTAAACATATTATCAACAATCCACGCCCATTCATCTGAATATTCTCTTAAAGCATTTTCAATAGTGAAAAATAATTCTCTAAATTCCCAATATGCTCTTGTACATTTTCTTACATGGCTCATATCAATGAGATTACGAAGATTTCTTTTTTCAACAATTTTAGTTGTCATTCCTAATGGAAGTAAATTCGCAAGATCTTCTCTTGGAATACATAAGTCATTTAATTCTGACAATGCTTGTCTAATGTTTTTCACAGCTTGATTATATGTAATTGTTGCATCTCCATTTGATTTAATAGATTTAGGAACGATAATATCGAAGTCATTGTAATTAATATATCTTGTAGATGCTTGTAACCAAGGGGATAATCCGCCTACATGTCTTTCATATTCTCTCATTACTCTTGCACTAAATCCATCAATAATCATATGAACATCAGGAAATTCAAATGTACGTCCATGACCAGATTTAATACAGGCAATACCACGTTTATAGTTTTTTTCAGCATTTGTCACATCTGCTCCCCAACAAATACCAGCTCTATTACCAATAAGTGTAATTGGTGTTTTAGTTGTTTCTGACAAAATTGTAATTGTTCCCATTCTTTATTCCTCCACAATCCATAATCTAATATCTTCTTTAAATTGATTACATAATTTTTCATCATCTGATAAGAAATTTACAGCACATTCTTTATTAAGACTTGTGCTTAAAATCCCCATAATAGATTTGGCATCAATCGTGTACCTAGAATATACATAGTCGATATCCACATCTTTATATTCTCCACATTTTGCTACAAATAATCCTGCATCATTGATTGTGTTTAATTTGACTTTGCACTTCATTTTATAAAATCCTTTCCTATTATAATGTTAATTTAATAGTTGCATAAATTGTTCTTCATTGATAATTTGCACTCCCAATGATTTTGCTTTCTTGTTCTTGCTGGAAGAAGATTCAATATCATTATTAATCAACGCAAATGTCTTAGCAGATACAGAACCAGATACTTTACCGCCATTTGACTCAATAATAGATTTCAGTTCATCTCTATTGCTGTATTTCTCAAATGATCCTGTAATAACGAATGTTTTTCCTTGTAAGGTATTTTGAGCATTATTAGATTCACTAGGAATTTTAAATGTAAATTCTTTACTCAATTCAAAAACTTTATCCATGTGTGTTATGGCAAATTTTTGAATATTATTACTTGCAACTACACCGATACCATCTACTTTAAGATTCCAAAAATATCCATATCCACAAGAGAAACAATGATAAAATTCATCAAAGTTATATTTAAAATGTTTAGCAATATCTTTACTTGCACTTTTGCCAATCATAGGTATAGACAAACTATAAACGAATCTGTCAAGTGTAGTTTCTCTGCTCTTTTGGATAGATTCTAACAATTTATCTACTGATTTTTTACCAAATCCTTCGAGACTATACATTTTACCCTTATAATCAGATAGATGATAAATACTCTTAATAGAATCTAACCATCCAAGAGAAATAAATTTCTCAAGTGTAGTTTCTGATAATCCATCAATATTCAGTGCATTCCTACTTACTGCATGACAAAGTTTGCATAATAATTTACCTTTGCAATCATCATTCATACACATTAATACTTCCGAATCATTCTCTTTCACAATTTCAGTTCTTCCACCACAAATAGGACATTTCTCAGGAATTGTAAAATTATTTGATTTATCAATACTATCATGTACTTTTGGGATAACTTTATTTGAGCGATATACTCTGATTCTGTCACCGATACCAAGAGATAATTTCTTGATATAAGAAATATTATGTAATGTAGCTCTGGTTGTAATTGCACCATCTAAATCAATAGGTTCAAATATTGCTACTGGATTAATCAATCCTGTCTTAGAAGTATTCCATTCAATATCTTTTAGTATAGTTTCATATAACTGATCTTCATATTTATATGCAATGGAATGTCTAAAGAATTTATCAGTCTTGCCTAATGATTCTCCATAATCATAATCATCATATGTCATTACTGCACCGTCATATGGAATATTGTTTGCATCAGCAACATCTTTAATTGTATCTAATACAGTTTGGGTATTTTCGCATCCTATATATGGAATCATTGGAACTCTTTCAAATCCACATTTTTCTGCATTTAGCAAATCTTCATAAACAGATTTATGTTCAAATCCTTTAATAACACGCCATGCAATAAATCTCATATTTCTTTGTGCAGCTTCTTTACTATCTAATAAAAGTAATGAGCCAGACACAAGATTTCTTGGATGTTTATATTTTTTATCTGTATCTTTAATGTTTTCATTAATTTTATTGAATGTGTCCCATCCAATAATCGTTTCTCCATCAACAATTAACTCATCATAATATGGGATTTTCTTTGGAATATTTTTGATTGTTAATACATTTTGGAGAACATCTGTACCTTCATAACCATTACCTCTAGTAACAGCACTTACTAATTCTCCATGAATATACTTTAATGTCGTACTAAGACCATCACATTTCACAGATACAATACACTGTTTATTTCCTGCAAATTGTTTCAAATCGTTAATAGATTTTGTCTTGTCGAGCGATAACATCAAATGATCAAGTTTAACTTCATTCAATTTATCTGATACGGTATATCCAACGTTTTGAGTAGGACTGTTTGGAAAGATGATGTTTTCTTGATTTTCCAACATCTGTAATTCTTCATATTTTTTATCCCAGTCATAATCAGACATAATTGGTGTACTTGTGTAATATGCAATAGAAGCATTATTTAGTTCTTCAATCAAACTTTTCATCTTTTCAATACGTTCATATCTACTTTTTATTCCCATACGTTATAACTCCTTATTCCAATGTCAACAATTCGTGTAAATGGGTTCTCATCTTTCTTACATTTGATGACACCTATAAATACAACATCGTTACTTGTATCATATTTCTTTTTATGTTCCATGAGATAATCCCATGCTTGTTGCATAGTGGTGAATTTATCTCCCATCCATCCGCTATTATCACCATATTTCACACAAGGAACATATTTATAATTCTTCTTACTCATTTATTCTCCTTATAATATGGACTTTTCTTTGCATATTCTTTCAGATACTTTAACATCTCTGATTCTTCTGGAAAGAATGGATTTCGTTTATGCTCAAGTGCAACATAATTTAGAAAGTTTATCATCAACTGACCAAATCGTAAGTCCGGATAACATTGCATCCATACTCTTTCTAACTCTTTAGTAAATTCTGGTATTCTATTCTTGTCTCTCATTTTGACCTCCATGAAACAGTTCTTTCATCTTATTGTAAATTTTCTTTTGTAATCAAGCGGAGAACAGGACTCAATTACTATTGGGAATTTTTTTAATTCTACAGTTTTTATATGTTCTACTAATTTTTTACATCCTTTTAAAACCTGAATATCTGCCGAATTAAACATTCTTTTTAATTCCATATTTGCATTTGATATACGAATAAAACAATTACCCTTTTCTTTTATTAATGCGTCGCTATATTCATTAGAAACAATTCTATTTCCCAAATATAGATAATATTCTCCATGGATGCCTTTATATATTCCACCAACAACTAAATCTTTCAATGGAATAGTTTTAATTTGCCTCTTCTTTTCTTTCTCTTCTTCCTGTTCACGTAGTCTACTTTTAATTTCATTTGCAATCTTAAGTTCCTCATCAGAAGGATTTACAACCTTAAATAGATCTCTCATATGTCGTTTACATCCATCTTCATCAGTCATTGAATTGCCATACCAGACACCAATTGACATTCCAATTACATTACGTCCCGTGCCTTTTCCAACACATATATCACCGTCTTGTAGTTCTCTTCCTAAAATATCTTTCATTTAATATCTCCATTCATTTTTGCTCTCAATAATGCTTGTAAATATTCTTGAGGATTATCTTTAGCTGCTTGGAATCCTACTTTTTGTCTTTTAATATCATCAAGTACGATTTTATATTTAGGACTATCCCTTACTTCTTCTCTATATTTCTGCACTTCTTCACGAGTTGCTATCTCTTTATCAACTAAAATTCTCAATACAACTTGTACGTCAATTGCTGTTTTAAGAATAGTTTCTTGTACTTGCAATTCGTGTAGGGCTTCTTCTGGTTTATAAAAATTATCATTGCTTACTGGCATTTAATATCTTCCTTTCCAATAATTTCTGTTAATGTTCTAGGTGTATAATCCATGTAATTTATCATACATCCAACATTTTTAGCAATACATTTAATATCGTACTTCTCATTCAGTGATTTTATAAAGTCTTGAAAGATGGTTTCTTCATTTGAATTATGAACGTGACCATATAACTGAATGCTCCATACCTTATATTCTTCTCCATCTCTCCTGTAATGATGTTGGTGATTCCAGAAAGCTAGGGGATAGTGTGAAAGAACTACATTATATTCTTTACCATTGATATTATCTTTTACTTCCTTATAATCACAAACTTCTACAAATAGTTGCTTGTACCGTTGGTCTTTCACTCTATCGTGATTACCAACGATTAAATGTTTATTACCTTTCAGTTTACTTACAAATGAGATTACATCTTCATTCTCTTTCCACGCTAAATCACCAAGAATATAAACATGATCAGCATTTGTAACTGTATTATTCCAGTTTGATTTAATTGTTTCGTGCATTTCTTCAAGTGTTTTGAATGGTCTATTATCAAAGTTAGAACCTTCGTCTGTTACATTCTTATGGAATAAATGTACATCTGAGATATAATAATTCATTATTCATCATCCACTTTCTTAAATTCATAAATGGAATTTTCTGTTTCAACATTGATATAATCAATTTCTCCATTCTTATCTTTAATATATTCAAAAGACTTCACAGGACTTGTTCTTAATATCATCCATCTCATTGGAGTTCCATCGGAATCTCTTACATATCTAATAATCAATGGAAAGTCAATTAAAATATCATTAATATCAAGATCAATAATCCTTCCAATTCGTATAGGGTATCTGTCATCCTGTCTATCTAATCCTTTTAACTCCCCTTTACTATGTTTGATACTTGCGATTTTGTATAGCATATTTACTCTCCTAATCTTCTACAGGAACCCATTTTTTAACTTTGACTTCTTTGAGTTCTACCTCTGTACATTTAACCTCATCATCATATTCCCAAGGGCTTTCATCTTGACACTCTGTTGCTCCTTCTGAATATGTAGTCATGTAAAACTTTCCATTATCTTCAAATACAATCTCATGGATAATTGACCACCGAGTAGTATTTACAATCCTATTAACAATAGTATTTTCATACGGTAAATCAAGTTCATCCATTAAATAATCTTTATTAAATACTTTTGTTCTTGCCATTATGTTATTCTCCTTCTACAATTCCCCAACCTTTGCAAGTAGGGCATTCACAATACTTTTTATTGATCTGTGATATAAGTTCTGTTAAAAATTTCTCTACTTTCTTTTGTAAATCTTGATAATTTTCTCCGATAATACATGGAGCTTTTACACAATCTTTTCCATAATCTGTAGATGTTGAATTTTTAAAATCAATAATCGTTTCTGTTTTATGTGAAATCATACGATTAACCCAATTAGGTTTTCTTTTTCTTTTACTGAATAGATTATTATTTGTATCAATTAAAATATTGTATGGATCAGCTAATGCGATTTTCTTTTTTACTTCAAAATGAAAATCATAATCAGATGTGATGTCAGCAACATTAGTATCAATATTTGCTTTAACATAATTTCTTATAATCTTTAACATTTCATCACAATCTAGTTTGCAAGGTTTATCTTGATATGCTTCTTCTGGATATTCAATCTGTGTGAGCAAATCTGTTTTTGCATTATATTTATTGGGAACAAACTCAAAATCTTCTCTTGTGTAAATTTCTTTAATTTCAAATTCAATAGGTTCATACTCACCTGGAATCGTGTCATATTTATATGAATACAATCCCATTACCTCTTCATATTCACCACTATCTTCCATTTCTTGTGTAATAATTTGTGGCATGAGTTCTGTTGCTGTATATCCTGCTTTCAGTTCATACCTAATATTAATACGCTTGTCTTGTTGCTTCATAGACACAACTTTAGGAATACTCATAAGTTTAAACCATTTATCTTTATTTGTTTTTTCTGGCATTTCACCATCAAATCGAAATCGTGTTAAATCTTTAGTGCCATAATAATCTTCATTTGCTATATAAATATAGTTTTTACAGTTAATTACTTTAAATTTTAGTGGATTTTCTTTATCGTACATAATTATTCTCCTATATCATGAAATTCCATACCGTTAAGAATATTAATCAATGCATTTTTATTTCTTTCTAATGCAAGTGAATATGAACACTTTGCAATAGAATCTGACTGAGATAATGGCTCCCTTTCTAATTCTTCATCAATTTTCTTATCGAGAAAATCTACGAATCTCCACAAACGATCCTCAATTGAAGAAGCTAATTTACCATGAATGTTATCATTTACATCAACAACGTTGCACTTATTGAAATCAGATACCTCTTTCTTGCTTAACCATTTCATCCATTTATTGCATTTCTTACAATAAAGTCCTGTCTGTGTGCCGCTTTCTTTTGTGTAAAATTCTTCACATCCACATTTATTACATTTTTCTGGAATCATAGTTGCTCACCTCTTTTCTATGCACTATATATGGTGTTTATCATTATTTAAAGCACTATATATAGTATCATTTTTACTATGAAATTCTGCTTTCATCTTATCTCCATATTCCCTTATTTAATTTTTCCTGAATAACATCATCATTGTAAATATAAAGATCTTCTTTGCAAGCATTACATACTCCGTATATATTTTTACCGTCATATTGTAAATGATACAAATTTGATCCACACCCACAAGGATTCCTTTCATGTGGAACATAATAACTGTGGATAGTTTCATTATCTTCGCAATACTGAATTTTTCTTCTCATATAATCTTCTCCATATTATATTTCTCTCTTATGTAATCACATAATTCATTCATTGTTGCGATAACATATTCATCATTTTTTAAGGATGGGTGAATGTGACACATACAGGAATTTTTCTTACCATACTTCTTATATTTCTGCATATTGAAGGTAACCCATAAGAGAGGTACTTTTGTAAGATTCTTTGTTAATAGTCGTGTTATGATTTTCATTTTAATCACCTATTTTAAGATTTTTGAATCTAAACAATTCTTACATAATTCATAGATTATCCTACCCATATATTCTCTTTTAATAAAATAAATGTGCATTTTATTACGATTTTGCCATGTCAATAACGTTCTTAAAAAAGATGTTGGATTTAGTTTTGATTTATAATTTTCTGTAAAAATATCTTCTATATTATCATTCTCTATTAGGAGATAATTTTTCTCTACATTAATCATGCGATTAAACTCTTTGAAAATCCTATCATCATCTTTCGATGCATTTGCGATATTTCCAGCTAACTCACTTACAGAATTTTTTCTTTCAATGCATAATTCATCACTAAAATATGTGTCAATTGAGAAGCCCAATTCAGGGCAACTCTCAATCATTAATCCATAATCACCTGTTTTCAATGCTTTTGATTTCCACCGAATTTTATTTCGGTCAAACCAGTCTATAACACTTTTATTATTCTGTTCCCTAGAATCAACCAAAATTACCATATGTGATAATAATTCTTTATATTTTTTATCTGTATAATATTGCTTCATTTAAACTCCTAACAAATTTGGTATTCAGTAACCCACCATTCTTGTTCATCTATCTTTTGCCATTGTCCATCAATCTTTTTCTTTTTTGGTTCTTTATGTTGATTTGTAACTTTTACAATATCTCCACGTTTAACAGGATTCTGTTTGAAAATTTTCTTACTAATTTTTACTGGAATTGTATTTCCATTGGCAAGAGCATAAAGTTTTACCTTTGGAGAGTAATCAACATTTAAGTCTTCTACAAAACAATAACCAGCATATTTTTTATCGACTATATCCATATAGCCCAAAACTTCGTATCTTGATAATAACTTCTCTTTTAAAGAAACTTTTCCGTCAAAATTCCCAGCTAATTCATCTATAATAGCCTTTGAATCAATTCTCATAAAAGTCTTCACTGTTTCTGAACCACAATGCTTTCTAAGAACATCAAAATCAATTCCAAATTCAAACGCTTTATCTTTTTTAAATTGTGATAGATATTTCTTATTCTTATAAAATTTCATGAAAACATCAAAATAGTTTAGAAGATATTTAATATCACCATAGTCTGAAAAATAATCAATATTAATAAGATCTTTTATTCTGCTATCGGCAATGCCATTTGTTTTAAGGCATACAAATAAATCAGATAAGTTAGAATAACTGCCTTTACCTAGCTCATATAATGTATTTGCAATTGCTGTTGAGAAATTTTTAATAGACGATAGAGATGGATTTATACATCCATTATTCTTATCAATGGAAAATTTACGGTTATCTAATCCAAATTTATATGATCCAACTCGTATTTTTGCATATTCAAACATTTCTTTTTTATATGCGGAAACTTTATCCTTATCACCTTTATCTGAATAATGTTGCATCATTACGGCATAAAATTCATATGGGTAATGAGCTTTACAATATGCTCCATATACAGAGTCAAAACCGTAGCTCAAAGCATGAGATGCATTGAAGGAATATTTTGATGCGGCTTCTATGATCTCCCAAGTTTTTTCAAAACCATTTTCACTACCAACATTTTTAACCCATCCTTTAAGTAGTTTAGCCTTTAATTCTGCTAATTCTTTTTCCTTAAATTTCTTTTTACTTATTTTCTTGATAATAGCATATGTCTCTGTTTGTTCAATTCCAAGCCATCCAAGATAAGTCATAATAGATTCCTGGTACATCATATAGTGAAAAGAATCTTTTAAAAGATTATCTAACTCTGTAACTCCTGTTGTATATGGTAGTCTATTTAAAAAATTATTAAGCTGTGTTTTAAATCCTGGTCTTAAAGCAGCAACTAAAGATGTTAATTCCATCATATTTTGTGGCTTATATTTTTTACAACATTGCACACCAAATGAAGATTCACACTGATTAATTCCAAGAGTATAACCACTAGAATATACGTCCCATGTTTTTTTATCATTCTCTATAAGTTTTGTCATTTCTGGAACTGTAGGAGTTTTAACCCCAGCTTCTTTGAAAATATTATTGATCGTAAGCCAAATATCTACTTTTAGTAAATCATTCTTAACAAACTTATAGTTTTCTGCAACCATTCCATCAATAACAGTGGTTATTACTTCTTTTTTTGTCGCTTCGGATTTACACCTAATTAAACCCACTTCTCGCTTAATATCACCATCATAAATCAAATATCCGCATGGAGCTTGAGACTTTGAATTGATAATTCCTCTATATTTTTTACTTTCATCTATATAACTTTTATATTTTTTATCTACAAAAGTATACAAATCAATAGAATCTTTCATATCATCTTCTGCATTCTTCAAAGCTTTTTCATATTCTTTAATCTGGCTTGTAATTTCATTAGAAATTTCAAAATCTAATCCTTGTGATTTTGCATATAATTTGAATGCTGATGATACCTGTAACGGCTTATATGATATCATTGGATATGCATGACCTTCGCCCATTACTTTGATTTGGGCATCCGCAAAAATCTCAGGAGTACCTAAATTCAAATCTAAATCCGGTAAACTCTTTGTCTTTAAAATTCTCGTTTTTGAAATAAATCTATCTGGATATAACTTTACAGGAGAAATAAATCTATCAATGTTGCTGAAACCTAATAATGAATTAACATAATAAGATACGCCACTTCCTCTTCCTGTTTTTGTAATAATTCCTCCATTCTCAACGCCAGTTTTAACAAGCTCATAATCTATGAGGAAATAATCAGCCATTTTTGTATCAATAATTGCATTTAATTCATACTCAATTCCATCTTTATATTCTTTATATCTCTCTGGTGATACAGTATTTTTAATTTCATTCCATTTTGAATACACCAAATTATGTAATGTTGTATCTCTCCATTCTTGTGATTTATCTCCTACCCATTCACCATTAAACAGATAATTTTTAGGAAGCTTTATGTTTTTATTTAAAACAATATCATCAAAATCTAAAAGAATATCTGTATTTTTAATACATTCATCAATTTGTTCATCGGTTAAAATGCCTTGTTCTTTTAGTCTTCTACGAGCTTCTTGCTCATCAGGGTAATCCATATACCATCCTTGTTCATCTTCATCGTATATGATACCTCTTGCTTCTAAATAATTATCTCTTTCCTTATATTGATCTGGATATATATAATGACTATCACAACCAAGAATTAATTTAATTCCAAATTTATCATGCAAATCAATTATTCTTTTATTTATTTTCTTTTGAATATCGGTATTATGATACTGAATCTCCAAAAAGAAATTATCTTTAAAATGCCTATATAATTTTTCTGTAATCTCATCAATGTCGTTGTAAGCCCAATATTTCAAGCAAGCAGTTGTTACCATGATATTTTCAGGTTTTACATGTAATAAAAGATTGATGTCAATTCTTGGTTGTCCATAAAACCCATCTATACTTGCAACAGAAAGAATTTCATTAATATCTCTACGTCCCTCTTCATTTTTAGCTAATAAAATTATATGGCAATTAGTTCTATCTTTGACAAATTCATTCGGAATTTCTTTACCTGTTTTTTTATCTATTTTGGAATATTCCGCTAATCTATCTTTTACCCAATATGCTTCTGCTCCAAACACAAATTTAAGTTTCTTCTTTTCAAACTGTTCTTTGGTTAATAATCCAGATTCTACATCTTTCAAAAGCTTATCATTATGCTTTTGCACCAATTCGTATGGAACGTAATAATTTCCTTGATAACCATGTTCTACGCTTGATATTACATTTTGCCCTAATTCTACTGCTCTTTGTATATATTCCTCATATGATGCAGCACAATCAGTAACTAAAACATTACTATAAGATGTGTGTTTATGATAATTTTGCATAATATCTCCTACTCATACGTGTCCGTTTCTGGGTTATATTGTCTATTATCTTCTTGTTGTTTTTTACCAGTAGGCTTTGGTTTATATTCACAAGCATGATTACGTTGACCACACAAATAATGGCAATAATAATAATCTGGATTTGGATTCCATTCATTTTCTTTTTCAATGAGACTAAGTGTATCTTTCGCCCATTGGATAGCTTCGTTATATTCTTCCTTAGACCAAGGAATCTCTATCCATTTTTGATCTTTGAACATATTCCATTTCAGTTTTGATACTGAACCATATTTTTTTATCACTGGGATTGAATATAAATAGAGTTGTCGTTTAAATTCTAAGAAATGTTGTTGATCAGATTTGCTAATTTTACCGTTTTTTAAAATTTTTAAACTTGCCGATTTATGATCTATAATAATAATCTCATTCGTTTTTTTATCTTTAACAAGTAAATCTATATATCCTATAAAATCCTTTCTATTAATAGTAAATTCAACTTTTTCTTCGACACCAAGAATCTCATAATTCTTCAAATCTAAATCAATATTATCAAAATAATCAATACCTTTATCATAATAAGACTGCCTAATGTCTACGAATTTATTTGGTGGAGCATTATGAGGAACGTCTTGATTAAAATGTTCCTCATAATATTCATTTAATTCAAATAATGAAAGTTCCCCTTTTTCATACTTTTCAAGGATTTTATGAACAAGTGAACCGTATTCACCAAAAAATCCATTTTCAGATTTATTACATTCGAGATAATGTAATTTCCATTCGTATGGGCAATTATAATATGAGTTTAATCTTGAAAATGACCATTGCATTGTTCCAAGCAAAAAATCCAGTTCTTCATCCATCATAATAATCAGTCTCCTTATTGGTCTGGAAATGTATTATCTACAGACCTATCTATATATGGTAATTTATCTGTATATATGTCACTATCCCAAGCAAATTGAGCATCATATTCTTCATAGTCCGTATAAAACCTTCGAGAAGTTAAATCATACCATAAACCCATTTGGAAATCCGCTTTTCCTAATAATCTATCTTTAATTACCGTAAGCACTACATCAAAATTATGCCATTTTGATTTTGCATCAGCTTTTTCTTTTTTGGAAACTCTTCTTAAACCTATGGATCTCATAGCAAGATTAATAATATTAGAAGTTCCAGATATGTCATACATTTCAATGTCAGAATTGGTATCTTGTGTTTTTCTTGGGTGAGCAATCAAAACTACTGCTACATTAAATTTTGCAGCAAACTTAATCAAAGAATTAATTAAATTTGTTTGAGCCGTATTTTTATCACTCTCTGCACAATTCAGGTCAATCATCATAAGGTTATCAAGCACAATCAATTTACATCCAAACTTTCTTACGCATTCTTCTGCTGATTTCAAAACTGAATCAACATCATTAGGTTCATCATCTCTATAGATAAACAATTTTTTGTTGTAATACGTTTGCATCTTTTTTTGAATAGATTGAGGTACTATGTAATATTTTCGATTGTCTCTACTTGTTTTTTCAACCATATTTCTTCTACCAGCGATAATTGTATTGAACCAATTAGCAGACATTCTTTCAGGCATTTCTTTTGAAAACAAAAATACAGGGTTGCCATTATCTATTGTTCTTGCAATTGTCTGATCTATAATTGAAGTTTTTCCACTGCCAGGTCTTCCAGATAGAACAGTTAATGTTCCATAGAAGATTTTCAATAATTCTTCATCCAATGGTTTGATTCCTGTCTTAACTCCATCCATTTGAGAAATATCAAGTTCCTCAATTTCAGAATAATCAACAACACTTTTTACTGGAACATCTTTTGCATCTGAAATGAGATTCATCACAAAATTTTTACCACCTATTTGTAAACAATCATTAATATCTTTTATTGGAACTTTTTTACCATTCTCTTTTTCAAAATATTCTGGTGCTGTTATATATTTTGTTCTCCATGTTCCTAAACGATAAATACACTCTTTCCTCATTTTAATACCTGCTTCATCATTATCAGACCAGATAATAATTGAATCAAAATTGTTTAACCAATCCCAGTTTTCTTCAATCCAATGAAGATTTCCTGCACCAAGAGGAACACTTACAGTGTTAATATACCCTGCCTCAATAGCGCTTGCACAATCCGTTTCACCTTCTGTAATTAACAATGGCTTTGATGTATTGACTCTATTCATGTTGAATAATAAAGCCGATGTATCAGAGTCTTTTTGACACCATGTTTTCGGTTGCCCTGAATGTTTTTCTATTGTTCTTGCAGGTCTATATTTGACCATTGTTAGAACATCATTTGTGTCATAGAAATTAAATACTCCATTTCCATGTAAGTCTTCTCTGATGTCAAGATAATCAATTACATTCTTTGAAATTCCTCGTTTGCCCCAATATTCAAGGACATTTGTTTTACCATTTAACGGTTCTTCGTGTGGATATCTATAGTTTCTTCTAGTTTTTACATCTTTTTCTCCAAAGCTATATTCAACATTTGCTTTATCAAATAAATATTTTGCCGCTTCTAAAAATGTATTTCCTTTTTCCATTAAAACATCAATGATATCAACTGTTTTATTACACCCGAAACAATGAAAAGTATAATTCCTTTTATTGTAAATAAAGCTTGCAGTATCTTCATTATGATATGGACAACATGCCTTTAAATTTTTTTCATCAAAATTATCCAGTTCAAGCAAATCTGCTATTAAAAAAGCGTTTTTGTCACCTAGCTTTTCTTTCGCTTTTTCAATGTCTTTTTTATCAATTAGCATCTACTCACCACCTATACTTTAAATTCTTGCTCATAAAATAACTTTCTGATGCCATACAAAACTTGCACTGGTTTTTGAGAATAATACAATTTTGACGACTCAATATTTTTCCTAATGTATTCTATAGGGACTCTATTTTTAAAAACCATTGTGTTTATTGCTCTATAAGCAATAGGATATTTTGTCTTATCTTCTATATAGCTCATGTATGTATTGACACAATCAGTAATCTCTTGTTTCATACCTGCACAATCCCAATGATAATGTTTCCTATTAATAACCACGGATTCAGAGTCTTTAACTCTGTCCCCGTGGTGTAAACAATATTTATATGCGCAGATATATTCTTTTTCTTCTTTACCTGCCATATCTACCTCTTTTAGTTAAATGGAAGTTCTTCCTCAATACCATCTGGAATACTCATGAATTTATCACTTCCAGGAGCAGGTGTTTTATTGATATTACTTGTAGAGTTTTCAGAAGAATTTTTGCTTTCTGCAAATTCTACCTGTTCTACAATGACATCAGTTGTATAAACCTTAATTCCATCTTTGTTTGTATAACTTCCAGTTTGAATACGTCCTTCTACAACAAACTTCGTACCCTGATGTCCATATTTTTCAATAAATTCTGCGGTTTTCCCAAAAGCCACACAGCTAATGAAATCGGCAGTCTGTTCATCACCCTGTCTTTTGAATCTTCGATCTACAGCCAGAGTAAATCTCGCAACTGCGGATGAATTTTCTCCCTGTGTGTATCTTACTTCTGCATCTCTTGTCATTCTTCCCATTAAAATTACCTTATTCATTATATTTTCCTCCTATAATTACGCCTGTACTGGTTTGATTTCTTTTACTTTTGATAAACATTCTTTTGCTGCTTCTAAATCTTTAATTGCATTTGGGTTGCCACTTGGAACATATTCTTTCAGAACATTCATTAATTCTGTATTTTTTGTACCACCAAGTTTTGTGCAAAAAGAGATAATTTCTTTTTTGATGGAAATAATATCATCTTCTACGTTTTGAGCCGTAGATGCTGTAAATTTAGGTCTTGTCGGTTCAATATCCGATGTATTAGCCCACTTGATAATTTTCTGTCCGTGAGATTCTGTAAGTAATGTTGCATTATCATTCTCAAAAATATGAGTATTGTCTTTCTGAGGTTCAGCCATATGAGTTTTTTGATCTACTGTAAATGTACAAGTAAATTCATATTCAAACCCATCTCTCTGTTTTGCTCCTACTCCAAGTTTTTTAACACTTGTTTTACCTCTATCATCTTTTTCAATTTCGTACTGATCTTTTCCTCTCATAGTTGCGATTAAATGAATTGGGCTTGTAGCAAGCTTATTGATAAATGCATCATGTCTTGGAGTTACTTTCGCCCATGCCTGATATGTTCCACCAGCTTTTTGCTGTAACTCAAGACAACCACCTTTACCATCCCATTCAGGTGATGTACTATCCATAATTAAGATGTCATATTTTTCTTCGACTGCAAAATCAATTACATCAGAAAACTGTTCTGGGTTAAAAGGTTCTACAAGATCAACAATGTCATAATCAAATTCATTCGCATAATACCTACCTCTTGCACCCTCTGTATTAGCAAGTAAAATTCTGCAAGGTTTTCCAGTGATTTTTTCGAGTTCTTCACGCATTCCAGTGGCTAATCTTAATGCAGAATATGTTTTTCCACCACCTGACGGTGCCATAAGTGCCACCTTTGTATAAATTTTTTCTCTTACTGCTTTTTGTACTTTAAAAGCCATAGTTTTAAATCCTCCTGTGATTTTTATTTTTTTTGTTTTTAACATGTAATAACATTTATGTGAACACACTCATATTTGAGTGTAGCAACATGGAATTAAATCTATGATAAAATTCTATGTCAACAGTGATTTATGGGTACAAAATCCCAAGGGTATGCTGCTAACCACCCATTTTTTATTTCTCTATTCAATTTCGATTTATTTGGAAAATTTGATTCGATTGAATCTATAAGATTTATTTCTCTTTATTTTTTACTGGCAAAATTGAAATAATGTATCGTCCTGGAAGTATTAATAACTCACCATCTTCTGTTTGAAAATGAAACTGTTCAAATAATCCCATAATATGTATTAGCTTTACATTTTTATATCTTCTATAAAACATTATGTCTTTTGTCGAATTAATAAAATTATGATTAAACATAATATCATCTCGACATCCAGTGCATTCTACATTATAATTTTTGTCAATCATTTGACAAATCATTTCATTCCATTTTTTATAGTTATCATTCATACTTTATACTCTCTAACAAATTATTCTTTTATAACTCTACATTTTCCATAACTGCTCTAGCTTCGAGAACAGCAATATAATCTGTCATAGCCTTAATCTGCATATTATATGTACTTCTTGGACATGTAGGTTTAAAGTTTAATTCTCCTTTATCCCATTTCTCTAACATATTTTTAAGACCTGTATATCTAATTACAAGCTGTTCATATTCTGCAATAAATCTTTCTTTGTAATCTGCGCTATTCATCATTTCCACTGTTTCTTTTAATGTCTTCATAAATATCGTTCTCCTTTTCTCCAATGAAATTTGGATTTCAATTTTCTTCCTGTCTACCAGACCAATCACATTGAGTACATAACTCATCAAGTTCATCCATATGCTTTTCAAGATATTCCATAATATCTTTAACAATATTAATGTCGCAAATACCAATTACTCCCTTTTGCTTTTCATTATCAATATATATTCCGTCTGAGCAATCATATTTTATTGGAATATCACAAACATCATCAAAGCTTCCTTCACTAAGCGATACTGTAACTCCATTTGGGTTAACTACGACTTCCACATTATGAGATTTGTCATATTTCATAATTTTAGCAATGTCTTCTGCTACGTTAATCATTTATTCTCCTTTTCATCATCCTTATTCACAATTTTGTCAATCTGATCTGTAATGTAATCAACTACATCTTTTCCAGTTTTGCCAATTGCTTGGATATTATCTGTCGTTACATTATCTAATACAATCATTGTGTACATTGTGTTTTTCGATGGAATTACTGTAAAAAGTAAATTACTAACGCAAAGCCAGATAACTGATTTCTTTAAATACTTTTTACATGCAACAATAAGTCTTTCATTATAATCCAGAGAACTAAAAAGCCAAATAATTAATAATGCCACCGCTGTACATCCAAGTAAAAATAATGCAACACCAAGTACCTCCTTTAAATTATTAAATAAATCAATTAAATAAATCCACCAAGGACTAATAATTGGTTTCATAATTTTTCATCTCCTATCTATATATTCTCCATTTGAAACGAAAGTTTTATTTATAAATTCTCTAACTTTTTTAACTCTTTTTGAGCATTTTCGATAGTTTCTTTAAGATTCTTAATCTTATATTCTCTTTCTGCTAATAACTTCTTTTCATTTTCTTCTTTATCATTCGCATAAAACTTATCTTCAAAGTCCCAATAATCATGTTCATCTCCACTCCATGAGTGGTTTGATACAAGAAAGCTTTTTCTTACTTCGACACTTGGAGCTTCCCAATCACATCCATGACCACAACAATGCTTATCTTCTCTATAGTCTGGATTACCAGGACTACATTGACAATATCCCCAATTGCGTTCATCATAACTGAATATAATTTCATATCTAAAATCTGATTCTTCTACACACTTCCAATTGTCATTTTCGGTTTCATTGTAAAGAAATACATTTACTTTACAGATACAATAATTATCTTCTCCAATTACAATATCATAATTATCACAATCTCTTAAATCAGAACAAAATTTATTATAACATTCATAGTTATTCATTAAATCTTCCCACAACGCAGATATTAAAAACGGGATATCTAGCTTTTTGCCATTTAATTCTCCGTATGTATTCTCGTATTTTAATACCTCAACCAGTCGTTCTATGAAATTTTGAATTGTAATATTGGCACTATACTTCATATGTATCTATTCTCCTTTCAATATCCTTTCATCTCAAATAATTCTTCTTCATATGAGATACACTCATATCTTTTACAATTATCTACTGTACATTGAAATTCTCCGCACCAAGGACTTCCATCTCCCATATGATCATATGGACAGTGATAATCTTTTCCGCAATATTCACAATTTGTATATTTTTCACATGCCATTTATTTATTCTCCATCCCATAACACAAATCTGTATTTCTGTTTAATTTCAGGATATTTCTTATGGTCTACTTCGCTCATGAACATCTTATAAGGTCTTACATAAATTTCAAACTGTCCATATAACGCTTGGTACACAACCATATATTCATCTTTTTCTGTATGCTTTGCAATACATAAGATTTTATAAAGATATTCATTTTGTGAATTTGCTGTATTTATTGTTTCTCTTTTAAAATGTTGAACAATATCACCTTGACAAAAACTACTTCGGTAACTTGTATTAAGCCTACCGTATTGCTCAAGAAGTTCTTTCATATAATTTTTCTTTGCCACTATTTATTCTCCTTATTACAAAGCATAATTTCATTATCCTTACTTACTAACCCTCTATAAGTCGAATTTCCATTTTTAGTTGTTGCTTTTTTGCAGATAAAATATGTTTCTAAAATCTCAACATTAGCTAAGAAATCGCAATTAATTTTAAAAACAAGCTCATCAATTTCTTCTTTGTATTTACACACATCTGATTTAACACATTTTTCACATGGGCTAATTGTGATCTCAGTATTTTTATTATTTATCATACAATTTTATTCTCCTAATATTTTCTTCACATCCAGTACATCAACCTTCTGGTAATGATATTCATTTGACGATTCGATATAATTTTTATTCAATTTGTCATTTACATCATTTACACAAAATACTGTGCATCTACTATCATGACCACTACTATTGAAATGAATTTCTGCGTTATCACAAGTTTCTTTGCCTGTTTCAAACCAATCTTTTCGACACTCAAAGCACTTCATAGATAATTTATATTTCTCATTCATTTTATCGACAAAATATTTTGCTGATTCTTCATCATATGTAATTCCATCTATTACTTCTCCATAAGAATGAGTGATTAAGTATACATTATTTAATACTTCAAACTTTGCTACAACATCTTTCATAATTTGTCACCATCCTTTACAAATTCAAATTCTCCATTTGTATATGAACGTAACTTCCACCCTTTTACAGTTTCAAATCTATGAACATAATTTGGATGTCCATGTTTCTTTAGCATCTTTTTATTAATTCTCTTCTTTTTATGCCATTTACATGGAATAAGTTTTGAAACTTTAATATCATATTTATCAGGAATCTTAAATTTATCAATACCAAAAGCTTTATATATCTTTTGATAATCAGTAGGTTCAGATACATCAATGCAAAATGAATCATCATATTTATCTAATCGTGATGTATATTTTGTATTATATTCATACCTCAAATCACCATCTTGAATATTATTAATTTGCATAATCGGTTTATCACCATTCATTAAATACATTTCATTAATTTCTTTATTCAATTTTATTTCTCCTATGAAATTCAGAATTTATTTACTCTTATCTTTTAATTCTCCTTATGATATTCTTTATCTAACCAATGAATACAATTCTCAATCGCAGCATCTTTATTACTAAACGTATATCCACTAGGACTACACCAAACTTCTGATTTATTGATCATAGTTCTATAAACTAAATATGGTGCAAGTTCTTCAAGTGACATTGCTCTAAATCTATCTATATTTCTCATAATCCACCTCACATATTAGTTTCTATACCATGCCATTTCTTATGTTTGTTCCAATTTCGAAATTCGAGATTTCCGAAATGGATTCTTACTTCTATATTCTCTATATCATCTTGTGATAATATCCAATCACGATACTGTTTTACTTCACTATCAGTTAAATCGCAAATGTTCTTATAATAACCTAATATCTTATCAATCTGCTCAACAGACCAATCGTAATCAGATAAAGCAGCTTGACGTTTATATTCCGCAATATGTTCATCTACTTCTTTCTGTGCTTCATCATATGTGCGATATACTTTTGAGCAAGTTATAGTTGTATAATTTGGAGTCCTATTGATTCCCAAATCTTGCGGATACCCTTTATGTATTCTCCAACCATCATTAGTAATCTCTGAACGAATTTCTCCATGAAAGATTTTCGCACGTTTTACTAAGAATCCTTTATTATATGCTTCTTTTAATGTTTCTGGTTTGTTAATGTCCAATTTAAAATTAATCTCTTCATCTGTTAATGGATCTTGTTTAATCTCAAATAGCTTTGTATCATAACTCCAATTCTTAGGAAGTTTGTGAAATCTTTGTTCTGTTTCAAATTCATCAATCGGAATACCTTTTACATAGTCAGAATAGATTCTTCTACGTTCTCTTGGTGAGAGATAATCAATATAAACGCCAAATTTATACTGTTCATCTACAATTCCATAATGAACTGAATATTTATGTCCACATTGATGACACCAAAACACAATTTCGCCACTTTCAAATCTTTGATTCTTTGGCGGTATATTTGCCATAATTATTCTCCTTTCATATTTATTTTTGAATGTGTAGGTAGGGACTTGAACCCTACCATTCTATATTTCTACATATAGAATCACACCATGTCTACACTATTTATTTCTTTGTTTGAATCTTTGAAATCTTCTCAAAAATATCATAAGTCGCTACAAATTTTGAAGCCAATACATCTGGTGATTCTATTGATTCTGTTCTCTTTAATGTATTCCTCATTCTGTATGCAAGTTCTTTTATATTATTCAATAAGCGTTCCATTTCAGAAATATCTCTTGCAACTAACGCTCCAATAAAAGCATTTTGTAACAACATCATATCTTCATTTAATACATTCAGATTGTAATTAGTAAGTAGTTCACAATTGTCCAACTTTTTCGCAAGAATTTGAAAATCTTCGTTTATACTCATAATGTTCTCACTTTCTCTATGAAATCAGAGTTTTAATTAGTTATATAATCTTCTTTCTCAAACTCAATTTCACCTGATTCATAATCTTTCGACACTACGACATAGTATTCTTTATCCTCATCGAATTTGTACATATGTATCATACTGTTACCAGAACCCATAAAATAATAATATGCTTCTGGGTTTCCTCTAAAATATTCAATTCCTTGTTGAATCCATTTATTAATTTCTTCATCTGAAATTTCAATAGCTCTAAAATCTTTACTTGATACAGTAAAATGCGTAGGATATTTTACATTTGATGCATAAATATCAATAGCATCATCCTCAAATTCTTCAATATTCATTTCATAATTGCAACATGGACATGTTACATATGGCAACCCTACATATCCTATATGTGTATCTTCTCTTAATACTTCAAGAACTGATCCGCAATTTTCACATTTTATTTTTACTTTTTCTATTTTTGGTTTAGTTTGTTCTGGTAATTGTTGCGGATTTCTTGGTATATTTTTATAATTATTTTGAATTACTTTCATTCTCTAATCCTCCATTTATTCCATAGCCTAAAATAAAACAATCATCAATAAATTTCTCACTAATGTATTTTCCGTGAGACAATCGAATTAGTTGATCTCCATATGGCTCTTTAACAGGGTATACCTCATGATGCCATCCATTAATTTTGTTTCTGATAATCAAATCAGGATAATCCTGTAAATACATTCTTCCAACCCATTCACACAAACAACTATTCCAAGGATAAACCGTTACAAATTTAATTTTTGCTTCATTAAGCCATTGTCTAATCCTAACGTCGCTATCTACAAATATAACGTCTACTTTACATATATTCTCTTTTATATATTGGATAAAATTGTCTGGAAAATTTGGATTATCGACACTGATAATTTGTTGTTTGAATTGATTTAGATGTGCTTCTGTAGACATAAGATGCAGACTTGATTCCCACCATTGACGTTCTTTTTCAATTTCTTCTTCGTTTGGTAATCGCTTTATGGTCTTAAATTTACGAATATCAACATCCAAGATATCATAATCTTTTATGTGTTCACTTGCATATGTTTTACCGCAACAGGTATAAGCACTAATAACTAATGTTTTCTTCATGCTGATTCTCCTATATAAATCCATTCTAGTTTCTTGTGAATGTCTATATCGTCAATTGGAAAATAAATTACACATGGGTATTTATCTGGTATATTATTAAATTCTCCACCACGTTCATAATATTCTCTAATTGTCTCTAAAACTTCTCCTGTATCATCATCTACATTTGTATTAAATCCAAAATATTTTTCGCAATACTCAGGACTGCCAAAATATTGTTGAATCATTTCTATGAAGGTAATCATTTCACTTTTATTACGAATGATATTGAGATATTCTATTGGATTATATGCGTCACAATTAGCAACATAATGCGTAGGAACTTTAATAGATGAGTTTTCAAGAGTTGTTCTTAGAAGACAGTAATTAAATGGATGATTTAATTCACAATATTTACATTTATGACAATAACAGTTATGTTCAAGTTCATTATAATTGTGTCTACCTGTGTATACAAATTTGACATAGCTATCATTATCACCAGGAATACAACGATGAGCCAATCTAAATGAACCATCATCATTTTTGACTATATCTTTATATTTGTTAAGCAGGAAATTTATATTATCTTGTTCTGTCGAATTCATATATCTTCATCCCCTTTGTGTAACCCAATCAATTCTTCAAACATATACAATCCAGCACATGCTGCATTAAAAGCATCATTTCCTTCGTTTTCAGCAATATCACAAAAAACATTTCTAGCAGCTATTCCACTATTATAATAAAAATTAGAATTATGTTCATATGCTTTAACTCGATTTAATACCTCATCAAATGAAATATCAAAATTCGTATTAGGTTTATCAGACATAATCCTGTCTATTTCTCTACACATTCGCTCATAAGAATTTTCTGGACAACCCATAATGTCATTTCTCCTTTCCATGAAATGAAAATTTCAGATTTTATCCCAACTAATAACATCATATGTTCCAAAAAATTCTGAATCTGAATCTATTTTATATCCTAATTTCTCAAGTTGCATTCGAGTAATGCCACTTAATTTATCAATTTTAATACGAAACTTGCCATCTTCTATAGCATCAGAAATTTCTTTCGATATGCGCTCCATTTCTTCTGTTAAATTACTTTTGATATTATTCATTGTTCTATCGTATGCCGTAGTTGCACTTATCATAATTATTCACCTCTCTATATCATATTCACAAAATCCAATGGAATATTGTGGATCATCTACACCATAAGTTTCTCTATATGTTTCAACAATTTCAACAAGTTTACGCCCAAATTCTTCTGGATTTTCCAAAATTGAATAATATACCATTTCTTTTAAATTATGACATGAACATTTAGGAATTATCGTAAATCCTCGTATTTCTGGTTTAATATAAATTTGAGTTGCTTCTATTTGCGGAGTAGTAAATCTGATAATTTTCTTTGGCGATTGAAATATATCGTCTGTATTAAATTTATACTCTATAGCATAATTTGTATCGAAATATACCGAAACTCTAACTGCTCGTTTCATATATCACTTCTCCATATCATTAAGTAACTTCTCACATCGTTTGATATGATATATTAGTTTTCTATTTGTCCCTTTACTCATATTCCCATAATGAAAACATCTATTATATCCAAGAATATCTTCTGCTAATTCCTTTGAATATTTTACAAATTGCTTCGTAACCTTAATATTATTCATCCATTTATCACCTCATATATGTCTTTTAAGGCATATTTTGAGCAAAAATACACCTCAAAAGACGTAATTTTTACGATGAAAGGGAACTTTCATCTGATCTAAATTTCTCCCTTGACTCCACAATTATCATCAATAGTCCAATCATCGCATGCCATGTTTTCAATAGTATATGTAATATCTTCCGAATCCCTAATATTGATAACTCTACCATCATGACAGTGCATCATAACTTCATTGCCATCCAGCTCCCACCAACCTGTCCAATGTTTTCTTTTAATCTTGTGTCCTCTTTTAAGTGAGAATAATGCGCTTGCAAAATTCATAGTTTACCTGTCCTTTCCTATCTAGTTTAATTTCATAATTCTGTGACTTAAAATATGAGTGTTTCCATCTACACTACATTCATCTTCTCCAAAATGATTTTTATAAAATTTTGTGATTTTCCCTGTCTCTAATCCAGCGTATGAATTTTTACCACAAACATAAACAACTTCATCCCCGATATTTAATTCATTTCCTTTATAATCTGTCATTATGCTTTTTCTCCTTCTCTTTCATCTGTTTGCAAAATTCTCTATATCTTCTTGTATACCCATAAGATTCTCCAAATATATTATTCACCGCCTTGAAAAAATAATTTCATCTTTAATTTTTGCCTATTTTCATGCCATTTTAGAGCATTTCTGGATGTTCATTAAACATTTTTAAGAACTTCTTCTCATCATCTTTGTCTGTACACCACAATTCTAATTCTTCCCCATGATCTCCTACCAGAGCTGCGACTGCTACATATTGCGTTAGTGCAGATTTGAGATTATATTTATCACCATATACAGATGTTAATGTTACTTCTCCTTTGCATCCGTTTACTACTTCTAAAAATGTTTCTACGTTTTTAATGTTTTTGATTTTCATTTATTTATCCTCTTCTTTCTTTAATAGATTTCAATGGTCTATCATATTCGTGCAATTGTTCTATAATTAAATCTTTTGGTAATAAATCTTTACAAAAATATGCTGTTGCAAACGGGCTTCCTTTAACCACTGAGTTCATGTGTTTTTTATCATGATAACAAACTCTTGAATCAAAGCTTAAAATTTGTATACCTTGTTTAAAATATTGGAATCTACTTTTACCCTGTAAGGAATTTAGCGGAAGAAGTACCGCAAAAGGTTTGTAAAATGAATATAGTCTATTCAAGACTTTATCTTTTATAGAAAATGGTGGGTTAGATACGATAATATCCCACTGATCAGGCTCATATTCAAAGAAATTTTGATTATCTTTTAATGAGCTTCTAATTACTGTATATCCACATTCTTTTAAACGAATGTAAAATGCAGACCATTCTTCATCAAACGGACACCAAATGACTTTATCCTTCGGTAAATATTTCATAATGTGATCTACTATATAAAAAGGTGAATAAAGTTCATTATTTTCTTTATCTGATGTTAAATAACCAATATTTAATGCCATATTTGTCCCTAAAGTGTCTCGCAGCTTACCTCATGAGACTATGTTTTCCTTTCTTCTATCAATTGTTTCTTTCATGTGATATATTAAATCACTAATATTTATGCGGTTTCAGCGTCCCAAAACCACATGATATTATGTATTCTAGTTATGTTATCTCTTTCAGAAGTCAGTAAAATCAAGGATTTTCAAAACTACGATGAAAGAAATATTTTATGTTATTCTTTATCTTCGTTTATTACTCTTGTCAATGCTTCGATTAATACTTGTGTATTGACATATATTTTAATTTTTGATTCATTTTCTAATATGTTTGTGAGTGCAATTTGATATTTTGTTCTAGTTTCTTCAAAAGATACACAATTTCCATATTGATCACACGCATATTCAGATGGAATATCATAATTTATATGTCCTAAATCATCTTTAAAATGGTGACCGCAATCACCTTTATATTTCTCACATATTTTACATTGTTCATTCATAATTCTATAGCATCTCCGCAACTTTCTTTGCAAAAATATCCTTGATATTTTTATCAATTACATCACAAATAACTTTCTCTGTTGCTTCTTTTACATACGTTTCTAATGTTTTATCTTTAATTTTTCGATTTGGATCCCATCTATCTGCTGATACCAATGCTCCAATCCTTTTAGTTACAATCTTTTCAATTTCATCATCAAGATTCCCTACAATTACATCTTCGATATACTTGTCCATTGCAAGTTTAACTTTCTGATCAAGTTCTTCACTATCAAGTTGTAGATTTAAAATTAATTTTGGTTCTGATTTCTTCATAATTCTTTAATCTCCTTTAAATTTTTCTTAACTTCACATTTACTTATGCTGTTTAATTTCTTTCATTTTTTCACCACCCTAAATATTGAAACCATTTTGCAAATAACATTAATCCTTCTTGAATCTTATCATTCAGATCCTTGCATTTATCTCTCCAATCGGAATCCTTAAAATTTATAGACATATATATCTCATAATCATTAGCAATTTGCTCAAAAGACCAAATCATTTTATCTAATGCTTCATCCCATTTCTCTTCTGTTTCCATTCCTTCTCTTCCTGGATAACCGTTATTTAATTTCTTGAATAATTTTAGTCTTGGCAACACAAACTTTGCAATTGTGTAATCCAGATTCCATGTTTCTTTTGGATTGACATATAATCCTTGCTTCTTTAACCACTTTTTACGTGTTCTTTTATTCATAAAACATCACCCATCATAATATTCCAATTAAAACCCACCATGTAAAAATAACCTGAATAATGTGGATCATTTGGTCTTGAATTAAATTAATTTTCTTTTCATTAGCTTTCAAATTGTCTACAAACATATGTATCATTAAATTAACAATCAACAATATAGGTTTCCATATTCCACCAGTTACCATAAGAGCAATTGTTGGTGGTAACATAATCATAAATGACCAACTAAAGCTATGCATAAATAACGCTGCTAGGTAATCATATTTATATAATTTCTCTGGTGCGTTCTTTTCCCACCATGATTTTTGTTTAGCAGATGCTAACCATCCTTGTAAATAATAATCATCTACAATATGGCAGAAAATCATAGTAAATAAGATTAGTATTTTATATGCAATATTCATATCCTCACCTCTAAAATCCTGTTTGTTTTCCAATAAAATTGATTGGTTTATCTGTTACTTTATTAATCCCATGTCCAATTACTTCAAGGTCATATTCTTCTTTACTTCCATCTTGCCTAACAACGAATTGAACCGTTCCATAGAAATCTCTGATTATAGTTGTTGTAAAAGATTCTTTTAAATCACAGTCATAATCTGGATTATATTTCAATACTTCATCAAGGAACATAACAGATACCAAACCTGCATCTGCACAAAATCTTCCGATAGGTTCTTTGGTATCAGAATTAAATGTAATGCAAGACCAATCTCCATATAACGTATCACGTGTCATATAATGATTTATTCCTAATTTCTCCATATCATATCCGCAACAACAGATATTCCAATCTTCTTTGCTATCTTCTTTTATGATATAACATGGATCAGTAATCAAAATATCTCCATTAAAAATCATCGGATCACTATCTAAATATTCATGTAGAATCTTCTTTTTAGTGTACTGATTAAATAATTTTTCAATACCTGATGACCTTATTAAATCTAAATAATGTTCACATTCTTCATAATCATATCCACGTTTTGCACATTTATTAAGAATTGCCATCCTCAATAAAGTATCTGGTGTGCTATGATATTGCGACTCAAGGTCATACATAATACAATCAAAATCTTTGTCAGAAATTTTAAATTCTTCCTTTAAAAGTCTTATAATTTCTGGTTTTACACTCTTACACTCTTTTATTCTCTCTGCGTACCATATTTTATCCATCTATTTACTCCATGAAATCGAGATTTCAAAATCACACTTCATCTAGTTCTCTATTCATTGTAATTTGAATCTTAATAGTTGGCTTCGTAGTTTCTGCGACACCATAACCAGTTGTTACATTATCGTAGCTTACATGAACACATTCTGGTTCAATATCAAATCTTTCAGCTACAACACTTACAATATCTTTTTCGTTTAATTCATAGATTGTCTTCATGTTCTATTACCTCTTTCTTTATAATTTCTTCCATAATCCTTTTGATCTAGTATCTTCCTTCAAACAATCATATTTTGCCATTCCAATAGATTCATGTTCCAAAACTCTCAAAATGGCTTTAAAAATGTTTCTTTCACAAGAAGTAATATTTCCTGCTCCAACCGAAAATCTTAATCCTTCTTTAAAATCAAACCACATAATAGCTTCAATTTTTGTCTTTGCTTTACGATCACCTCTCCATGCAAGCGGTGATTCCGCTTCTTTGTAAAATAATACCTTTTTATATGTCTTCATATTAGCTACAATTCTCCAATGCTTTAATTACTCTTTGTGTTTGTTTCTCTAATTCAACTTCTGTTTTTGCCTTGATATATTCTTCTACTGAATCAACATCTACTTCAATATCAATGATATCATTTTCATATGGTTCACCCGTTAATTCTTCACCATATGTGATTTCTTCAAACGGAATAACATAATATTCGCCTGTTTCACCATCCACACAGCTAAATGTCAATTCAGTATTCTCATCATAACCGATTTCTTGTAGTTTTCTTATAAGCTCTGTAACTTTCATTCACCAATACTTCTTTCTTTACATAGTTTTTTTAATGATTCTTCTGTATATAATCTCCCTGTATCTTGTAGCCATGTTACAAATTCATCCTTATCTTGAAAACAATGAAAACATCCATAATATTCATAGTAATGTTCCCAAAAATCATCCAAATAACTACAACTATACATTGATTCTCTTACAAATTCTTTCTTGCATTTTTCACATTTGTACCAGAATAATAAAGGTTTTATCTTCTTTACAGTAATAGAATCCATATGTATTTTTATAAATCTTTCTTTTGGATCACGTTTCATTTATCATCACCATCTTTCTTGACTCCGATATTTGCCAACCAATACATAAATTTTGTAAATGGTCTATGATTGTATATACAAATACCAATAAAAATAAATGTAGTAATATATCCCAGTAATATCGAACCAAGATAAAACATTATATTTTCCAAAGAGAAATAATCTTCATCAAATTCTTCCCCTCGCATATCCAACAATATCATTATAGTTCCTGTTATTAACCCGATTAAAAACCAAGATATAATAATAATAATTTCCTCTATTGACATTTATTCACCTACCTTGAATCGTTTGTTTCATGTATTTATATATTCTCCAAACTATCTAAAAATTGTTTCATCCATAGATTCTTTTCTTCTACTCTCCTTAATTCTTCTTGCCAATTTTTATATGCTCTTTTCAATTTTTCATCTGCATTATCTCTTAAAATATCAATATATTTCTTAACTGTATCATCAGAAGTATCTAATTCCTTATTTATATCTTTTTCACACCATTCATATAAAGCTGTATTCAATGACATATCAATTTGTTCTAAACAAAATTTCTTTAGATTTTCATGTTCTGGTGTTGGTGGAGTCCATTTTTCAACTTCTTCTCTTACTTTTAGGTACTTTTTATCTTCATCTTTATATTCTTCAAGTATTTTTTCTGCCCTGCCCTTATTATCATTATACTTAGATATTATATCTTCTTTTACCGCTTCAAGAGTCATGCTATATGCTTTTTCTCTTGACACTAAAGAATCTTTGTATGCTTTTTCATAATAAGAATGTGGCTCAAAATGATTTGGTGTTGGAACATCTAAAGATTCATCTTTTAAGTCAACAGCAATTCCAAATGCTCTTGTACATAGCTTCAAAAATTCTTTACCAGATGTTATTTTCCCATCCTTAATATAAGACGTATATCCTGTTGGCATTATTTATTCTCACTTTCCAATTCTTTAATACTAAACCAGTCAATATTAAAATAACCTTGCACTCTATACATATAAACCACTACTGGATATTCATTCTCTTCTGGTTTATTTTTAATTTCATATTTATCAGTCAATGGATTATTAATCTCATGTTCATCAGAATACTTATCATTAGGATCTTCTAATACGTATGGAACTCCAAACGTGTCCATCCACGAACTCACATTATCAAATAATGAGTATTCTGTTTGGAATTGCTCACCGCCAAATATGACATCTTCGCCTTTCCATTGATACATTTCTTTTGTAAAGTTAAGATAATCTTCGTAATTATTACATAAACTCCACCACGTATTAGTGAATCTTTTTGATTTGCGTACTATTACTATCACCTCTATTTAGTTATATTTTTTATGGAATATTGAGCAGAAACGCTCTTAGAAAAATTACATATTATCTAAAGCTTCAACAAATTCGCTACCACAATCACAAAATGTATAAATCATAGATTTCATAAGTCCCCAAGACATTCCTGAGTGACCTTGATTCTTCATTACTTCAATACCTGCGACAATAGAATTATCCTTAACAGTTTTAATAATATCTAAACATTGACCTAATTCCATACCCTCATACAGATCTCCTAATCTAATAGGCACACATCTGTCCCATTTACTCCATTTGTCTTGTGATAAAACTTTATGTCCTTCTTTAATCCAATATTTTGTTAGTTCTGGAATTTTCTTTTTATGTTCTTCTTCTCTTCTGATTAAATCTTGTCTCATTTTTTCTTGTTCATCTTTAAATTCTTTAAATGTTTTACCAATACATTCAACATACGCTTCATCTACTGTCATATCAGATGTTAATTTGTGACCATTAAATTCTCCAAAATATTTTTTACCAGTAGCTTCTGCCTTGCTATGCAATAATTCAACTGAATCTATAATGGATAATCCACAATCAAAGTCAATTTTAATATACTCCATATATTCATTCCTCTCTTTCCATAAATGAAAGTTTACTTTCAACTAATCATTTTCTTCGACAAACTCACAACTAAGCATTCTTACGGATGCTAACATTGCGGTAAGATCTTCCGCACTTTCAATCTCGATATTATTTCCTCTACCAAATTCATCAAACATCATAATCTCTGAATTTTTAATAATTCCATAGAAAATATTATCTTCGTCAAAATCATCTTCTAATATATCAGTTATATCATCATCTAAACTTGTTATGAAATCATACATAGGAATATTATTAGTTTTATATTCGATAACAATTCTTGAAGTAAGCCCATCCGCAGCAAACAACAACTCATATTTACATTTATGATATCCATTCATATAAAATCCACGACTAATATAATTTTCAATTTCAGTCGGAAAATTCTTTGTGCTTTCTGCTATATCATACATCACAAAATAATCAATTACTTCTTTTTCTTCATAATCTTTTGTTAGAATTGAATGCCTGTTTTCTCGAATATTTTTACATGCACCTTTATATATATCAAAATATAACGTATTATTTGCTTCACAATCTTTCTTAAAAAATGATTCATATGTATCATCATTTATACAATATCTGCCAATACATTTCCCGTAACTATCTGGAATTACTTTACCATCAAATTCAAGATTAATTTTATTTAGAAGCAACTCTAATCCCATACTTTCTAAATCATCTCTTGCAATTGCAGTTAGTTTCACTTATCTTTTACCTCTCAATCTATTTTATTTCTTTTAATATCTTCTCTGTTATATGATATCTCTCAATCAAATCAATATTACATTGAGTTTCACCATTTGCATCATTCAAAGAACCTCTACAATGCGGAGTAAGAAGTTTACTCAACGCAAGTATAATAATTTTTGATTTTCAAAAAGTTCTTTTCTATAATTCATTTATTATTCCACTCTTTCCCTGTATTCATTTTAAATAATTTTTCCATTCCTTTTTTATATTTGAAACTATCATATTCAGTTTTTGTTTGTTTGGTATTATCTTGATATGGCTGTAATGGACACCAATATGGTTTATCATATTTATCTACATATGTTCTGTTAAAACAACATACTAATTCATTAAAACCGCTATGAGCAGATAGACTACATTCGTTACAATTTTTAGGCGTATCAACAATCAATATTGATTTATCACTCATGTTTATCCCCTGTAATTTCTCTCAAACAATCATTCCAACCTTTAACATTTCCATTAAATATTTCTCCCCAATTTTTCTTACTAGGTAATTCTCTTAACGGACATTCTATAGGTCTACAACTAACATGAGAAAAAGATAATCGTTTATGATTTACTCCACAAAAATATGACTCAACACTTGAACAATAATCCCTATGTATAAATGTACATTTTGTGCAGTTATCAGGCATATCAATTATAATTATTGCTTTCCCCATTATTTATTCTCCCACAATTTCATTAATACAAGTATTCCAACCGTCACGATACCCAGTATAATATTCATCATACGGATCATCAAAATTATCCTTCTCCGGCAATGACTTCAATGGACACCAATCGGGTTTAGATTGACGATATCCGTATATGCAGTCGATTAGTTTCATGTCATTATTGCTATCCCCATTTGTTACATAGCAATATGCATATTCTCTACTTTTTGTACGGTATTCTTGACAAAATATACAATCACACAAGTTTTTGATATATCTACAACAAATACTGATTTACTCATTCAACTCCACCATCCTTTTACGATTTCATCAATTGTTGTATCTCCTTCTATGCAATATTTTTCAAATAAATAATTCTCTAATTGCTCTACAACTTCCTCCGCATCAAAAGCTGTCGGCTGTTCATCAATTTTTTCAAGAATTTCTAAGTCATCAGAATATGCACAATGTATCACATGTTTCAATTTATCCGCATCTATTAACCTCATTATTTATTTCTCCCAATTAACACACATCCACCAAGTAACACCATAAATAATAATTCTAAAGTTACTGTAAATTTATCCATTTATTATTCCTTATTTTCTTTAAACGCATATTGAATAGCTTCACTAAAACTACATCCACCATTATAATATTTGACATTGTATTTATATTCTTCATCCTGTAACTTTGTCAGATCAAAAGTGGACTCATCATAATCAATTTGTTGTTTTGACATAATCCTATACACATTTTCACCAACAACGACATAATAATCATAAAATTCACATATAAGATATTCTTCCCATGTGTCATAATAACTCGGCAAATTATCATCACAACCAGGACAAGTTAATGCAACTCTTTTACAAAAATCACCATATGTTTCATTTTCTTTTTTGTGAATTAATTTTAGTTTACCTCTATAATTTACATACTCACTCATATTCTAATGCTCCTCATTTTTATCCGTATAATATCTACCAAAAACCATATTAAATAAATAGCCTAAAATTAATATCCTCTTTAATTGATTTGGAGATACTGGACGTAAATCCATAAATGCACCTAAAATTTCAGTTGTTTCAAAATCCATCATATGATAATCGCAACTATTTGGATCAGATATTCCATGTTTAAAATATAAATCATCTTCACTTTGTAATCTTTGTGGTTCAAAAGTTTGTTCATAAATTAATTTATAAACAGACATTGGAATTTTATCAAATAATTCTAATTCAAACATATTTCTCACCTCATGAAAGACGCATTTTATCGTGTAATAACCTTAAACATATCGTCAACTGAATTAAGTAAATCGTATCTTTTATCAAATGGAGCAGTTGAACTCTGAGCAAATTTACACTCTACCATATCAACATAATATGTAACTTTTCCGTCATCACCCATATAAAACTCATCCCATTCTTCCTGTGTTAATAATCTTTTTACATTCAACTGCTCAATGGCAAGATTATCGAAACTTACAACTTTAAATTTCTGAATAATATCTTCAAGATTTTCATATAACCATTGCTGCTTAACTTCAATATCATTCTGTTCTTCTTCAAAATACTCATTACCTCTACGCAAATGTTTATATCCAAGAATTAACATCTTTAAATTATTATTCTCTAATGCTTTTACATCCAATGGTTTTAACACACCATTAATTACATGAATAACTGCATTTGGATATTGTTTTATAAGTTCAATAAAATGTTTTGTGGGATTTACTAGCGAAACGCCAAGACCATAGATTAATTTCTCGTCAACTAACTTTTTGATTAATTCCTGTTTCTTTTCAAAATGGATCTGATTAACAGTCATATTTGCAATAACTTTTCGTTCTTTTAGTTTTTGTAAGAATGGAATTAAATCAGGATGACTGGTTGCATCACCACCGCCAATTGCAATTTCTTGATATGGATGTAAAGTATCAATAAATTTTTCATTTAAAATATCACCATGTTTACCGTTTATGGAACTTCCCTCGTGACACCAGGCACATCCACCATCACATTTATTGGTCAACTTAATATCCATATTTTCAGCAAATGCAGGAATAAATTCATCATCTTTTGTTTCTCTAATTTTTGTTCCATCACTCAAAATAGTTGTCACAAAGTTACCGTTTTTATATCTTCCTAATAATTCCATTCTTACTTCCTCCAAATTTATTTATTAATCAGTAATATTTTATAATTAGTCATATCCAAATTTTCCAAATGCAACAACTTCTTCTCCATTTGAAGTATGATATTTCTCTTTAAATGTTTCTAAATATTCATCGTCAAAAAATTCGTCACTGGTTTGAATTTCTTCATTATCAAAAATATCAGCAACTACTGAATTATCATCCCAATTGACATCTGGATACATTAAAGAATTATCCCAACGAGTAAGTTCTTTTAATTCTTCAATAATATCTTCTTTTGTTCCGAATTTCCCTTTGCCTACCCAAAATAATAATTTTCCAGAACACCATTTATCATATTCTTCTCCGCTACACATAGTAATTGAATGTGTACTACTACTATTTGTTTCAAATACACCTCGTCTAATTTGTCTCTTCATAAAATCAATCCTCCTATTAATTATCGTTATCAATTACTAAAGTAATTCCATTATCAAATATAAATTCTTCGATTGTACAATTATATTCTTTCATTAGATTATCAATTGTGTCTATTGATTGATGGTCAATATATCCATCAACATTTTTAATTTCAATTCCATCACATTCACATCTTGCTGAAACCACATCATTAATTTTATTAAAATCATTAGTCTCATACACTTCTTCGATAGAATAACAATTACGAGATTCACCAATCATAGTTACAAGATATGATAATTTTGTTTCTGGATCATTATATTCATCATAACCCCATCCAAACTCACCAAACTCCGTAACTACTTTGTTTGTACATTCGTCAACATGTAAATATTCTGTTACTCCTCTTTTTGCAATTGATAAACTATGCATTGAGCTTGAATTAGTTTCAAATACATTTCTTCTTACTTGTCTTTTCATTCTATTTTCCTCTCTTTCTTCTCCATGAAAACAACATTTTATCTACGAAATATTCCTATTCCATCAACACATTTACTACAATGATTATTTGCACTTGGTCTTAATCCAGCTTGGTACAATAAACATTCCAAACACGCAGAAGGTACAAAACCAATTCTCTCATCTTTTAATCTCACTTCTTTCATTGTATTTCTATTTCTTGCACTAACTGCTTCACTCATCTTATTCTCCTTGAAACTGCCGTTTTAACTTTAATGTCCAATCATTTCTTTAGTAATTTCTTTATATTTTGCTTTATAACCATACTCCCATTTTGAATTTAAAATTGTAAGAACAGAATTTTCTACATTATTAGAAAATCCAATTAAACAGTTTGCGTATCCATACTCCCTATCTTTATCGAAATCATAAGGATTTGAAATTTTTACCGTTCTAATTTCTTTCAACTTTTTAATACACGCATTATGACTATATGGTGATGATGGTATGTCAACCAAATAATACTTTCTATTTCTTCGATCCATCGTTTTTCATTTCCTCCAACTTCTTCTCAGCTTCTTCTTTTGTAGCAAATACAAACGTTCCCCAAGGTTTACACATGTCAACAGTAAAACGATCCGCAAGAATAGTTGCATTCTTACCTGTCATACTTGTATAGATACAATATACAATCGTACCGATAGGTACTGGTAATCTCAACAGTAATTCATGTTCTTCTGCTTCTTTATAAAATTTTAATTCTTCCAACCACTTTACAAGTTGCATATGTTCTTCCGCACATTTTATACAATTAGTCTTTATATCATTGTCTACAGAATCAATTGATTCAAAATCTGCACCTTTATAATTCTTTTCTGCTACTTCTTTTGCATGATCAATAGCTTCTTCAAGTGTTAATTCTCCCATTTACTTCACCTTTTTCAGTTTCTCCACCGCCAACTTTAAAGACTCAACAAACTCATCATTTAATGTTGCGTGATCTGGATTATGGATAAACTCTTCAAGTGTGTCAATTGCTTTTTCTTCTGTAAGCACTGTAAAATTTCCTGATTTTGCAATTTCAAGTATTTTGTCTATATTTTCTTTCCAAGCGGATATATAGCAAAGACTGCTACTGCATTTAGTATTCCTTATATACAATACACATTCTTGACACTTACGTGCATTGCATGAACTATCTAATTTTGAATACCACTCAATAAACTTTCTTGCTGTCATTTCTTTTGTTCCGAGAAGTTCTGATGCTTCGTAGAAAGTATAGCCCAAAGAAATTCCACTTCTTCTATAAACAATATTATCTGATGAGAATTTTAAAATATCTGGAAATGTGTATTGTTCAAATGGTTCACAATCATCTTTTTTATACCAGTGAAATCCCTGCTTTTCAGCTTCATTTAAAATATATTCATATTCTCTTCGTGTTTTGACCAAAACACATGTGTTCATTAAATTAACCATCTACTCTACCTCCTAAAAAGACATATCTTCTAAATGCTCATAAATTTTATGCGGAATAAAACAAATTGCCATAAATACAAATCTTAATATTACTATTGGAATCTCTGCGAACAGACACAATATGAACCAAATACATACCAGTTTACTTCTTCTCCACCACTCCAAAGGTTTTCTTGAAATTTTTCCGTCCGTATTTCGTAATGCTTCAAAAGCAATTTTGCTTATTGCAATCATCTACTCTACCTCTTCAAATTCTATCTTCTTACCAATGTATTTCTTCTTAATAACCTCATTTACATTGTTTGGATATGTTTTAATCACATAATCAATATCTATAACTACATCAATAATATAATCATCATTATCCGTTACAATATCTCCTAATGTCCCACCAGGAACTCTAATAGCGTAACAATGTTCTTTCTTGTCAGAATCGGTTGCATATATATAATGCCTATATTTACATCCTTCATATGATTCTCGTTTATTTAGTCCAGATAAAATATCCAATTCCTTTGTTAGCTCACAATAATATTCATCTCTACAGCATCCTTCGTATTTTCTTTTTAAAATCATATTTTATCCCTCTTTAAACTTTTCTATTTTATCTTCTATTTCTGCAATTTCATCTTCCCAAAATTCAATTAATTTCTCTTCAATCTGTATTTTTGCATCTTCGATACTTTCAGCCATTAAATCATCATCTTCTACATTCATTTCTCTTGACACATAATTATAACATTCTGGAATTTTATTATCTTGTGCTACAATGGCAAGAATATTATCATCGTTTTCATCTTCATCAAATGGTATAAAATACAATGCATAGCATAATTTCCCATATTTATTGTTATCAATATTCTTCCAATATTTACTCATATCTTCTCCTTTTATGTATACGCTATATAGTACATTCCATCAATCAATATGCTATATATGGTGTTGTTATTGTCATGAAACCAGCGTTTAATTTTTTAACTATTCATATTTTTCTTTTACACTATCGGCTTCTTTAATAGTAAGATTTCTTACTGCATTAAACTGATCTTTATATGATAAATCATCAAATTCATATACTGTCATATTTTTTAATTCTTCTAAAGAATATAATTTACTTTCAATTATATTTTCATCACTGATAATACACGCAAGACTAATCTCATTTTCATCTTTGTAAAATTCATGATTCTCAAACCATGTCGCATTATTATTCACACTATCATATAATCTTTGTCTGAACTCAGAAATTTGACACATATATTCTGCTAAAATGCTATATGATTTTGCTGATCCAATTGATGTGTCACCGTAACTCTCTTTAAAAATCGCATCGTCTTTTAAAATATCTGAAACATAAATATATCTCCCATTACTTCTCTTTAATACTTCTTCTGTTTCTTTATCTGAAATATATCCTTTACCAAGCATCCAGAACAATAATGGTGTCCCATTTACAATACGTTCATTGTAATCAATGTAATCTTCTCCAGCTTCTTCCATAAATCTATGGAATACACAATAACATAAGAATGGATCTTTCAAGTCGTCTGGTGATTTAATAATATAACTCATTAATTATTCCTCCTGTGAAACTCGTGTTTCATCTAATACTTCTGTACAATATGCACAAAAATTCATTTGAAATACAACGAGAAATCAATATATTTTAATTCTTGTTTTGTGCATATTGTATACTTTATATCTAATATTGTTTTATCAATCTTTTAATAACTGTGTTTCCCTCTTTTCTGCTAATTCTTCCAATAATTCATATGAAGTTTTCACACAAGTTCCTTTATCTGTTTCTTTTGTTAGTGAAAGTCCAAGTCTTTTCAATATTTCTTTTACTGAATCTTTCATAGTGTTATTCTCCTTTAAATTGTATTTATTCATTGTATATAAATAGTTTCTCTGTTGCTTTCTCTGCTGCAACTCTATCTGATTTCTGTTGAACTTTTCGTTCTCTTTGCCAAATACATTTGAAATCATTTGGCATATTATATTCACTTACTAATACAATATTGTTTTTGGAAAGTTGTCGAAGAAAATCGTAGAACTCATCATAATTGATATTTTGTATAGAATACTGTTTTGTATCTTTATATGGTGGATCAAAATAGAATAAACAATCTTTATAACCTATAAAAGATTTATAATCGCAACATCTAAATTTTATATCTTTTAAATGCAGAGCTTGTTCTTTGAGATTTTTTACTCTTTCGTTATAAATACTTCTTCCACCTTTTGAATCTCTACCATAGCCACCATCAAAATATCTACCACCATAACTAGCACAATATCCAATTAATGCCGTATATTTCATAGAATATTTATTTGTATGTAGTCTTCTATTTTCTCTTACGTCAGCATAATGTTCAAACGTACACATTTCTGGGGCAATAGATATTTCATTATCTGTTTGTATGTATTGTAATAAAGCAATTAATTCTGAATTAATGTCTCCACCTACTTTATTCTCACAAACAATTTTGTCAATAATATTTGCTCCGCCAACCATAGGCTCTATATAGGTTTTGATATTATTATTATCAATATATTTCTGAATGATTGGTACTAAAAATTTAGAAATCCTATTTTTACTTCCTTGATATACCATTTAATTCTCTACCTTTAATCCCATTTCCATATATAATTCATCTACCGCATTACCTTTTCGCTGCAAACAGTTATATATTTTCTCATCAATAGTTCCTTTACCTTGTAAAATAATATATGTACATTTATTCTCTTGACCAATTCTATGAATACGATCTTGACTTTGCTTAAATTCTTCATAACTAAAACTCATAGAGTAATAGATGTTATATGTACAATTTACAAATGTAAGTCCAAGTCCTAATAGCTTCGGATGTGTAAATAACCTTTTAATTCTATTATTCTTAAAATCTCTGATAACATCATCACGATTCTTTGTTTTAGAAGTTAGTCCCACACCATTATATTTCTCCGCTAATTGTTCAATCTCATGTTGAAATTGACACCAGATGATTACAGGTTTATCACCAACTTCTTCAAAACAATCTTCTAATACTTTGTTTTTACTTGTATCAAAATCTGTGATAGTTCCATCTTTATTGATTACGAATCCACTTACTATTTCTCTAAGCTTCATCAACTTTGCCGTAAATTCAAACTTCGACCATTCATTGATATTATCTTTGATATTTTGTAACATATCTTGATAATATTTATTCTGTTCTTTTCCTAATGAAAATCGTTTAACTTCAAATACTTTTGGTGGTAAATCAACACAATCTTCTTTCTTTAAAAATACTGATTTATCTCTTAAACGGTTATAATATGCTTGCTTATTCTCATCCGTTTGATACCAATAATGCGGATCAGATAAGTCTTGGGTAAAATACCTTGCCTGGAATCCAAAATAATTATTACCAAATACTTCTGCGTCAACAAATTTCATTTGTGGAAATATTTCAAGATTTGAGTTTGGTGTGGGAGTACCACTAAGAACAAAACGATGTGGAATTACAGTAATTAACTGTAATAGATAGTTTGTGATTTGAGATGTCATATTCTTCATTACTTGACTTTCATCAACAATCACGCATTGGAAATCCATAGACAATACTTCTTTTTTCAAAATCTTAAAGCTATCATAATTCATAACATAAATATCTGAATCTGTTTTTAATGCTTCAAGTCTTTCTTTTCTTGTATTTCCATGACAATTAACTATTTTTAAATCTGGATAAAACTGTTTACAATCATCCATCCACGCAGTTTCTATAACAGATAACGGACATAGCACCAATGTTTTACCATAATGCTTTGCAATTTCTAGTGAAATAGCAGTCTTTCCTGTACCTGTATCTGCGAAAATACCATAACAACCCGCGTTTAATGCGGTATTTACAATTTCTTTCTGATACTTTCTTAGATATGGAGATAGCTCATATTGAACTATCTCCTTTTCTTCAACTTTAATATCAGAAGAAACTAATCCATATTGCTGTAGCTTTGGTAATGCGGAATCTGGAAATTCCCATTTACCTGCTTTAAACTTTCGTCCCTCAATAGTTCTAACATAAGGGATTTTCTCTACTGGAATTTCTAGTGAAATCATTCAGTGACTTCCTCTTTTACTTCATCTTTAAGTTTCTTAATTTCGGACTTCTTCATGCCAAGTGCATTCAACTGTGCTTCAAGTTCTTTAATTTCTGCACGAAGATCTTTTTTCTTCTGTGTAAGAACTTTCTTTTCTTCCTTTTCTGCTTTAGCATTCGCACTTTGTTCTTTTCCTGCTAGAAGTTCTTTTTCAAAACGCTCTTTCATTGCTTCTACAGAATCATCTGAATTAAACATTGAATCATCCCATAAGCTGAAACGCTTTTCGTTGGCTAAATCATAAAATTCTTTATTTAATTCAATACCAATAGCGTTTCTACTATTTTCGATAGCAACTTTATTAACTGTTCCTGCACCTGCAAATGGATCAAGTACAGTATCGCCAGGACAACTCCATAATTTAATACATCTTTTCACCAATTCTTCCGCAAAAGGTGTTGTATGCCCGATACCTGAGTTACTGATATTCCATACACCATCAGCCCAATCAGCCCATTCTGCAAGTGTAATGTCAGAAGCCTTGATTAATTCACAATCACCTTCTTTTTTATACACATATACAAAACCTACATTTGCAGCAAGAATTGTATCACGTGCTTTCATATTTCTATAATACAGATTCCCTTGTGCTAACATTGCTCTCTGCGCAGAATATTTACGCCAAAATGCTTTAGTCCAAAGTGAAAATCCATTATCTAAGAAAATTTTATTAATATCTCCTGTTAAACTTTCCTGTCCCATTCTATTATCTCTACCAATAGTGTAATTATAATCTTCAAACTGCATTACAAATTTACCACCTGGTTTCAAAACTCTTTCACATTCTGCAATTACCAGTCCTAACAGATAATAATATTCTTCATAGTTTTCACAGTTACTTAAATCGCTAGGATCATTGCTGTATACTCGAAGATTATGGTAAGGTGGTGAGGTAATCACTAAATCCACACTTTCAGCTTCCATCTTTTTCAGTTCCTTTAAGCAATCTCCGTTAATCCAATTATTGAATAATCTCATATGTATTCAATCTCCTTTTAATTATTTATTATTGTTTATATTTCTCTATAAAATCTAATTCTCCATTAGACTTTAATCTTTCATATTCTTTCATCCACTGACGAGCAGAATATCTATTATTATTTATATGATTCCATAAGTTTTTATCAAACGACTTATTGCATTCACAAATAAGTACGTGTTGACAAAACAGGAATATTTGACTGGAATATTCGGCAGAATAGCCACGAAGTTTAGGATTTGCAATATATGCTGAATCATATAGATAACTGTCAGCTAAAATATAATCATACATTTCAGTTTTTGCATTCCAATAGCAGCAAACTTTATAATACACATCATTCATTTTATCTGGTGGATGTAAGTATATCTGACTTTCCCATTCATAATGATCTAACATATATCACCATGTCCTCTTACAGACTCAATTTTTAAAATTACAGGTCTATACTTATTTTTGCCTTTTATTTTGTCTGTAATTTCTTGTAATTTATCAAATAAAATTGGAAGTCCATATTCTGTATACCAAACATTACTATATTGTTTTACATTTCCTAAAGAACCATCTTCACATACCGCTAAAGTGTAATAATCTACTTTCCACATATTATTTCTCCTTACCAAAGATCATCCTTATCGTTTGTGTTCATCATCTGATCCAGTCTTTTCCCTATATTCTTAGATGCTATATCACGTATGAATAAATCAATTCTATTACAGCAATCATCACATAAATGTAATTGTACTAATTTGAATTTACCATCCGAATGCATCATTGGCATATAATATCTTTCTAAATACTTCGATTCTTTTCCACATAAATCACAAATATATTTAATCATGTACTATTTCTCCTTAAAATATTTTAAATATAATCTTGTATTGTTCTTCTCAGTTCAGAAATTTTATATTCAAATATTCTAATTTGCTTCTGAATCTTATCTATTCTATCGTTTTCATATTGTACTTTATCTTCCATCATACCTTTCGCAAATCTTCTTTTAGTCAATTTATAAGCGAAAAAATCTTTATCAATCTGATTATAAACAATAGTTTTTTTATTTTTACTTTTAATATAATCTCTTGATACATATGCAGTTCCATAGCAAGTACCTTGATATTCTAGGTCGTATTTTCCATTTTGATTTAGATTTCTCTCATACAATTCCTGTCGATCAGGTTCTCCGTATTCTTCAATTCCATGCAATAAATAATGCTTGCTGTCATAATCAAAAAGAATAGACCAATTTTTCACTTTTGTTATCTTTAATAATGAAACATTTTGAATATTAATCATTCAATCACTTTTCTCTCCTTGAAATAAATTTTTCATCATGTAAAAAACATTACAAAAATAGTTACTATTAAAGGAATACTCATTATACTAACAATATCTATATTTCTTTTACATATCATTCCAGTTATAGAAATTGCTGTACATACAATCCACATAACAATTAACAAAATTGTTGTACCTGTAATCATTCCTTCTCCTTCACAATCTTTACAGAATAACCAAGAGCTTTTTCAATATCTTCTAATGTCATTTCTTTTGGCTTTTGTTCATGCTCTATAATATTGTTTAATAGCCATAAATCATTTTTGAATAATCCCGAAATCGTACATTCACCAGTTAAGCCATCTTGTTCAATATTTACTTTATCTATTACATCATCCATATCACCAATTACAATGTTTGTAGCATAAATATATGAATCTCCAACATCTAATTTGATATCTAATAGAAACAGTTTATCTGATTTTTTAAGTTTCATATCTACGATTTTAACTAATCTCATTCCAAATTCCTCTTTTAAAATTTTTGTGTTTGTCATAATGTCTCCTTATATAAAAGCATCTGTAATAACATCTGGAAGATTTTTTAAAAGTTTATCAACTCTATTTTCATTCTTCTTTCTTACACGTTTTCTCTTATGATACATTGATAAACTACTACATTTAACAAATTGCTTACTCAATTTCGGTTCTTTACTCATATATTTCCTTTCAACCAAATGTAATTACTCCACCTGGATATTCTCTAAAAAATTGTGATACTCGTTCTAATTGTTTATCCGTCAATTTAAAATATCTTTTTCGTAAAAATCTTCTCAAATCTCTACGACTTCTAATAATTCTTCGTGGATAATTAGAAATCCTAAATGTGTCATGGTATTCAAGAACATCAGTATATAATTTTGAGCATTTTCCAATTTCCTTATATGTCTTATCTATGCCTGAACCATATCCTAATTGCCACCAATAAAATCCATATACACAAGGAATATTTTCATTATATGATTTCATAAGAAGATCATATAAATTCTTATCATATAATCCAATTTCAATATTCTTTTTAGAATCACCTGTTAAATAATATATTTCCTTTGGTGCGTTTTCTTTCATTTTCTCAAATTCTTTGTCTGTAATTGGTCTACTAAACCAAGTATGACATCCCATATTTAATTCCCCTCTTAATCATGATTTTCTTTACTCAACTCTTGTTTATATCTTCTGTTTCTCCTTTTATTTTTAATACTTTGTTGTTCTTTTAAAAGTTTACATCCATTGCAATTATTTCTATTTTTACAGAACCAACAATTATCAGTTTCTAAGAACCACCAGTAAGGCGGAGACGGACGATGTTTTCTTTTTGCTTTGCCTATTGAGAATCACCACCTTTGATACAATGAAAGATTTCTTTCATCTTTATTCAAACGATGCACCAATAGCAACACATGTAAGTAAAACAAAGCTCACAATACAAACAATTTTAATCATATTGTTTATTCCTTTCCAAATTAAAATATATAATTTCTTTACCAGATTCCATTGCTTGTTCTATTCTTTTTCTCGTAGATTCTCCAATATGTTCAGTAACGACACAAACTACATCACACATATTTAATTTTTGTGTACACATATCAGTATACATTTCTAATTTTTTATCATTTTTGTCTAATCCGAAAAATACAGGCTTAAATACTATATATCCATTCCTAGTATAATATTTCTCAGCAGCTACGAATTGTTGTTCATTTTCTATTTTTGTGCTACCAATCAAATGCATTATCGGAAATTTATTTAACACTTTTATATTTCTTCTCCATTCCACATTTTTTACAACGATATGTTTTTACACGATATAATGGATATTCATAACGACTTCCATCTAATTTTTCACCATGCACTTGAGTATCAAAAATTAATTCCCAGTCATGTTTACAAAAACAACTTCGTATATAATTAATTAACCATCTCATTTGAGATCAACCTTTCATTACTATATATAGCAACTGCAATATGTGTCAGTTACTATATATAGTGTATATTTTTTACAATTACAAAATATAGTAGTTTTTACTCTCCCAATTCTGCAAGTGCCTTATCCAGTTCTTCATCTGACATATTTTCAAGTGCTGCGTTCTGTCTCTTAGCTTTGATTTCAAGTAGTCTCTGTTTCATTTCTGCATTCTTTTTAGCATCTTCTCTTGCTTTCTTTTCTGCAAGTTTTACGCTAACAATATACTTAATAATCCAAATCTTATTAGAAATCTCTTCGTCTTCCTTTGACTTTGCATTCAGTAGACTCTCTTCTTCATGTTTCTTTGCTTCTGCATTAAGTGCTTTAAACACCGAATCAAGATTTGTAAGAGATAAATCCCATAAATCAATTACGTTAATCATTCCTCTAAATGGGAACTGATAGTTTGCTCTAGTTGCTACCTCAAATAAATTAATATCACTCATATTAATCTTCTCCTTTTCTAATTAAAACTTAATCTTCATCACACGTTCTGTTGCGCCTTTTACTTTTACAACTAAATCCGATCTCTTTGTCATAGAGAATCCAATTCCTGAAAGCTGATCATCTGTGTCTTTTACATAACACTTAGCACCTAAAGCTTCAAATACTCTCTTATGTTTTCCGAGGTCACTCTTTAAGAACTCATTATAATAACCATTTGGTTCTTCACTATTGATACAATCCTTTAAAAAGAAGAATAAATGTCTGTGACCAATTCCATCCTGTTTATCAAAATAGTTAGGACTATAACTAATTACCGATACAGGAACAAACTGATTGGTATTTACGCCCCAAATCTCACGACTTGAAATAGTAGAGTTTCCAGACAACTTTTCTTTGATTAAGAAATTATCATTCTTATCAAGTGTCACTTCTGCAACTTGAACATTTTCGCCAGTCCTCATAGGATTACTATAATCAAATGAATAAATCTCTCCGTTAAATTCAACTTCTGCTCTGAATCCATGTCTCACTGCACCTGAATACTGATGTACAAAGAATCTATATGTTCCTGGCTTCATCTTTGATAAATCATTCCATGTAATATTCTCTACTGCAATATTACCGCATGGGTTGATTACATCAACATCTAATTGTCCACCCATAGATGTAATTCTAGGTGCTTTGTAACTACCATAATAAATTTCTGTTCCATCTGGTTCAACGCAATGTGCATCTAAGTCATAATTATCATGTCCATCTTCATTCCACTGAATAGAAAATCTTAGAATACCATCAACGTTACCACCAGCATTTTTTACATTCTGTTTCATATCTGAATCCGTAATATTACCTGAATAAGCCCAAGATAATCCATTGTTCCATTTAAACATTGTCTTAGCATCTGGATTAACGGGTGCAATCATAGAAACAAAATTCTTCTCATGTTTGTTTTCTACAAATGCTTCGATTTCTTTAGCTGTTGGAAGTACCTTGTCGATAAAATCCTGTGCTGAAATTTCTTCAATTTTTGAGAATTTCTTAGGACTTACAACTACATCTTTTTCCATCTGACTAAAAAGATCATCCGAATCAATCATTTTTCTAGCAACGCTTTTATTTGCGAACAGCACATTATTAACACTAATATCATTCAGATTAGCAAATCTTCTCTGTAATGAATCCATATAACCAAGTTCTGTAATAGTCTTTTTTGCGTCTTCAAGCATCTTTTTTGTAAAAATAGCCTTTGGACGCTTGTAGTTTGACGGAGCAACAATTTGTTCATACTTCTTAACCGCTGTATCGAGATTCATATCCTCACTTACATTAATGAGAAGTGTCCCGATAGAATGATTTCTAATTCTACCAATAGCTATACCCGCTGTAACTGACTTTTCCCATGCGTACAAATCCTTTTCGGAATCAGATGTCAACTTGTCATATTCTTTCTTGTATTTCTTAAACTCTGTGAGTACACCTTTCCACTCTTCACCTTTATAAAGTGTATTAGAATTAATAAGCTCAAGAATTGTATCAAGTGCTTCCATTGTAATTTCATCAAGAGAACGCTTAAATACATTTCTTGTATCTCTAAATTGTCCCTTAATTTCTTCGTCTGAACGACTTGTTTTGTTCACAAATTTATTCGGAAGTTCTAAATAAAAGTGATCCCACCGATGAGATTTTCCATTGATTTCCTCAAAGTTATAATCTGTTCCAATTTTAGGAAACTTTGTTATATAAATATCTGTAACTGTATGAGATTTTATAAACGTATCAAGTGCATCACATACTGGTTGATAAATTGTATCGCCAAGATTAAGCTCCCAAATTGTATGTATCTGATTATCTTTGATTATAACGGCTGAACCGATATTCTTGATAAACTGTCTACAACAACTACAATCATGCTCTCTACGTTCTCTAAAAATGTCGTTTGTACCAGTAGGAAAACTATCAAGATATACATTCCATAATTCGTCCTTATCAACATTTACTTCAAATAAATGTGTTGATTCTTTCTGCATATCATCAAAGTGATTTCGTAAAGCCTTCTTAAATTTCATAAATTCGTCCATGCTATTACCCTCTCTCTTTATATTATTTGTTTTTATCATTGTATTCTTTTTGCTTACCATCAGTTTCTCCACTCATACTCCAAAATCGTAAGAAATTATACTGAAAACATTCAGCGGAGAAGTCTGAATAACTCTGCAATTTATCTGGTTTGGCTTGCACCCTGTAGCAATGACTACGTTTAGGGCAGTCACTACTACGGCACATCGTAATGTCAGGCATTTTTCTTATCTTCTTTCTTCTTACGTTTCACAGAATCAGCTTTAATTTTAAGCTGTTCATTTTCGATTTTTCTCATCATTCCTCTAAATTTTCCTGTCTGTTTGCTTGTAATTCCCATAGTATTTTTCTCCTTTTCTTATTATGGATAAATTAGTTGTACAACTCCCTACAAAATAAGGGAATTGAGTCATTTAGTTGAAAATAATATTTCTTTATTCTTGGAAATAATTGGGTGATCACCCATAGAAATTTACTTGATATGTATTAACCATCCCACGAATTAGGATTCATAGGACATTCAGGACATCTACAGACTAATTCTCCATCTTTGTCCATGTAATAATCATCACCATAACCACCACATTCATAGCAATAGTCATATGGATCTTCTTCGTAATCGTCTAAATCATTCATCTTTCATCTCTTGCATTTACATTCTTTGATTAAGCAATTTCTGTGTACTCTCAATTTTTTCAAGTAATTCCTTGTTATAATCATCAGGGGTATGTCCTTTTAATAATCCTAATACACAAAATTTAATATCTCCTAATTCTTCCATAATTGTCATCTGGTTTTCTAAAATTTGTCTAAATGCTGAGTTCATAAAATAATCCTTTCTATAAATTTAATATTAATTTTTAATTGTTACCTTTGGAAATCTCGACTTGAATAAGTCATAGAAACATGATATGATTTTCTACATAGATCACTGGTCTTGATCTATTCCAATAACTCTACTGATTGTCCACAACGTCAGTGGAGTTTTCTTTATGTACAGCAAAGCTATTTATATATTCTCTAAATACTTCATCAATAATCTCCCAAATATCCTGTGATAACTTCTATCGTCCATAATAATACATACCATACAACAGGTGCTAAAAAGCATTTTAAAAGCGAAATTGCCAATAATTTGACCGAAAATACTCCTGCTGCAATGGAAAATAACAGATGAAAGCCGGGTTTCATGAACAAAAATCCCCATGAAATTATCACATTTGCTACCATCCCACCAAGAAAAACGATCCAACCTAATTTCCTACGAAATTTATGTATCTTTCCTTTATTCATTACTTTTTTACTCCTAAACGATAAATCAAATCAATAAACTCCATGATTACATAAGATAAATATATGATTATCTGTGCAGGAATTGAAAAAATCAAATATAAAGTAGTGGTAATTATCCCAAACAAATTTTTATCTTTGTAAATAATTAAGTATGTTTCATGTGGCAAATCATCACTTTCAACAGCATTGTACACAAAAAATATACTCAATATAATAGATGTTATAATTAAAATCGCTATCATGACTTCCATATTACTCTCCAATCAGCTCCTTATATGCCTTTAATTTCTCCGCTAACTCAGGGTTATTACTTGCATACATCTCATATCGCTTTGTCTGATCCATTTCTGTAATCATTTTATCCATCTGTTTCTTAATTTTATCAGCTTCTTTCTTACGTTCAGCTTTCTCTTTACGTTCTTCCACACGTTTATCATATACTGATGTATCAACTTTACAGATAACTTCTGCGGTGATATTTGTATTACATTCATCTGGTGTAAGAATTTCTTCAATTGTAAGAATATCCTTATTTGCACCACTTACTACAATTTTGTCACCTGCTTTATATGTTTCTCCATCATCATAAATTGCATAGAAATATTTCTTTCCATAGTATCCTTCTTTTGTTCCTGCTACTGCATAATATCCTTCTAATTTTGCCATGTTATTATCCTCACTTTCAATTATTACAACATCTTTTTTATATAGGTAAAGAATTATCCCATTGTCAAATTCAACCTGTACAATATCTGCATTTTCTTTAACAATTATCCCCTCTTTATAAAACATACCATAAACATTACCAATGTATTTAACCCTACTCCCTACGCAACTCAATTATTTACACCTTCTTTCAATTGTAATAATAATTTTACGTGGGTATTGTCGTGAATATCGATATCAAAATCTTGTTTGATTTTGTTAGATGTAAAAGGTAAGATATAATCTTCAAAATATATAATCTCATATTTATATGTAGGAATTTTACTAAGTAATTGTTCAAGAGTAATTGGAAAATAGTTTTCTCTCACTTCTCTATCCCAATTCTCTTTATATCTATATTTCATGAGATAATGAATCAAATTCCTGTTATCTCGTAAACTTCCCCATATTGATTCATAATCCATTATCTGTAATTCGTCTGCTCCCCTGATTACTTTTGTATAATCATTAATATCGCTCTGTCTATTGACTGATCTACTTACACAAAAATCTCTGATAGCTATGTATCCATAATCATATCCAAAAACATTATTCCAAAACTTATCAATTCCATTAATATTTGAATAAGAATATACTTCATGAATCACGCTTGATAAATTTAATAATGTTTTATTTGGGTTATTTTCTTTCAAAGATTCTTTTAAATCACTTACATATTGAATGTTTTCTAGTTCATGAGGTGTCCTTATTCCCGCAAGAGAAATCATAGCTTTGCTATTATCATATCCTATATATTGTAAATCTGGCATTTCACTATTCATTTCTCTAATTAATGTGCCATCAGCACATCCAAAATCAACAACAGTGTTAATCTTCTCAATTTTACTCATCCAAAATAGTTTATCTGCACTTGATTTCTTCATTCCTGACGTATAAGAATCATAATTCTTAATAGTTTCTTCCACTATTTACACCTCTTTTCTTCTGCTAATTTAAGCCATCTCAACAATTTCTCTTCTTCATGTAACATATCAGAGTACAATTTTCTCACTTGATCCTGTTCCTTATAGAACTGCCTCACATATCGAGGAAAATCATATCCAAATAGCCATAGAATTATCTTTCTCTTAATCCATTTCATATACATCACCCATTATAATTTTCTCCATAGATTGCGATTTCTGGTTTACCATTTTCATCTAACACATAATATGGTGTAATGCCACTATAACAACTCGTATCTTGTAATACATATACAATTTTAGTAGTTTTATCATATATAAAATATTGACTGAACGTATATCCACTCAAATGAATGTCCGTTCTATTAATTTCAATAAATTGTCCAAATAATTGAACTTTTTCACCTTTATCATTTATAATTGTATCACCGCTACATCCAGTAAAAGAAAGTGCTAATCCTGCCATCAATAATCCAATAATCAAATTTTTAATTTTCATTTAACTTCTCGCTTCCTCAAGTAATTCTTTTGAATTTTCATCCATATATTTGCTTACTTTAATATATCCATTCTCTGTACTTTTCATGTCAAATCCACGATATTTTACTCTTGCAGGATATACGTTAATAATTTTCCCACGTTTAGAAATTTCAAATACAATTGCCCATCCAAATGTATGTAAAATCATGTTAATCCACCAAAGAAGTCCACTATCTTTAAATTCTTGCCATGTTTTCTTATCTACCATGTCATCCATATTTATTTCCCTTTCTACGATAAATCTCACATTTCAATGTATTTTATTCATGTTCAATTTCACAAGTAGTTGTGACAGATGGATTATTCAAATGATTCTTATTGCAAAAACGATTAATAAAATCTACCTGTCTTTGAAGATAATCAATAGATTCACATAATGAAGTTTTCGCTACACCTAATAATCCTGCGACAATTGTACTAATCTTAAACAGTTCATTTTCTTCATCATCATATTCAATGCCATCTGCATGATTAAACGGACAAATCATCCACTCATCTCTACATACAATAAAATCACCATTCTTTTTATAGATTGAACAAACTAAAACATCATCGTCATAATGTCCATCAAATTCCAAAATTTGTAATGTTTCTACATCGTTTTCTGTAACGATTTTTGCTGCGATTGTTTCATCACAATCATTATCGTATAAATAATTCTGAATATCCTTTAATGTAATTTCTTCTAATTTCTTCATTTCCATTGTGTCTTTCTCCTCTTCTATCCACTCAAATTCTTGCTGTTTACCAGTAACTAAATCTTCTAAGTATTCATCATCCCAGTTAAAATATTTCGGTTTTTCAACCATTGTTGAATCACCAGATGGAACAATAACATTCATATAACTATCCAAGGTAACATTATAAGCATCTATATATGCTAAATTCCATCTTAATGCTCTTGCGGTTTTGTCATGTGGTGAAATAATTCTCCATATATCACCATCTGAAAATCTCATAATGTAGTTACAATAACTTCCAAGTCGATCATGTTTTACGCATTTAATTCCTTGTGACAGTTTTTCTTTTAAAATTTCATCAAGTTTTTTCATACCAACATATTCATCATTGGTAAAAATAATCCCTCGCATACTTACAAATTCACTTCTGTCTCTCATTTTTCTCCTTTTCTTCACCAAATTTTCATAATTTCATCTATACACAAACCAAGCCAACACAATGCCATACATGACCAGAGGACTTTTTGTGTGTTTCGTTTCTGTGCTACTGCATTTACAATACATAATATTACAAGAATAATACGCATTACTAGGATCACTGTTATCACCTCTTTCATTTTTTGATTATTTATGTTAATTTTATTTATTTCATACTCATGTTATTTTAAATACCTATAAAGCCATATGCTCTTCGGTTCACTCGGTTTGGAATTTCATACCTATGTTATTTTAAAGACCTCTTAAACCTCAAAACATAGATTCTAGTGAGTACATCCATCTCACTTTACAGGTGTGAAATCACCTGCGGTCAATGCCGATTGTTATGTAATTTAATACACTTCTCAATCGTGTATCTGATATAATTAGTCTTAACGCTAGTTTTGTTAGTATGTAATTTAATACATCTCTTAAACTGAACAAGGACAGTATAAGGCTATACAGGGAGTTTTGTTAGTATGTAATTTAATACATCTCTTAAACCCCAAAATCCATCACATACTATTTAGTGAGTACATCTCTATCTCACTATTCGGCGTAATCATATTCCTCATATGATTGACTTATCGTATGGGTTACGAATCAGTCCAAAACACACCGCATTTTTAATGATTTTTAATTTTATAGGTGTCTGAACCAACATTGCAATTTACCCTTGTAAATACTGGATTTTCGTTACCATGTTATTTTATAGATGTGAACCCCCAAATTACCAACATGATATTTGTCAAGTAGGTTTCTCTCGACTTTCGGCTGCGAAATCAACCGCAATATAAGCATAAATGAAAGAATTATTTTATTTGTAGGGATTGTAAAGATTTACTTTTGCTTTATGCTTAATATTGATTTATTTTATAGGTATCTCAAACGGTACGTGTGTTAGGATGGATTTTTGGGGTGCTTTGTACCTATGTCATTTTATAGGAATCTCAAACCTCAAATACTTTATAACATAGATTTTAGTGAGTAATTCTTTCTCACCATTCGGCATCAAAGTATACCGTAGCTTTTGAAGCTAATTTTGTTGAATCAGATTGTTCTAAAACCGCCCTTACGTTTTAAGCTGATTACACGCCATTTCGTTACTATGTCAAATTAAATAGTTCTAAAACCCCAAACATAATATTTGATGAGTGGAATATTCCATCACCATTTGGCATCGAAATATACCGCATACATTTGTATGACCAAGGTAGCATTACGCTACCTTATCATCTTTTTCTTTTAAACTTGCTTGATATTTTTGATATTTTTCTTCAATACCATAATATTTTCTCGCTTCTTCTTTCTTTTTCTCTGTAACTTCTCCTGTTTCCATGAACAGAGTAGACATTGCAATGTTTCTTGCTGCGTTAAAGTCTGCATTAATTTCACGTTTAAATACTTTTTTGTCATGTGTTTTACAATTTTCATTATGACAATTAAAATACCACTGCCCCATTTCTCCCTTTGGTCTATTTTCTGGATGATAATCCCCACATACACTACAAACCTGAGAAGTATAAGCCGGATTAATCTTTCTTACAATAATTCCATATCTCTCTGCTTTATATGTGATATATTGCTGTAATTTATAGAAACTCCAATTTCTAAGAATAAACTTACTTGAATCATATCCATTCAGATTCTCAATGTTGATATATTTTGCTCTATTTTTAACAGCGAATTCAACAACTCTTTTTGAAACCATATGGCAATATGTCTCGACAAAATGTGCTTCTGCTTTATTCATTCTATCTAATGGTTTTAATTTCTTCTTTCTTCCATGACCACCATTTGAATTTTTCAAAGACTTCTGTAATCTTCTTCTCTGTTCCTGGTGTTTAGTTCTAACTCTGAGAAAATCATCAGCACTTCCAATCGCTAACCTCTTGTACATATCATTGTTTAATGCACACATAGCAGGAACAGCAATTCCTAAATCAACTCCACAAACCGTATTTTCATCTAATTCAGTTTCAATTTTGGGGATTTTCATAGAAAGATTAAGAATGATTTTGTTCTTAGAAATCATAATGCTACTTCCACAATACTGATATTCACCAGAATATATCTTTAATAATGTAGTTTTTAATTCATTTCTATTATTACCTTGTCCAAGATTAATTCTAAATCTTGCAAGTGAAGCTGGATTATCACCGTTAGGACAATTGCCACCATAATTCATATACATTTTGCAATCAGAATCATCAATATGTTCACATAATTCTTCAAAAGAATCATAGTCATGATCGAAACTAAAATGTGTTTTCGCAATCGTAAATGGTGAATCAAGTTTATAATTTGTCAATGATACTTTTCCTTCTAATGCTCCATTCTTCACAAGGTCTTTAATTTCTTTTGTAAGTTCCTGATTCCATGCGATTCCATAAGCATTTAATATAGAATTAATTTCTGTATCGTCAAACAAACTTCCTTTATTACTTCCCTTTTTACGATAAGCATAGTTAATAGTATCTGAAATAAATTTGAATTTATCCTTTAAACTTTCCATCTGGTCTACTCTATTCAATCTCATTTCTGAGAAAATCCATGAAAGAATATAGTTTTTACGTCTTGCTTCTTCTTCCATTGCGGTTCTTACTAGATTATATGTATAATCATTAATCATTTTCTGTGTGAAATCCCCACCATTCTGAATAGATTCTAAACCTTCTTCAAAGTTTTTAATCTTATTTTTTATTTCTTCTTTCTTCTCTTTATCCTTTTCCTTTTTGGATTTTTCTTTATAATATTCAATTTTTCTTGCTAAATCTTCGATTGTAAAATTATATACTCTTTTATGCCATTCTTTTCTTTCACTGGATGTAGGAATAAGTGCATATTTTCTTGTAATAGTTACTGTATTTTCATTTTTATCTTTATTCATCATGATTTTATATTCTCCAATTTTATTTTGTTATTGTGTAAATTAAAATGGTTCTCAAACTGATGGTCTACCAGTGCCGGAACGTGACGAGTTTTGTTACTATGTAAATTAAAAGGGTTCTCAAACCTCAAATATGTAATCTGTTTACAAAGTATTTAGTGAGTCTTTACCTCACTTTTCGGATGCAAAATCATCCGTAGGTTTTCCTAAGTGCGTGGTAATGAAACCACACTTTTATCCTGTCTCCTCAAATATATTTCCAATCTGGTGACCAATCATCTTTCTATCCTTTATCTTCTTACATTTCGTGCATCGACATTTACCAATCACAACTTCTAACCCACTATAATTATACTTTAAATGTCGTGGCTTTTCGATTAATACCCAGTTATGATTACACATTAGTTGATCCATCCTTACTATCATATTTTAATAATTCTCCATTCCTATAAATCTTCTGTGAGCATACTTTTTTAATACATAAACTGGTATCAAAATTAGATTTTAATTCCACTTTAGTTACAACAACAGGTGCAACTCCAAATCTTGTACCACAATAGATTACATCACCTTTTTGTAACATAAGACTCATATATCCCCATGCTTGCGGTAATCTCCAAACGTATTCTTTATTGTCTTTACTATTAGGATGTTTTCCGTATACATAAGCAGTTGGTTTTTCTTTGTATGTAACAACGTGTTTAGGTGAAATCAATCGTCCATACTTTTTACGTTGCTTATCAGTATAAGTATGTTTTCTTAATGTCAAACGTTTTACATTACCATATTCCACATCATGATTTTTCAATACTAAATACATTATATAACCATCTACTAAAACATTCTTCTCATCTACTACTATGTACCTATCCTGATTTCCTGTTTTGTTATAGTAATTTTCACATTTATTATATTTATATGTATTTGGAATACTGCTTTCAAAATCCGCAGAAATTTTAATTTCTGAAAGTCTCATGTTCATATGTAATCTCCCTTATTAATCTACTTTCTCTTTAAAATTGATAAATCCTTCTTCTGCACAAATTCCGTCATGTGCTTTCCAATAGTAATCTTCATAGAATTTACATCTATTAAAATTACAATGTTCACATTTATGACACGACCTCAATTGTAGCCCCTGTGTTTCGTTTATATGTGATAATGCAATATCTTTAAATCGTGTAACTGATTCTGTTGCCGTTTCCAATAACGCATCGGAATACATTTTTGTTATTTTCTTCTCTATTTTCTCAAATGCACTATTGATTGTTTCGGTATAATCTTCTGGATAAAACAGATAATAGTCATATGCACGTAAATCTGATGCTATTCTGTCCACAATCAAATCTCCAATACGTTTCTTAATATCTTCAACATTATTTTCTCCAAGAAGATAATCGAGTTCTGATAAGTTTTTCTTTACTTCATTTACTGTATCTTTCATTATGCAACTGCTCCTTTATTAAAAGTAATCAAATCGTTTCTCATATTGAGATAGTTCTTTTTTTGATCAATATCATATGTATCAACTCTTTTAAAATAATTCTCAAACCATTCTTCGTAATTTTCATCCTGCATATACGCATATGCGATAACTGCAATTAAAGATTTTCTGTTTACATCATCAAGTAACTTAGACTGTACATCTTTTGTAATGGTATTTAAGTCGTCTTCATAATAAGAAACATCAATGTCTGTTACGTTCTTATCAACACATTCTTTCACAAAATCTAATGTATCGTTATCTACTACTTCTCCTTCAACGTGTTCAATTTCTACATTTCCAATTGCTGAATACTCTGTTACTTCTGCAATAATTGGTTTCTCAGGTGATTCTTCAACTACTTCTGTGTCAAATAAATCATTTTCAACTGTTTCTGGTTCTGATTCTTCTGTGATTTCCTCAACAGAATCTTCGATATGTAAGTATTCTTTCATCAGAGTAAGCAAATGATTGAATCTTTTTGTTACGGAAGAACGATCCTTTGTTCCTTTCTGCCCATTTAAACAATCGTATGTAATGCCATCAATTTCTTTATTATGTAATGTCTCTTTAAATTCCTGAATAAATCCATTAAATTTATCATCTTCAATGTCATATTCTAAAAATTTATCAAATAAAGCAAACCATAAAAATGAATTTTTATTATTAAAAATATCTGATGTATCACCTCTTAACACATTAAATAACTTCTCCAATGTCAAATAAAAATCAATAAATACTGATTCATTTGCATTTTCAGTTAAGTAAGCACACATTTTACCAAAATCTTTATCAAAATGGCTAAGATATTTAGATGTCATTATTGCTTCAATAATAATTCTTCTAAGTGATCCATTCTTAATATTCGTATTTGAATAACTTGACTTATCACAATCAACTTTAAAGAAGTCCATCTTTAAAATCTTATCTACATATTCAGCATAGGATTCTTCTAATCCTAGCCATCCTGACTGAGAAACGTTCATTGGTCTACATCTGTTGAATCGTGCAATATCATAAGCAATATCTTTCTTTGTACAATTCAAATTAAGCATTACAGGAACTTGATAATCTCTAAATTTGTCTTGTAATTCTTCTGGCAACTGAGAAAATTTCTTTCCACGAATATCAAACGTTTTACTTTCAGGTATTGGAAATCCATCTTCATTCAAAATCACATTTCCATCTTCATCTGTTTTGTCGCTCTGATATTCAATCATATATCTCTGTACATTTTTGGAAATTGCAAATCCATCTTCCAGATAATCTTTTAAATTTGTAGAACGCTGTTTTCCATCAATTAACCAATGCATTATAATTCCAGCTTTAATTTCTTCTGAAATTACAATCTGTAAAAGTGAATTACCTTGTAAAATATCAGAAATTAATTCACTTTTTGTAAGTAAACTCCATTGTCCAGAAGTTCTTTGCAACGGATGGTTGTCTCTTAATCTGTGCTGCCTTAACTGTTTACTAAGAGATTCTATTGAATAACTGGTAGACTTCGTTCTTTCTGATGTTGTTGTTTTTGTTTCCATTGGTAATTCCTCCTCAATATTTGCATTCTCACATTCTTCCGTTTTTAGAAGTTGTCTTTTTTCATACTCTTTCATATCAGAAAGATATGTATTATATTCTTTGTCCGAAAGCTTTAATATGCTTTTGATCTCCGTAGAATTACATCCTTGCATTATTAAATCTGCAATTTTGCGCTCTATACACCCAAGAGAAGCAATATATTTGACTACATTTTCTCCAAGATTTAATAGTTCTCCTGCATCAATACTGCTTTCTATATCAAAATCAGAAGGAATTATATCAATCATCTTTGTTTTTCCATCGTCAGACATGAGATTATCTAATGATGTTGGATAAATATATTCCTTAATTTCCTTTCCATCTTCTATCTTTGTTACGATTTTACAACGCTTTTGTCTGTTTTTTCTTGTAATATGCATCTTAACTTTTCTGGAAATTGCAAAATATATAAATCCATTGAATTTATCTTTATCAAAATCTTCAATTCCTTTATCTAATTGACTTTTGATATATTTTGTAATCTCTAAATTTGCTATAGAATAACATTCATCCCTGTCAATATCGGTGATACCACCAAACTGTTTTAGAATTTTATCTACAACATTATGTAATTTCTTTGCTGATTCTTCTGGTTTATCCTCATTTACTTTATAATAAGATTCTAGAATGTCTTTGTAGTGCATTCGTATCACCGATCCTCTCTGTTGATATGCTGTAATTATGTAATAATTATTTTTTCTCTTTCGTTACGCCTTTCGCATAATCTTCGAGATATTCTTTAGACAAACGTCTGTATTTATATTTAGAATTTGCAATCTTATCAATCACTTTCATGTATTTCCTGTTTTTAAATCTCTCTATATGGTATTGGAAAAGTTTTGCACAATTCCTATTTCTTTTACATATAGCACGTTGACGTTCATAATATTGCAATAAGTAACTAATTCTACTCATTGGCACTGTTCCCAATTTTGTTTCTTCATCTCGGATAAAATGTCTTACGTCAAGAATTTTCAGATCATATTCTTTAATAAGATATTCCATATTCTCAATGTATTTCTCTCTATCAGAAATACAATCAATTACCATCTTAAAGAAATTGCCGATTCCTATATCATTCATAGAAAGTTCTTTCTCTAAAGCAGTTTCTCCATGATATGTATAAGGATTATCATACTTTGGATTTCGCTGATAATCTTCATAGTAATCGTCAAGTTCCGCTAAGATACCGTTAATATCTTCTGGTAGTTTTTCTTCTTCAATTGGTTTAGGTTGAGCAGCGATTTCAGAGACTAGCTGAACATTAAAGTGAAATTTTCTCAATGGTTTAGGAAGATTCTTGATAATGTTTTTTGCTTTATCTTCTGAAAATCTTTCTGCAAGTACCTGACCGCATGTTTGAGGACTACCATTTGAATCTAAACGGATATATTGCTTGCCGTTTGTAATTAAGCAATCCAATTTACATCGCCCCTTTCATTTTTATAAACGTTATTTCTCCGTTTTGAATGGAAATTGTGGGACTTGAACCCACGCCCTATAGTTTATGAGACTATTTCTCTAACCAACTGAGATAAATTTCCATAAAATACTTAAAAATGAGTACAAAAACTACGATGAAAGCCGACTTTCATTACATTCTATTTGTAATATTTCTCTATATTTAGTTGTAATTAATTGGAATAATCGCAGAAACGCTATGATTAATAAAGATTTTGCTTGACATTTTTTGCCAAGCGTTCTAAACTAATTATAACATATTAGATTATTCCAGTAATCTTCTATGTTGTCTGTTGTAAGGTTCTTATCTCATATGGTGTTCCAGCACCGAGATAAGATCCTTACTTTTTTATTATCTTGTGAAGATGTTCATATCATATACCAAACATTTGTTTGTGTCAATACTTTCCAGAACATTTGTTTGTATTTTTTTCGATTTTATATTTTCATATGTCCCTTCTCAGCAAATAATATCGTTTTCTCTTTATTTTTATCTTGTGTTTTTAATGTGGACATTATAAAGTTTCTATTATATGTTATCGGAAGTCCGGTTGTAATTGCTTTAATTCCACAGGTTATGCTAATTGGAATAGCTTCACAATCAGGTGATCTTGTATCTAAATCAAATGAAGAAAACAACACATTTTCGCCACCGTTTTTCTTATATTCAGTTAACAACTTTATAGCTTCATCTACGGACACAATTCTTCCACTCATGCTAATTCCTCCACTCTGATTTTCTTTTTACCATATAAGTTTGCAAGAAAACATTTTTCCACTAAAAGTCTATCCTCTTCATTGTCAATGTTTCCCCATTTTTCAACTACATCACGCTTATCAATAGTAAAAATTTGTTCTCCTAAAACCATTGAGTCACATTTTAAACCATTAGATTTACTAGCTTTAATTACTTCGTGAGTGGGCTGTTCAACCTTTTTAATTTTACTGGTTAAGCACATGACAATCAAAGTAGGAGCAAACTTATTTCCAGAATCATTCTGAATTATAACAACAGGTCTTTCGATCTGCTGAACGTGTGATTTAGCTGATGTATTAACATTTGTTTTGACATAAAGAATATCAAATATATTAAACTCCATCATATCGTGTGTGCAGCTCCTTTCTTTATCTTATGTACCCTATTATATTACTCTTTACAATAACTGTCAAGAGTTATTTTAAAGAATTATTGTTAAAAATAACTTTTTATGATATACTTTTAAGCATAACGGAGGTGTAATATATGCTGAAATTAGATGTTAAAAAATATGTTGATAAACAGTTTGATAACCTGAATCAATTTGCTAAAGCTACAGGATTAAACTATCAAGCTGCCCAAAAAATTTACAATGGAGAAACAACCAGAATTACATTTGACAATCTTGAATCTATATGTAAAACTTTAAAGGTTACGCCAAATGACATCTTTACATTTGAAGATGTTGATTCTCCAACAAAAAATGAAGTAAATGATACTTCTATGCCATCCATATCTAAAAATATTTTACATTCAATACAAATAGATTCAAAGAATATAAAAACAGATGGTGATTCTGATAAACTTCTTATAGAACTTATACAACAAATTGTTGATAATTCTATAGAGGATCAATTAAAACAATATTCCATTAATGTTAAAAGCAAAAGCGATGACAAATAGTCATCGCCCCTACATAATTTATTCAGTTCCATCCCATGACAGATTATCTTCTTCTAATATTTCATCATTTACTTTTACCGTTGTACACAATTTATTATCCATATCAAAACAGCGATATGAACAATAAAATGGAGTATGATATCTTGATCGTATAGCAATGTCATTTTCATAAATTCTTTTCCCACAATAATAACAATTTACATATTTTTTCATAAAAGCAACCTTTCATCCGATTATTTCAAATCATCAATCAATTTCTTGACACGTTCAATCTCTTCTGTTGTATGTGGCGTTCCACCTGCATTCATGTCAATATACCACTGTAATACTTCTTTCTCTGTTTTCAGATTATTTACATGAATAATTAATGTATTTGTATTCAGATGCCTTGGATCTTCATATTCTCTATAATAAGAATTAAACACTTTAATCTCATTATTTATAAATCTCTGAATGGAAGTTAATCTCTGTAAACCATCTACACAAACAAAATCTTTATATGTATCTGGCTTTATGTTATTCATGTTCCAGTCCATCCAAAATGGATCATTGAAATAGACATCATTACCAGATTTACCACCTTTGAGAAAAAACTCTAACCACGCAATCTGTTGTTCCTCCGTCCATACATGTCCTCTCTGGAAATCTGGATTAAGTTGCAAATTATATTCTTTAATGTTTTCTTCAATCCATATAGATACTCTACGAATATCCATATTCACATGATAGCTTGCATCTCTTGTAAATTGTGGTATATCCTTAAATTTTGTATACTTCATGATATAATCCTTTCTGATCTTAATGTTGTTTCAATCGCAATAGCGGTACACCCAATAACATTTGCTATCTCTTCAAATGATTTGCCATCTTTATACATTTTCTTAATATTTTCAATATCATTATAAGTAAACCAATTTCCCAATTGTATCACCTCACTTGAAAGCTGGATTTCATTTACTATAAATCTCCTAATGGTTGAAATCCATCCCATGTATTTTCTGCAAAATCAAATTCTATAGATCCTTTATATAATTTTAAAATTATTGCATCAATATTTTGTCCATTGATTTTATTTGGGAAATTCACAATTGGCATATCAGATATATTAACTGCCTTGTCATATACAGGATAATACCCAGACATTGCATCATCACATGGTACTAAACACAGCTTATCTTTCCACATACAAATTGCAAATACATAATAACCTTTAAAGTTCTCTTTATTATCAGTAATTAACTTTTCTAACATTTCATTTATACCTTCCGTAAAAGCTAGATTTCAGTATTGCATTATTCAATTCTAATGTCTGTTACACTACCATGCATTTCGTTATACAACTGCGAAGCAATAGTTTCCAGATCGTCAAAATAATAATCCCATAAATCACATTGGAATCCATCTGGTGTGTCATTAATATAATATGTCGTGTCTAAATCCGTATCAATTGCCACAACAATACTATCGAATCCACGTTTCTCTGCATCTACATACGCAGATGTAACTTGTTCTAAAAACTCGTCCTGATCCATAGGTTCATCAAGTAAATCATATCCTACACTAATATTTCTATTTGCATACTCATCTGCAAATTTTTCTAAATCTTCTTCTGTTTTTACCCATTCTGGAACTGTAACAATATCTCCACCGCTTAATTCTACCCATACTTTTATTTTCTTAACCATTTTTATACCTCCATGAAAGTCGAAATTCATTTATTTTCTTCGTACCATAAATCAGCAATTGCATGAGTTAATTCAATTTGTAACATCCATGTTGTATTTGATCCAAAGTCTTCATTATAAGCCTTTCTAATATTGTCTAAATCTGTATCTAAATCAAAGAATCCCGTTTCCTCTACTTTAAGAAATTCTCCATACAATTTTACCAGTTCTTCTTTTGACTTAGTTTCAAAAATATTAACATGTCCCATATGTAATACCTCCATAAAATCAGTCTTTCATCTACTCTAACTCAACAAACTCAACCATATCCATATCAATAATTTCATTTGTACTTGGAATTATAATTGATGACTTACCATCACCAGAAATAGCTCCGTATTCACCTTTGTCAAGTATATAAATTCCAATAGTATATTTATATAAATATTGTTTTAATTCTTTTTTATTTATTCTATACGGCACTTTTACTTTGATTGTATCACTACTATCAATATAGTTTACTGCGTATTTATATTGAATACTAAACTTTTCATCTGGATATAATTCTTGTAAAAGTCGTTTTATATTTCTACATTCTTCCTTCATCACTCTTTATCATACTTCTTTGCACACTCTTTACAGTAAAACGGATCTTCTATACCATTATAACAGCCATCATCATAACTACCTTTAATACATCTTAAACTACTAGAAGATTTTTCATCTCCATGTTGCTCCGTAAGTATAAATTTCCCACACTTACAACAATAAATATCATTAATATCAGGCATTATATTCACCAACTTTCTTCAAAATCTTAGTTACTTCGCCAACACTTATACAGAATCTTTTGGCAGCATCTTTCTTATCTCCACTTCTATTATAAGCATTCACAACATCATCGTATGTAAATTCTTTCTCTACTGGTTCATTCATAAAGCTATCCATAATCTATATACCTCCACAATCTTTCTATAATACACTTCTCTGTTGTTTTCATTAATTACTCCTATTCTATCATATCTGAATCATCTTGTGGACATAAATAATCTTCCGGTGTTTCTTCTTCATTCGAGAAAATGCACATTCTTTCCTGATTTTTAAATATTTCTTCATCTGTGATGCAAATATATCTTAAAGTAATACGCATATCAGCATGTCCAAAAATAGTCATAAGCTGTATAAGAGCCTGTTGTTTGTCTGGTGCTGCTAAATAATAACTATGTCCAAAAGTCTTACGAAGTCCATGAGTACCAATAGACTGTTTAATACATGCTTTTATTCTATTCTTCTCAACAGTTCTATACCATGTCATTTCTCCGATATGTTCACCTTTATTAGAAGAAAAAATATAATCAGTCAACTCAGGTGTTTCATTATGATCTTCTAACCACTTATACCAATTCTGAATTGCCATTTTAAAATCACTGTCGTATCTTAATTTGACATATTTTCTTTTAATTACATTTCCACATCTATCTCTACGCTCTGTTTTTTCTGGAACAAACTTCTGTGACTTTTTAATTCTCCATCCATCTTCATATACATCTTTCCATGTGAGTTTGCAAAAATCTCCACCACGCAATCCAATATTGATCGCACATATGAACATTGTAAGATTTCGCATAGCGTTCTTTTCTTTATTAACAGTAGTCGCATTATCAACATCTGTTTTAAACACATTGTATACAGATAAAATTTCATCCTTATTATACAAGCATTCCATCTCTGTTGACTTCCCACGCCGTAATGTTTTCTGTTTTGGGAAATTGTATATCGTTGCTTTTTGTTTTTGATTGATGTAATGCTGCTGTTGAACTGCTAAAGCTGGCATAACCCCACCTCCTAATATTTTTCATTCTTCCTTATCTTCTCTAATTTCTCTTTCTTCTTGTTAAGATGTCGCACTCTTGCCCTTGGTCTGTATTTGTCACATTTCTGACAATAATGCCAATGGTTTGCATCTCTACCTTTCGTACATTCACCCATACAAATATAATACAGGCAAGGTGTTTCTCTGTCTTTTGCCATATTGTTTTCCTCCGTATTTAGTTTTATTTATCATTTGGAAATTATGACTTGAAATAGTCCAGAAAATAAGTTATAACATGTTCTGGATGTATATCAAGTCATATAACATCCTCATATGTTTTAGTGTAGGTTGTCGCTTTGGTTGGTTGAGAACCTACACTATTTTTATTTCTTCCAATATCCGTATAAGCAGCAATCACCAGAGTCCCATTTATCATAGAAATATCCATCAACTGATGCAACTGCGTGGTTTGCTACGCTTAAAAAGTATGTACCTTCTTTATGATCTTTTGTGAAACTTTCTACCGTAGGACGTTTAGATCCTTTCTTGTTACTAATTCCTATATATTCAAATCCATGTTCCTCTAAGTATCTCTTATAACAGGGCTTGCTATTTGGATTACATTGAATATCCCTTGCAATCGGAAGTAATTCATCAAATACTTCCAACCAGGTCTTATTCATTACTTTACACAAAGCACGAATAACACAATCACTCTGATCGTCTTTCTTGTCCTTGTCATTCGGTTGAAAGTATTTATAATGTTTACTTGTCATTTGTTATATCTCCTTTCTCTTAACTTGATTATATTATAGCATTAGTACCATTGTATTTCAATGGGCATTAGTACCAATATTCATAGTTATTATTTGTGATATTTATACAATAGTACCATTGTATTTCTTGTACAAAAATAAGACACCTATTAAGATGTCTTATTTCTAATTATCTCTTTCCATTTTTTCTTTAATAGCTTGCCTTATGAAACCTGCTTTTGTATATCCCTTTTCTTCACAATAAGTCGCAAGAGTAGCAGCTTCTTCTTTTGGCATAGACAGTTTAACTTGTGCATATGCCTTTTTAAAATAACGCTCATTGGCTTCTTTTTTTGCTTTTGATACTGTTATCTTAACCGCCTCCCATCATATCTCTTCTTATTATAAAGGAAATCCTCTCACGTAGCAAGTAATTATTTTATCAGTTTTAACCGCATATCACCGCATTTATACGGTGATTTACTTCCGTTACCGCTGAAAAAGTCCTATAAGTACCTATAACTTTTTCCATGAAATGTCTGTTTTATCTGCTTGAAAACAATTTTTCAGTTACCTACATATTCTCAACACATTTCATAAATGTTTTAGTTTCCATATCAAATGGGTTACAATCATAATAGAAAAGACATTTTGTAAAATCTTCTGCACACTGTAATATAAGCGTATCAATATCTGTTGTATTAGAATCAAACAATTCAATATCTGCTCCAAATACTTTACAAATATGTTCTTTTTTATTTTCATCTTTTGTTATAACTAATTCCCAGAATTTTCCTTCTGGGTAGGTATTTAAAACAAATCCTTTTTCTTTAAGCAAATTACCGTAGTTCATATTCTAACCTCCCATGAAAACAATTTTTATCATCTTTCATAAAAACTACATGGTACCTTACATTCTCCTGTCGATGATGCACCTTTACCACATAGTCCATCCTTCATGTATTTACAAGCGTCTTTTATAGCACCAATATTTCGCGATCCACAATTATTACAATGATACGATTTCTCTTTTTCATCGTACCGAATATCTCTATTTCCATAATCTAAACAAATCATAACTAATCCTCTTTTTACTTGAAAGCAATTTTTCAATTATCAATCTCACTGTTTAAATAATTGATCATACCACTCCCTAATAACTTAACTTCACTGTCGATTTCAACAATACCATCTTTGTATTTTTCCTTACAATATAATATTGCTGATGGTTTTATTTTCTCCAAATACTCCATCATGTCAAAAGAATTATTAATTTCAGCAATATCGTTTTTGATTTTCTCAAATACTTTCATTTTACTTTCCTCCTGAAACCGTCATTTTATGTTATTCTTAATCTTTTTTAATCTCTCTTGTGTTCCACCAAATTCGTAACACTTGCATGGTTGATTATTAACAGATACATCTTTTCCGTACTTCTTTCCGAAGCATCTACCAAGCCATTCTTTTTTCTACATAGCTGGCAGTTATGCTTATTTTGTCCTGGTGTAATATGCATCATTATCATCCTATTAATTAGCTCTCATTATTTCAAATATCTTTTCCTTCAATACAAGCTGACAAGCAATTCCGCAATCTTTCATATCGGTGATTGAAACATGGTTGTCCTCACAGAACTTCCTATAATCTGTAACTGCCTGATTGATCTTCTGCGGATCCAGACTTCCTACATGATCCATGATTAGATTTCGGCAATAATAGACATCGTAGTATATCAGCTTACTAGATATATATTATTCATTTTCTAACTCCTTCAGCTTTTTCGTTGCTTCTGCTCTTGTTAAAAATACTGTTTCTCCAAAAGATTCTTTGTAAAATATGATGCTAGATGTTGAAAATTCAATTGTTGTGCTTAAAATTTTTATTGATTTTATTTTTCTCCCGCAAATATTTTCTCCGCTGATGATAAAAACTGAATCTCCGACTTTACACGGTAGTTTTAATAATAATCCCTGTTCTTCTAAATCTTCATATTCAGCAAGCTTAGTAAGAATTTTGTCTGCAAACGATTTTAATAATCCATCTGTGATTTCTTCCTTTGCAATGCCCGTACCATCAATATTTCTTTCTCTTTCTGTTAATCTTTCCATTATTCCACCTCTCTTACTTCCTGATATATAATTTCCATATCGAAATTACTTTCAACATCTGCGTTCATCTTCATTACGTTTACTGATAAATTCATCAAAACTCAATATTTCTGACATGTTTATCTTCCTTTTGTTTGAAAGTTAAATTTCAAACTACTTAATACTATTTTAACATTCTTCATACCACATATCACAAATTGCACGAGTTAATTCAATCTGCATCATCCATGTTGCATTACATCCAAATCGTTATTCATATAATTCTTTTATTTTACCGATCTCTGAATCAGTATCAAACATTCCAGTTTCTTCAACTTTTAAAAATTCAGAATACAGTTTATGTAATTCTTCTTTAGTTTTAGTTCAAAAATATTTTCATTATTCGTAGTAAATATACCTCTATCATTTTATTTTTCTTTATTTAATGTTTTCAATTTCTTCCATTTTTTCTAAAAATAATTTCATTTCATTTGTGGTAAGCCCAACAACAATATTTCTATCAGAAACCGTCTGATAAGAATATAAAACATATTCATTAGAGATTAATTTCTTCGCAATATCAACTTTATGAATATATTTAGATTCTTCATTTTCTCTAACATATTCATATAAATTTTCGTTTTTTATTTTCTTTTTAAAACCGATTTCTAATAACTTTTTATCTATATTTTTACTCATTATTCTATCCTCCTAGCAAAATTCAATCTTGGAACTATTCTACTCATAATCTACTATTCCAATTTGACTTCCCTGAGTTAATACTACTTTCTTTTCTTCTCCGTATTCCCAATCATCCACTGTAAATTCATCAATGTCATCTAATTCTGTAGCAAAATTACTTCCAAATGACTGTATCATTCCAATGCAAACAGGAATATCTTCATCATAATTTTCAAGTGCAGCTTTTAAATCTCCTACTGTCATAATTTCACCTATCCTCTATTATACTTCTGTATATGCATATTAATAATCTCCGATTGACTAAGCATTCTTAAATAATCATTCTGAACTTCTTCATTGATCCAATTCTCAAATTTATTATCATACCCATGAACAACTTTAAACTGGAACAATTGTCGTAACTGACTTTCTGTATATATTTTCTTATCCGCTACACATTCAAACTGTCTCATATTCTTTACCTCTTAACATTATCTTCTATATATTTCATGTATTTTCCATGTGAAAAATCTCATTCATCTGTAACATTAATTCAAGCTGCTCAATTTCCGTTTTCAACTTTTTCATTACCAGCAAATCATTAATTGTATTATCCTCATATGTGGGAGAATCCATGTTTTGTATATTTATTTTGAAGTATTCCTGTTTCTTAGATAAATCTTCTTTCAAAGAATTTATTCTTGCAACAATCCATTCATTCATATTCTCACCCCCATAAAACTATTCTTTCATCTGCTTTTTATTTCTATATGATTCCATATACCATTCCAAAAAGTCACCATATAGATGTTTTTCCGCTTCTTTTCTGGCACTTGCAGCATCTTCTATAGTATCGTAAGTGCCAAGCCAATATGACTGCTTCTGGAATTTAATTGCTGCTCCCCATTTTCCGTTAGCCCTATGCACTCCATTGACTCCCGATGTATTATCTTTTCTCATCTTTTGACCATTTAAAACAATTGATGCTTTAGTATGTTTTTCCTTTTCTATATCATCAGCACATCCGCATGAGCGTTTCCACTCAAGATCAGATGCAGTACATGTTATCGTGTTACCACAATCACATTGACAAATACAAGACAGCCCATTTTCTTTCGTAATTCCCGTTACTTTCAGCATACCTATACGTTTTCCGATTAGATTATAAGATGTAGAGCATCCACAACTTATACTTTTACCATATATAAGATGGTATGGTGAAACTTCTTTGATTGTTCCGCACTTGCATTTACATACCCACATCTGTGTGTTATTCTTATATTCGCCTTTTTTCAAAACTGTCCAAAATCCAAATTGTTTTTCAGTGAGATCTTTTAACACAATTGCATCTTCATTGTAACAGTTTTTTCTTAATGTATCTTTTCTTTTTTCTTTGATACATTTATCGCACATTGTTGCGCTGCCACCCTTTAGTAGCTTTACAAAAACTTGTCTTGTACCACCACACAAATCACACAAACATTCCCATATAGCATATTTATTTTTAACTCCTACAATCCTCTGTGGAATTAAATGTCCAAAGTGCTGCCCTTGTATGTTTTTGATACGACTACCATTAAAACGAATATATTCATCCATTTTTATTCCATCCATACGTCCTCAATGATATTTTCTGAATTTACAGTGAATAAAAATTGTTCAGAACCTTCTGCATTTATATATGCAATTTTATCATATCCGTTATTATCACTATCTCCGACATAAACAGAAGTCTCTCCATCAACTTCGTAATCTTCAAATGCACAGATAATATCATCTTCGTCAAATTCTTTTCCAATAAATTGCTTTAAATTATTTAACACCATATCACTTGTCATAATTTTCACCCCGTTTTATTGAATATTCTTTCTGTTATTTTACCATAAATCAATCAATCTGTCACTCACCATCAATTATCTCCCGTTCTTTATATGTGTTGTTTGTAAGATCCTCATCTTGAAAACTGGTATTCATCTACTTATTGAATCTGTCTATGAAAAAATTTCCAGCATATGTTATATAAGCTATTTGATAATATTTTTCTGTTTCCCAAAATTCTATGGGAGAAGCACTTATATTATTTTCTTTTAGAATTTCTTTTGCCTTAAATAATTCTTTACTTGTCATATACCCTCCATGAAATTCTCGTTCTATCGTATTATTTATAAATCCAATAGTGCTGCTATAATTACCACTACAAATCCAAAACAAGCAATACATCCTAATGCATACATTATCTCTTCTCCTTTCCACTTGCTATACATAAACAAGTACACATCATACCTATAACTCCGCCAATAATTAATCCAATTACAATTCCTGTTATCATTTATTTTTCCTCTTTCAGCAAAATACTGTTTTTGTTATGTGTTTCGTAGCTTCATAAGTTCTATGTATTTCTTTTGCAATCTCCTTATTGCTCATGCCTTTTCTTAACATGTTTTTAATGGATAGCTTCTCAAAGTCTGTTATTTTATTTCCATGTCGCTCTGGTTTACCGTTATCTTTCTTCCATTCATAGTTAATCCATGATGGCTCTGGAAATAATGTTTCTCTTTCATATTTCTTCCAGTTAATTACATCCTGATGATTTTCAGCCCATTTCCAAAACTCTGCTGCGTCAATCAAATATCGTGTCTGATTTTTCAATTTGACCTTTTTACAAGGAAGATCATATTTATCAATCCATCTCACTACTACGCTTATATCTGAATGAAAGCATTTTGCAAGTGTTTTTGCACTAATTCTTTCCCCATAATAATGATTTAGTCCCATTTTGCTTGCTTTATGTTTTACAGATGATATACTTCTATCCAAGTATTTAGCAGTTGATTCCACCGATTGATATAGATATCTTCTATACATGTAAGTTTCTTCATCTTTTGTCCATTCTCTTCTTCCCATACACTACCTCTTAGCTTCTAGCTTTCAATCAAATACGATTTTCATTTACTCTTATGGTTCAATTAGTTTCATGTAGTTCCCATCCGCAATTACTATAAATCTAGGATTTTCTTTAGATCCCATTAATGTAATTGCAATTTTTCCGTTTGTCCAACAATCCCATATAAGTACATCACCTATAATTTCACGACATTTAATGCTATGAAAATAATTCAATAATCTTCCATACAGTTCATCATATGATAAACCTCTTCTTGTTACTAATCCATTTTTCCCATCTTTATGTGCTTCTTGAAAAGTCATATCATTCACCCCTTGAATTTAAATTTACTTATGTAACATTTCTTTTAACCATGCATTAAAATTGAAATTCTCCATATTCTCTTCTCTTTCCGTATAGTTCCCGTTATAATTACGAAAACAGTTTCCAGAATCACGTTTGTCTTTATCCCAACATGATACATGCTTATTTGTCCCTTTCATTATTTTTCACCTCTTCCATCAGATATGATAATCCCTTACTATAGTGACGATTGAACCAATCATATACAGTATTCTTATTAGTTCCTTTTGGAAATGCATACCATGCAGCTTTAAGATTTCCATTACGATCAACAGGAACGTTCTGAAATTCTTTCCATAAAATTTCTATATTTTTATCAATTACATCTTGTAGCGTTAATTCTTTTTCTTTCATATAGTTCTCCCATAATTTATGAATTTGTTGTATGATTTACAAAAAGGATTAAAACATCTATCCACTAACACAAATTTCCCATTAACAAAATCAAAATACTGTTTTCTGCTTTTCTGTCCGCATACATAACAATAAATCATATTATCACTCACTTTCTTAATATAGTTTCTTAAAAGTATCAATGACTTCCTGGCGTAACCGTTTTCTTTCTTCAAGTTCTTTTCCTTTGTATAATTCCATTCCGTGATCTGCACTGGTAACATAATGTTCTCCATCATTGCGTAAATAAACATCTATTTCTTCAGTTCTTTTATTATCTAAATACATTTTCATATAAATATGCGTTCCATATGTACGTTCTTCTAATTTAATAGCCATAATTTTCACCTTTCTTCAATCTGAAATCATCATTTCATTTACTTTAATACAATTAACTCTGCTTCTTCGACATATTTCTTTGCAGCATTATATCCATTTCTATTAAGTTCACCTTCAATACTAAACCAAAGTGAATCTAAAAAATTTGGAATAGATGCAAAATCTTTGTTTTGATATTTTTCTCTATATCGTTTATACGCCGTTTTATATAATTCATCTACTAAATCACGCTTCATTGTATTTCCTCCATTCTTCCAAAGAAACTCTTGTTTCATTCTTATACATATGTTTATTTCAAAGAATTTCCATTGCAATAATAGTTTTTTCTATTCATACAATACTTTTTAATAGATTCTCGATTTTCTACAGTATCAATCCATCCCAGATATTTTCTATCAAAGTTATCTGGAAGTTCATAAACGGGAATGATTTTAATTCCATCTACAATGGCTGCTTCTACAGCATCATCATCTGATTCAAAAGCATCTACATCCCCAATGGCTTCAATTTGTAACATTCCTGTTCCATCAAAATTAATAACATCATATCCTTTATTTACATTTTCTAATCCCCATTCATTAATAATCTCTTCAATATCACTGTCTTCATATCCTAATTTTTTGAAATGTAAATATCTATTCTCTTCTAATCCTTTTTTCATAAATTCTGCATAACTCATAATATTTTCCTCCAATCTTCAATTTGAAATAATTTCCTATTTATAAGATAAATAAAATTCCAGTGTTTTTATTTTCTTTTTTAATCCTGCCATTTCTGTTAAAACAGTTATCATATTATACTCAAAACGTTCACTATTAATCGCATGTTCCATAAACCACTATAATTTTTCCTGTTTATCTTTTAAATCTTTCTTTGCATTCTCTAAATCTTTTTCCATTAATTCATTCATTCCAATATTCCTCCTTTGAAATATCTCTTTCATCTATTGATTCTCTGTTAATTAAAACAGGTGGCACTCTATATCAAGTACCACCCATAAGTATGTAATATTATCGTTCTGTGTATTCCCATTCCGCAATAAAGTCAAATGCTTCATTGTAATACATAGGGTTCAAATCCTTGTAAGAACTACATCCAAACTTTTCCTTTAACTCATTCCACATATTAATGAAATAGCTTTTTGAGTAACATTTGTATTTAGTTCCATGCGCTCCATCCAGAAGTTTATTGATTCTGTCTTTCGCTGCTTTATACAACTTCTGTTGCTGTCTAGTGGATAATGTCATATTTTCCACCATCTTGTTAAGCATTTCCGTTTGCTCTCCGAGAAGATCTTCTATTGCGTTGATCTGAACTGTTTGACCTTCTAACTGCTTTTCAATGGAATTTCTAAAGGTATCAAAATTAATTCCAACAATGGAGGTATTTGTTTCCTTAGTCATTTCATATTTTCCAGTCTTACGGATAGTCGGAAGAACTTCTGTTGTTACCCATAATCTGAATGGTTTTGCAATAGGTTTCTTACTTCTTAAAACTAAAGTATAGAATCCAGATTCACTAATAATATTAGCTTCACCTTGACGACCTAAGTTGAACTTAGACCGTTCATAAGGCTCTAAACTTGCCATTGCTACCGTTGGATTGCTATGCTCTAAAATTTTACACACATCAGTTGCAACAAACCAAGGCTCATTGTCAATTAAAACCATTCTAATTTCGCCAAAAGTTTCATTTTCAAATACTTGCAATTCATTTCTTTCCATTTGCAATTCCTCCTGTACTTGCATATTATTTAGTTCTCAATGTGCATTTGTAAAATATTGGAAATTTTCTGATTGACTAACCAGTAAGAATTAGATATACTAGATATAGTCAATCTGCTTCGGCAGTTTGGTGATGGAAGAGGTTTGTTGCTGTGGTAGGTGCTAACCTCTTCTTTTATTTTTCCTGTTGATATATGTCATAGGAAATATTCTTTTTGATCTGAATTTTTCCATCAACAAAACCTTGCATTAATACTTCTATAGCTTCATTGAGTTTGAAACCTTGTTTCTTGCACTCAGCTTTAAAAGCATTCTGTATAGTTTCCTCAACAGGAGTTGCAAAAGTTTTTCTTGCCATTGCTTAATCTCCTTTACGATTATTATATTACTACTTATATACTCATTTGTCAATTAGTATTTTACTAATTCTTTACTTATTTCCAATTCATAAGCACTATCGTAACTGCTAAAACTTCCATTCTAGCAGCCACTAACTACAAACGAATCATGCAATATGTAATCCTGATGCTTTCAATAATGCTTCAAATACGTTTATCAATTCTATCCTCATTTTCTTTTTAGCAACTGAACCTTTCCCGCCTTCTCTTATACTATCATCCAGGCGTGTTTTGTATTTTCTTACTTTATCATTCGCAAACAGATCAATCTCTTCTATTTTTCCGTTATCCATCTGCATTCTCATAAAAACGTGTGTATTCTGTTTATTTCCATCTGTATATTCTATAAAACTTGCTAAGTTCTGCATATGTTTTCCTCCGTCAACTCAGTATTGCTACTATAATAAGTATTGTAAGACCAATTCCCAAGCAATAACCTAATTCGTACATTTTAATCTTCTCCTTTAATTTCATAATCACTTCCGAGAAAATGATCTATTGTATATGTTTCCACTTCTTCAATCCAATCAGATTCTTCATATTTTCCATTTTCAAAATCAATTGCCATCTCTGCAATTTCCGTTGTTAATGCCATACTATCAACTTTTTCATTGTTTACAGAATATACAGTGCCATCTTGCACCATGTCGTTATAGCATTGCATCATAAGGGCTGATGTTTCTGATATTTTCCGCTCATGTTCTGTTCTTTCACCAAAACGAATCATCTTTAAGATTTCCAAAATCCTATTAGTATATCCATGAATACCTTCATACATTAACCAACAATCAAGGATTTCAAATTCTGTATATTTCTTTTTTACTTCCTCTAATGTCGTGTAACTTGTTTCATTCATATAGTTGAATGCTTCAAGTAAAGATTTTCCCATTGTCCATTCCTCCTGTTTTTGAGTATAAAAATAGCCTTATAGGTTTATTCTCTACAAGGCTATAAAAGATACATTTCATCGTTATTCTTCATTAAAAATTTCCGCTATTGTATTACTTAATTTAATCATAACTATTTCCATCCTTTCTTACGGTATATAATCAAATTCCGCTAAACCGCCATTATCCATTACATAAGCTTGCGCAGCTTCACTATATGTTCCATCAAAGTTTCCGTTCTCTGTATCGTAATCACTAACATGATCTCCAATTTCCATCTCATAGAAACAAAAGATATTAGATATGAGATTTTCCATATCTGTTTTAGGTTCATATCCCTGTTCTCTAATCCAGATTGCCATATAATCATAATCGCATAATTTTTCTTTTGGATATGTACTATAATCTTTTTCCTCTGTCCATCTTCCATATGTATCAACCATAGTTCTTATCCTCCATCACTCACATTTAAAACTGTCTAATACGTTCTTTAAATTTTCCAACTGATTCTCTGCTTCCGTTCTTGCGTATTCGTCCACGTAGAACTGTTTTCTTTCCTGTCGGCATTCTTCAAGAATATTATGTAATTGTTCATCTGTACTGTTAATAATAACTATTTCCGCAACTTCCCAATCCTCTACATCTTGCATTTCTCTTTCATCAAGATAATGATTATATAAGTCACGTTCCTGTAACTTCTGCTCTATATCATTGTCAGGGATAGGATCATCAATCCAATTCTGCATACAGAAATGTAACAATTCTATAGATTTTCCATTGTATGTAGACATATGGAAACTATTTCCTCCGGCAATGTCATACCATGTGGGTATTTCTCCATTTGTATTTATTTCCACAATATAGCGCAACTGAGTATTCTCAATTGCTTCTTTATACGCTTCGATTCCAGTGTTGATAATCTGTTCTTCATTCCGTTCTATTAACTCTAACCACTCATTCATCATGTTTACCTCCAGAAATTTTCCAACAAAAAAAAAGGAATCCAATTCAAACGGATTCCTTTAGTCATTCTCTGTTATTCTGTATTCTGTTTTAATTCCATTCATATCCATACTGATCACAACCGCGTCCATAAAAATAACACTGATTACCTGCACATTGATGACCATGTATTAACCCAATTGATTCCTTATACCATTTTTGCATACAGACCATTTCAGATTTTTTAGGTTTTCCATTCTTACAATAATTATCGTTATTATACCTAAATTCTTTTTCTTCTTTTGTTAATGGTTTTTCTTCACAAATTTTATATCCGCCAATATTAACCCATGTAATCCTATATCTTTTCTGAGACATTTAATTTCCTCCAATTCTTCTATCTTATCCCACAAACTTCCATAATAATATGTGTTTAATGTTTCCAAAATCTCATATTGTATAATATTATAAGGATATACATTATCTTCATTATGAGATGTGATATCAGGTATCACCACACCTTTACGTTTCCATTCATTTTTGTCATATTCGCCCCATGTTTTATTAGCACAATCAACAAATAAATGTTCTACGTCGTCCCAATATATGTAAGCGATCGATTTACTTAATATTATCTTATTCTTATCAAATATCGTTCTTTCCGCTCTAACTAATGAATACATATGTACCTCCTATTCTCACATTCCATAGAAAATGCTTTCTTTCCTATGTCTATCTCTTTCAAAATCTTCCTGTACATAGTCCCATTTTATAGCGTTCTCTATAGCGTTTAATTCGTCCATAGAGAGCTTTTTATTTCCATTCCATATGTATATAGGATCAACTTTAAATTTGATGTATTCAAGCGGTAAATCGTATTTTTCCGCTAGCAACTTATAAAATGTTCTCTTGTTCATGATACAATCCATAATACTCCATCATGTCCTTTACATTTTCTTCTTTTCTAGCTTCTTCTCTTACTCTTTTACAAACAATATGAAAAGCTGATGGATAATCAAACCTTGATAATTTTACTTCTTGATCAATTTCTTTGAAAAATCCTTCTGTTAAAAGATATCCTTCCGATTCTACTTGATTTTGAGCATCTTCAAATAAGTCTTTCTTGCTCATGTACACCTTTGACAGTTCCATATACCAAACAAGATTGTTAATGTTTCTGCTGTCTTTAGATGCTATTACATCATTATCATTAATGATATATGTATTATACAGTTCCTTTACCTGTACAATGTTGTTTGGCGATTCTGTACATCTTAAATTATTAAGTTCCGTTCTTGCATCTTCATATTTAATCATGTTTTATTCCTCCATCATGTTCTCTGTATAACTTTCCATATAACTGTTATACAAATTATAATAAGTTTCCGCATTATCTGTCAATATCAATTCCAATGTGCTAGTCCATTCATTAACAAAACGTTCTAATACAATCAGATATTTTCTTAATTTCCATCTTGACAGCTTCAAATTGCTTTCCCCTACTTCACAAAAGTAATTGTCAAGCGTTCCACCTGGGACGCATTCTACATCATAATTTCTTTCTTGTAATGCGTTCACAATGTTATCGCACTTTTCCATTGTGATTCTCATTCTTACATCTTTCATGTTATCAATCCCTTCCTTATTATATAGTGTTCTGTTTAATCGTTCAATCGGCATACAGAAATATTTCCGTATGCCTATCAGCGGTCAAACATTGTATAAACGGTTAATTGTTTTCATTGTTTCCATCATTAAACCGTATTCTGTAAACTTATCAGCAGAAATAATAGAAGATTTTCCACAAACGTCAATCATTACGCCGTTTGCAATTGGATTATATTCTACTGTTACTCTGTTTCCGCTTGTGTACGGATTTAATGCAAGTGCTTCATTAAGTTTGTTGATCCATTCCATTTTTCTTTCCTCCAGTTATTCATATAATTTTTCAATTGCCAAAGTACACATTTTCCAATGCTCTTTATTTTCGTTATGTATTTCTTCAAAAGCATCAAAATCTAATTTTTCCAGCAGTAAAATATATGCGTGATACCGTCCAATCTGATATTCCGTATTTAAAATAGCAGTCTTTGAGTTTTTATCCTTAATTTGCTTTGCAAAATTAACAGCTTTTTCAATAGCTTCATAAGCTTCCTTTTTCAATGTCTCAATCATTCTTATTTCCTCCTATCTGAAATGTGAATTTCAACTTGTTATTCTTCCGCTAATTCAATACAAATTCCAGGTGTTGTATCATTTTCTGTATATGGGAATATATAACTTATGTCTTTGTTCATAATATTTTCTGGAATATCTAGCTCATTGTTATATCCTTCGCAATAAATAATTGGATTATCTTCTGTTTCCCAACATTGAATTTTTATATATCCTTCAAAATGAACACCGCTTTCCATTAATGTTCTTAATGTCATAACCTTATATTCTCCTATTCTTCCATATCCTGATATGCAAAATTTAAACGTTCTTCTAAATCTTCAATGCTATCATGTAAACTGATCAATGTTTCATCATCTGCATTATTTTCCAGTGCAAGTTTATATTCACGTTTTAAATTTGCAAGTGCTTCTTTTAACGTGTTTGGTTTCTCATACTGTCTATACATGATTTACCTCCTAAAATTCCGCTTTCAGCTTTCCATTGTACTTTTCAGTGTATTCAAATTCAGGCTCACCAAAATAAAACCCTGTTACTTCTATACTAATACAAAGATTTGTTGCCTTTTCGATTATATCCGACATAATAAAGGTTGCATCTGCTTCTGATGAATAACATCCATATACAACTTTTTTATATGCATCTGCTTCGCCTCCATCGTATGTAATAGTTTTGTTTTTCTTATCTTTAATTATAAACATGTTGTTTTCCTCCATGAAATTGTACATTCATCTATTTACTACTCTATCCAGGAACGCTGTTATATAAGCGTTTAAAGCGTTTCCAGATACATGATTCTCTATAACATTGCCATTACATACAGTAGCAACGTTACAATCGTTTGAACACGTTTCCAGATGGATAACTTGACCATCTTCATATATATTAATTTCCATTAACGTTCCACCACCTCTCTGATATAATAATCTTTCAGATAAAATCTACTTGAACGTGGATTATTACGCTTTATGATGTACCCTCTGCCGTATTTCCCTCTATAAGGTTCTTTAATTTCTTTCCCAACAGGGATATAACCTCTATCGCTTGCAGTGTGGTGATAGTTGTATTTTACTTCTTTCATGCTTTCCACCTCCTACTGTATAAAGTCCCAACGTTCTATAACATCATCATCGTAATTTGAAAATGGATTATATACGCAATAAGTAATGATTGTATTTCCTTTTCTTGCATCCTCTACGCTTGCGTATGAGATATAATAACCACCATCCTCCGGCGGATTAAGTACTTTCCCGTTCTTTTCGTTATCGGTTACAATGCCGTAAATGCGTTCTATGTACATAATGTTATGATCTGCTCTTGTTGTAAGCATTTCCTCTGTTAAGTCATTACAATCAATGACTTTTGTGATAGGTGCATTTTTTGCGACATCTGGAAATGTTCTTGCCTGTACAGGTGTAAAAGTGTTTCCAATAATGCTTACTGTTGCAAGTGTGATTGTGATAGCTTTCTTGATTCTGTTTTTCATAATTGTTTCCACCTTTCTATGTAATGTATTCTCTTAGTATCAATAACCTCTTGTAATGTAATCCAGGAACATCCAGACAGGCATTGTAAACAGGAAGAAAGCGCAAATATATGTAAGTGCTGTTTTAACTTTCCGCTTGCGTTCCTGTTTAAATACCGCTTTCCAATAGGCTCTTGTTCCATAAATCTTTTCCATAGTAGTTTCCCTCTTTTCTTGTTGTGTTGTTTGCCATTATAAGCACTATAAAAGGCACGAATGATATATTCCATTCATGCCCTATTTAGTGATTATAAAGCGTTTTACGCTTCGTATTTCCGTTCTAATTCTTTGCAAATTTCAGAATCATAGCTAAATGGATATTCCTTTACAAGTCCATTCTTACTGTAAATACTTGTGATAAACTTTACATCATAGAATGATGTATAATTCAGTGAGTATGTAATTGTGTTATTGATATAAATATTTACTGATTGTCCGTTATCGTAATACTGAAAAGGTGCATCCGATATTTCCAGATCATCAAGAACTTTCTTTCCTTCATAGTAATTTCTTTCAAACTGTTCTTTATTTCCCCATGTTTCACCTTTTGTAAGTTCTTGTAATATTGATACGATTGACATATTATTTCCCCTTTCTTTATTAATTTTCCTTTTCTAATAACATTTCTTCACGCTCTTCTGTCAATTTAGCAATAGCAGGCTTCATAACTTCTTTATAGTCGTATCCATGAATTGTAAACCATTTCTTTAACTGTGCGCTTGTACACTGTAAACCATCATTACGTAATTCTTCATTGACGCATTCTGTTAAGGCTTGCCATGCAATTGAATGTACAGGTGATCTGCGATTATCGACTAACTTGTGATATAAGTATTCTGTTCTTGAAACATTAGTTGTATAATTTACAACTTCACCTGTAAAGTAATCAATATCAATTTTACCTTTATAATCAACAAATTTTCCATCCAATACGTTGATTGTTGCGCTCTGGTTTGTTTTCATCATAATATTTTCCCTCATTCTTTCTATGTAATTTGTGCTGTTTGTAAAGTTTTTATCTCTATGATATATATGCAAAATCACCTTGCACACCTGTTACAATAACCATTTTTCCATCATGACGGCGGTAAACCACACCACAACCATGATTGATACTTGACCATACACGCCAACCCTTATTAGTAACAGGACGTTGATTTTTGTAATCCCACCATGCAAAATGTGGTTTGATTCCATCTTTTTCCTGTTCTAAAGCGTTATTGATGATTTCTGATTCTGTAGCAGTAAGAATCTTTCCATCTTTTTCACCGATTAAATACAGTTTTTCACTTGTCATGTGTTACCTCCCCATTAAAGCGTTGATTGTCTCAACGTTCTTTAAAACCTGTTTACGTGTCTTTTCATACTGTTTTGACATTGCTTTAATTTCTACAATGTCTTTTCTAATAGCTGTCGTATAAGGATTTTTACGACTGAATAACTTTTTGAACATTGTTACATTTTCCTTTCTATAGTTCTCTGTTTATAGGTACTAAAAAGCACACAAGCGTTATTTACTTGTGTGCTATGTTACTGCCTATAAATTACTTGATACCCAACGTTTCGCGCTTGTAAGTGATTTACAATTCTTTAAAACTGTATCATTTGCAACTACGTCATAAGTGTTATTATATGTAAGTTCAATCCATACATATTGACCATATTTAGGATTGTTAATCTCTTTTGACCATTGTGTTGGTGTGCCGTTCTCTGTATCACATTCGTGAATAATATGCCATTCTTTCATTGTAAAACCTCCTTAAAATATGGATTTCATTTTGTGTAATATTTCTGTACGTTGATGGTATCTTCCAGATCGCACATCTTACAACCTTTTACGTTGTCGAGTTCTGCTTCAATATCAACAGGAAATGCAAGACTTTCAAAGGTTTCTTTGCACTCCTGTAAAATCTGATTTTGGATTGCATCTGGCAACTCACACACGTATGTATGAGCTGTTATTTTAACTTCACTTGTTTCGATCTCCTGTTCTTCCTGTTCATTGTTATTTGAAAATCTAAAGAAATCACTTTCATCAAAATGTAAATCATACTCCCATAATTTGTGTAACTTGCTTTCGTTTGGCTTACGATGAAAAACAAGTTCCCCATCATTATCATCTGCCCATACGCTAAAGGAGCAACGTGTACCCTGTAATGTAATGTACCAACCTTCTTTATAACAGGTTAATGTGCCTTGCTCTAATATCCATGAGGAAGTTAATTCAAAGTTACGCTCTAAAGCGTTAAGTAATACACGCTTTTTACTATGAGGCATTTCCTCTAATATCCATGTAACAATGTTTTTTAAATCTCTGTTAAATTTTGTTAAATCCTTAATCATTTTTAAATCCTCCTGTATATTATGTATTCTCTTTTTGTTTTCACCTTTGCGAAAAACTGGAATGTTAGAAACTGACCAGACAACTACTACTTGCTAATCAGGTACAAACCTTTCACGTTTGCCCGTTGTTTTTTATGTCTGCTTTGCTCACTCTTTTATTTTTCGCAAAAATCAAAACAAAAATCTTTTATTGATATAAGATCAACTCTGGAATTTTTGTTATATCGCTTGAACACTTTTTTATCCTAACCAATTAAGGCTAGCGGAAATTGTCATTTACAATCATGTATATCATCACTCCTTTTTATGGAATCAAGGTTTATAAGTAACAATTGCTTTTTCAAGATTTTAAAAACCTTTTGAAATATCCGATTAAAAGCTAACCAGATGTCGTTAGACTTGAGGTATCTACTTTTTTCAAGTCGGCGTGCCATTTCTGGTTTGTCAAACGGCTGTATTGCTACAGATCTCACGACTATTTCGCTTTACCTCACAAGCGGTAACGACTCCGCTTGTCACGATATGAAGTTTTCAATACAACTTTTCTGTTGATAAGATTACTATACATGTCTGACAATTATATTTCAAGTACTTTTTTATACGTCATACCTATATTTTTATAGTCGTTATGCACAATTCAAAAGTTATTTTATAGTGCATATTGTACAGTTTTTACAAAGCAGATGATTTACCTGTACAAAATTGCTAATTTAGATATATACGTATGACGTATATTTATGTATTATCACAATAAAAATGGCATTGTGCAAACATAACAAAGTTTTTATATTAAATTATGCAAATTAAACAAATTGATATTTTGTATTGTGCTATTTAGTGCATATATAATTAAAAATCACTTATATTATTGTGCATAATTATTTTCATTAGCACTCCAGGATGCACTGTGCTAAAATAAAAATTTAATGTATTGTCATATTGTTTTAATTGTATATAGTCTTTTGTGTTAAGTTATATATTATAATTTATTATTTTCAGACAATATAATAATAATCAAGCTATTATTTATACGTATGACGTATTTATTTTACAATTTAGCTTGAATTGTGTTAGATTAAGACACAATTATACAATTTGCACAAATGAATTATGCGCTATTATACAAAATGATTGCATTATTATAATAAGCATGATAAAATTGCAATATATGACTAAAAAAGGAGTGTGTATCATGACTGTAAAGTATAAAGATGCTCATAACAGAGCCACAAGAAAATATGATGAGGCACATTATAAACGGATCAGTGCAAAGATACCTCTTGATATATATGAGAAGCTTGTAAAATGTGATAGATATGACAATAATAACCAGATCATCAATCTACTTATATTAGAAGAGATTGAAAAGGATATGAATTAATAAGCCTGCTGTAGCTGTCTGGACGTTGTGAGCAAGCTGTGGTTATAGCGTAGCTGTGGGGAAATAACAGACACGAAATAACCACATATAAATAATAGGAAGTAATACAATCAACCTATTATGATCTGTATAACCTGTTATCATGCTCAAAATGTACAGATAGCCATATAAGCGTGTATTTGACGTTTTAAGGGCTTTTAATGTTTATATGATAATTATATCGAATAGTGTGCATAAAGTCGTTTATATGGCGTTTTACGGCGTTGTTTTTAGAATAGGATGTACTTATGAGCGTATATCTGGATATATTTAAACGTGCAGCATGATGATATTTATGTATCATTTTAATATATTTTTGAGTGTATTTTTACGTCAAAATGTGCGCTATTTTATGCAAGAATATTGTGTATTTATACAGTTTTATTGATGTATTTTATGCAAAATTTTGTATAAGATAGCGTTGTTTTTGTGCGTTGGAATGGGTAAAATATTGCGATAAAATTGCGGTCAAGTGTGGATATTTTGTCTGAAATGTGATGGAAATGTGATGTATTTTTATCTTGTTTGGAGTGTGGTTTTTCATGTGATAGTGTGATAATTTTATCTGTTTTATGTGGTATTTTATGTCCTGTGATGGGATAATTTTGTTGTGATCTGCTGTTATATTTTAATCTCTGGATGGTGTTAGAATGTGCTTATTTACAATGATTTTAACGGATGCAGTCTTATATAATATTGTGTGGTTAGTGTGGCTATATTATGTGATTGTTTATGTGGTATTATGTTATATTGTATGAGTATGTATTGGAGTATATTGTATAGTATATCATAGGTATATTATAATAGTAGTATTATGTGATATATGAGCGTGTAATGTATAGTATATCATATATGTATATTGTAAGTTATATGTGATATATTATGTATATTATATTATATATTATGATGTATATTATTGTGGGTTTATGTTTAGTTGTTTGATGGTGTTATGTGGGTATATTATATGTTATGTTAATATAATTTTATATTGTATTTGGGGATGTGATTTGGTCTGCTGTTGTGCGTCCAGATTGTTTTATTTCGTCCAGATTTTTGTATTATGTGAGTGTGTTACAATTTTTGTGTTACATTTGTGTATTATGGTGTAGTGGTGTGCTATCCCATTTTTACCGCTGTTTTTGATGGCAAAGTGGAGTGTATTGGTCTATTTTGTTACGTTTTTGTGGTGCAAGTGGTGATATAAATTTATGTTATGATTTTGTGTTACAATCTTGTAATCTGATTTTTTGTTGGAAATCCAACATAGCGAACAGAATTGACCAATAGTCATTTATTCACGTTTTTCGCTCATTTTCTCTTGTTTTCTTTCATTTTCTCACTTTTCCTTTTTTCGAGTATACTATAATAATATTTATAATTGTCTATATAATTAAAATCTCCCGTCCCGTGATCCTATCCAGAAGCACGATAAAATTTTAGTTTCATCACAAAAATTTTTTGTCTGCTATACCGCCCCATGTTTTATCCCTATTCAAAAAAGTCAAATAATAACAAAACTTGACTTTTTTACACATTCCACAAAAATGTAAAAGTTAGATTTATCTAATAACAGCAAGGCTTTTCGGGGATTGCATAGTTTACTATTTTAATCCATTTTTGATCCTGTTTTAGAATGTATACCAGTGTAACGGGGGATAGTTTACATTTATAAAATTAATATAATATTGCCGTATTCCCTGATGAGTTCAACTCACACTACTCGTCCAAAAATCAAAACTGGTAATCCATCACTCTACACTCACCACCAGCAACAAAAAATTTCTCACCCTCATACCACCTCACAAATTGCACCAAATCTACACACAATTCACCAAAATAATCAAAATGAGTTCGAGACAGAGTTCGACCGCACCCTTACATATCAATACAAAATAAATTTTCTGACAATTCTAAATCACCAATTTTTACCCAAAATTACCTACTCCAAATCACAAATTCCCTTGCAAAATCTAACAATTTACGAAGTCCTCTCGAAGTGAAATAATCACATAACAAATTTAATCTATACACAATTCCAAATAATTCACTCCATCTTAATCCTGCAATATCCCAAATTCCCTTGCCACATCTACCTAAAACGCAACAATCACTTCCTATTATAAGCGCACATCACTCTCCTATCTCAACCAAAAATATCACCCAGAATACCTATCTCGAAGTCCATAATCTTACATCATCAGGAAATACCACTTTAAATTGTGCCAAACTTTCACACAATTCTAATCACTAAAATTCACTCAAAATATATCATAAAAACTTGAAGTGCCAAAGTGACATCTCAAGATGCAATCACCAAACTCCATATTACCCCTCATATCATCTACAACTCTAAAATCAATTTTATTCTCACTATTCTAATGTACAACTTAAAGCAGACATCACAACTACCTCACTTGATCAATTTAACACCTATACATTACAATTTTTAAATTAAATCTACAACAAATATCTCAAGCAGAATCTCAAACAGAGAATCTTATATAGAAAGATAAGGGGGGGGTACTTTTACATCCACATAAAATCACTACTCTCATATCCCACCCATTCCAAAATTTTCACCAGATAAAAAATAGATCCTCTTTATTTCAAGTGGATAATCCATAATCAGAAACATACAAACCAAAATATTTCAATTTGTAAAGAGAGAAATAAATATTATTAAAAAAATAAAAAGGAGATTTTGTAAATGATTACACAAGAAACTAAAACTTTTATTCAAGTTGAAACAGAATATTACTTTCATGAAAACGGATTATATATTGATCCAATGTTACTGGTATATCCATTAGTAACAGAAAAATATTCTTATCATCACTATAAGCAAGAATTAGACAACCATATTAAACATCTTATACGATATTTAATTTTAATTGATATTTTAAGCCAAGTAAAATACTACTAAGGAGATTACACAAATGACATATCCAGAAATTAACACATTAACATCACCATTATCCTGTTTACCAATTAATAAACCAATCATCTCATATTCCACTTATATAAGAAATAAACTCAAAGATTTAGATTGTAATTATTGGAGAGTACATACATCTGATGGATATATTGAATTTGATTCACAACATTTCTATGGAATATCCAATTATCACAAAAGAAATAATGTTCTTTCATCGACAACATTAAACAAAATCAAATCCATAACAAATAAATATCTTGCCGATAAGAGAATATACATATCAGAAATAACACCACAATCATACTACTATCTCTCAAGAGGTTATGGTAAATCAATCAGAGAGTTATGTTATTTCATAAAATTAATATTAGATTCAGAAAAGAGTCGATATCTATATAACCCATATTCATCAGAATACACAGTGCAAAATTATAAATCTGATATGGAGAATTTATATAAAGCAATGATTTCACAAAAGATACTTAACTCATATGAAACACAAAATAACTCTACAAAACAGAAAAGTAATAACAAAGAAGAAATGAGCTGCTTAAAAATTATTGCCGATAAAAACAATACAAATAAAAAATTTCACAAATAAAGGAGATTCACCACTATAGGAAACTTAATATTATCAGCAACCGAAAAATTTAACAACACATAACAACACATAAAGAGAAACTTCTAGTAGCAACAATTTTTGACACAAAATAATTATCCTTTGTGAGAATAAATAAGAACTACATCAAAAATCAATTTGAAGGGAGAAACACATAAATGTCCACTAAGACCATTACAATTGAAAATCACAACCCAAAATATAATAGATTACTGAAAAACTTAGCAAATCAATCAACTGATACTATCCTGGAATGGAAAACGTATTTCAAAAAATGTAAAGTAAATCCAAAATGTAACACTGACTATTTCATAATGGCTATTCAAGTGTGTGAAGATATTCTAAAAGAAAGAAGAGAGAAATAATATATATGACAGATTTAGAAAAGAAATTAAACAAGATTTACAATTATGCTGATTTAATCAATTCGGAGAATCTACTAATACTATCAATTATTGGCTCCCTGTTAAGAGAGTCTGATAAACCAGAGATCGAAAAATGTATTAAGACTTATATTCAGCAAAGAGAGAATATACAAAAAGGAGTATACGAAGATGATGTTGAGATTACACAATAATTCTAGTTAAAAATTTTTAGGTATAAATATATGTACCTAAATGAAGATAATTTTAGAGAAGATAAAGATAAGATAGTTTTAAAGAAAAACAAAGACAAAATCAAACAAAATACACGAAGTGTAAATATTCTTCTCTTGTTATATATGAGTCTATATGGATATTGACTGCACAAACTGACTATATATATGTACCTAAATGAAGAAAAAATATACTTTTAGGTACATATATATGTACCTAAACGGGTTTTTCTTTACAACTTTACTATGATAAAGAATTTGAGGTGATGATATTGATTGTATGAGAATTGATTTGGAGAATATATAAATGTAACAAATAAACTTTACGGCAATTTTGCCAGAATGTTGAAAATATAAAAGGAGTACAAAATTGAGAGAATTAAAAATTGATCCAGAATTGAGAGACTTACTTCCACCACTTTCTGATGAAGAAAAAAAGAAACTTGAAGATAGTCTGTTAAAATTGGGATATAAAGGAGCACCAATATATACTTGGCATGGATATATTGTAGATGGGCATAATCGTTATGAATTATGTAGAAAACACAATATTGATTTTTTAACAGATGATTTGGATTTAGGTGATAATGCGACAATTATTGATGTTATGGAATGGATGATTAATACTCAACTTGGTAGGCGAAATCTTCCACCAGCTCAAAGAATATCGGTTGTTGATAAATTCAAAAGAAAAATTCAAGAACAAGCCGAAAATAAGAAAATAGAATCTAATCAATTATTTCGTGGAAATAGATATACAGGAAAGTTAGAGTCTTCTCCAAATGGAGAACAGTCTAAAAAGATTCATACAGATAAAGAACTTGCAAAAATGGCAGGTGTAGGAACAGGTACTATTGCAAGATATAATCGTGTAATGAATTCTGATGACGAAGAATTAAAGAAAAAAGTTCTATCTGACGAAGTAAAAATAAATACTGCATATGAAGAAATTAGAAAAAAAGAAACTCGTATATGTAAAGTTTGTGGAAAAGAAAAGAAAATAATTGATTTTTTTGGAAATGATAATATATGCAAAGAATGTACTCGAAAAGAAGCTGAAAAAAATGTCAATATCCCAAAAATGCAATCAAAGTCAACTCAGATAGAAGATATAAAAGATGTATACGAAGATGTTTTAACCGCCAAAAATGCAAAAGATCAAATAAATCAAGATTATGAATTAAGTTGGTTAAATGAAACCTGTACAGATTTTATTTCACAAGTTAATGATAGACTATTTGATTTATTGTGTGCGGTTGAAAAAATGGATAGAGAACATATTGAGGAAGCAAATAGCGTGTTTGAAAATTTTATATCTAATGTCTTTGATATACAAGAAAAATTAAATAATAAAATGAAAGTTGAGGAAATGTAAATGAAGAAAGAAAATTTATCAAAAGAGGAAATGCTACTTAAATATGGAGATATTGAATCTGAACCAAGATATGAACGTTTAGATTCAAGCATGCTTCATGCTGATTTACCTTATCAGAATGTATTTGATCAGTCTATTGTTGATAAGATTGTTACTGAATTTAAAAAATATTTATTAAGACCATTAGAAGTAAGCTATCGTGATGGACAGTATAATGTTATTGATGGGAAACATAGACTTACAGGTATTAAAGAACTTGAAAGATTAACCGGTGTTAAAATTCCAGTTCCATGTTGGGTTCATTATGGTTTAACTGCCGAAGGTGAATGTAAATTATTTGTCGATTTAGAAAATGAAAAAAGAACAATTGGATCTATGGAATTATATAAAGCCGCTTATGAAGCAAATGATGATTATACTGTAAACTTTGTAGATACCATTAGAAAAGTTGGATTTATTTTTGACTTTAGCTCCAATGCAAAAAATGGAAGAATACATATGACTACTACTCCTTCTAAGATTTTAGACAAGCTTGGACAAGTTGATTTTGAAAGATTTCTAACATTGCTTTATGTTACTTGGAATGGAGACAAGGATTTCTTATCTCAAAGATTTATGAATGGATTCTGTAATTTTTATGATAATTATAGGAATGAAATTAATGATAAATTATTTGTTAAGAGATTATGTTTATTAACAAAAGATGAAATTGAATTAGCATTAGCAATGAATATTAAGAATGATAAAACTAAGATTATTGCAAATTTAATTTTTAATAAATATAACAGGAACAAAAAAATGTATAAAACTAATCTGTTAGAAGAAAACAAATATTTCTTTATGGCTTGATATGAGGTGAACAAACTTGCCTAATTATGTAAAGATCCCAAAAGAAATAATTTACGATACATCTCTTACGGACAAACGAGTGATTATCTTTTCATATTTATGTGCAAGACGTTCACTTGATGATTCAGTGGCATTCTCAATTACGGAGCTTTGCCACTGGTCAAAACTCAAACCAAATTATAGAGATGGAAAAATCAATCAAAAGTATTATAAAACATTACTACTACTCTCTCACCTGGATTATTTTACTGAACATCCTGACTTTGAATCTCTTATATCTGAGCATAAAAATTCCATAGAGTATTTGAAAGTAGAATTGAATATAGAGAAATTTGATATACCAGATAAATTTGCAATAATTTATTTTGATGAATTAGAAGCAATTTTGAATTATAAGGAAGCATTACAATATTCTGATATAGATTTATCTCGTATGTCATCGGCTTATATCTTATTGGTATTGGCTTATATCAGGCTAAATATGAATCGTTCAATTGATAAACCACTTTGCTGCTATCGTCAATATAAAACCATTTCTGATGAAATAGGAATATCTGAGAGATATGTAAGTCGTGTGGTAGAAATATTAAACACATTAAACATTGTTAAATATGTTCCGATGAAGAGAAGAAAATATACAAGTAATGGAGAAGAAAAATTTATTACTACATCAAAAGTCTTTGCAGATTATAGACACTTCAAGAAACATGGAGATAATCACATTATTGATCAAAATTATGACTATAAAGATGAAATATCGAAACAGATGGAACTTTTAGAGAATATACATATATAACTATCAACCAGTATCACAAAAAGGAGTGATGCAATTATGAATTTTAAATCAAAGGAGAACATTAAATATGACAGAAACAGAAAACAGAAGAAACCGTGAATACAGCTATAACAAATATTATACTATGCCAAGTAGAGAAGAATTACATAGAGGGTATGGTGGTTGGTCAAACGATGCGGATTTTATTATGTCAAGAGGAAATAATCAAAAACAATCCAGAATTGCAGAAAAAATTGCATCCGATTGGCGATTCGATGAACAATGCCATAAAAATATTCTTAGTAAAGAAAGAGAGAAAAACAATGACTGAAAGAAATTTTGCTAACAATAATGAAAATTGTATTGAGTTTTTATCTGGTGAACGATATGCCGTTGCAACTTTTACAAACAGGAAACATATCACTCGTTTGAAGAAAATTTACGCTGAAAGAAAAGATGAGATTAAATATTTCACAGAAAATAAAGATGGTAGCATTTGTGTAAAGTTTCCGCTTAAATGGGTAAAGATAAATCCTGGTTCTATACCTGATCCAAACAAACCTAAAAGAGTATTAACAGAAGAGCAAAAGGAAAAATTAATACAAAATTTAAAGAAATATCGTGAGTCTAAAAAACAATAACATATACTACCATCCTCTTATATTCAGTTTATCGTAAAATTATAAAGAAATGACAGTCAAATTTCAATTCTACGGTATCTATGGTTAAGTTGTTCCACATACAACTCAAAATCGAAATTTACCCAAAATTTATCAGTATATATTAAGGATAATTAAATAAGAAAAATATGATGAGAAAAATGGATTACAAATATTTCTCAAAAGCCAAACAGATTGCACAGGTGTCTGATTTCCCAAAGGTACATATCGGATGTATCGCTGTTTATCAGAATCGCATTATCGGAATTGGTTGTAATACAAATAAAACCCACCCAACCCAGAAGTATTATAACCGATATAGAATAGATGACAACGATTTTGATAATTCTGAATCACTTCTACCAAAACTCCACGCAGAAATTAATTGCATAAATCAACTGAAACATTTGAACATTAATTTTTCAAAGGTGAAGTTGTACATATACCGCACTAGAAAAGATATTGTGTGTGGAATGGCTAGACCTTGTGCAAGCTGTATGCAAGCGATAAAGGATCTTGGAATTAGAGAAATATATTATACAACAAATGATGGTTATTCATATGAAAAGTTAGAGAAAGGATGTGTTGCTTAATGGTATGTGCAGGTTGTCACATGAGTTATTGTCCATCAACGTGTCCTGATTATATTCCTGAGAATGCAACCCACTACTGCTCTATTTGCGGTAATGGAATTTACAATGGAGAAGAATTTATAAGGAATGATGGTGATTATGCTCATTGGGAATGTATTGATGGAAAGAAAGACTTAGCTGAATGGCTAGGTTATGAGATTGGAATTATGGAGGAAAGATAAATGATTGATTTAACAACAGGTGTATATATCCCAAGTGTGGACGCAAAAGATATTTATCTTTCCGCACATTATTATAATTACGAAAATCACGATTACGATTTAAAACTTAAAGATGGTAATTATAATTTAAGAAAATTTATTAATACTCTTGATTACAGCTTGGATTTAATTGAATTATTGGATATTTATTATAAAAAATATCGCAAGAATGATTTTTTGTTTACTGTAAAAAAGCACAAGTATACTACAAATGTTATTAATCTCACATTCAAATATTCTGTAAAAGAATGGAATCAAATGAACAAAAATACATTTGTAAAGTTTGGCTACAATTATAGAGATTTGACGTTTGATGATTGCATTGCCAAAAATAATACAGGAGAAATTGTTGGTATTCAAATAAATTCAAAAGTAAAAAATAAATTAGAAATTCCATCTCCGTTTGTCGTGAAAAAAGTTGAAATCAAAGATAAGAAAGATAAATCAATTGTAAAAGAAGTTCAGTTACAATATCAGAAAAAAGGTGAACCTAAGACTTTAAAAACAAATGCTCAGTTAAGAAATGAATTATATAAAAATGGTTTTACTTGTAATGGATCTAAATATTGCAGAATGAAACGGTCTACTGGATCAGCTAGAGTTGGAAAATGTCTCTTCATTAATGAGTCATTATTTAAGCCATTATTAAATTTCAGTTCTGGTGCAATCCGTTTAAATCCTGGTGATGAAATAGACCTTGCTGCATATGAGGGATACATTGCTCTTCCATCAAGTAGCATTATTGATACTCTACCAATTAAACCGGAGAATATTTTATTAATTGATGATTATGATAGCGTATTCAATGAAGATGTAATTGAAACTCACGATGAAAACAACTGGTTAAAAACAACTGAAAAGAATTGTACTATTACAAATACGATATGGGATGGACAATCATTAATGGATATATCTTTGTTTGGTGATTATTCAGAATATGGAATGGTGCTTCTCAGAAACTTAATGTTTAAGTCATGTTGTTTTAATTGTAATATTCAACAATGGTTTAAGGATAATAATATTACAGATATTTCACAATTAAATGGGAAAACAAGAGCTACCAAAATTGAAGATGTAAAATTAATCACTACACCAAATAGTATTAAATATTTGAAATTTAGTACATGGGATGAATGGCTTGATAATTTATATCCTAATTTTGGAGTTGTAAAACATGATAAGAAGACTCACTTTTTTGAAGGTAGACTTGTTCAAACTCATTACCAGCTTTTGAATACTTTACAAATGTCAAAAGATGAAGTAAATGAATTTTTATCAGAAGCTTTAGACTTTGCACAATTATTACGCAATAATCCAGAGGTTGTACGATATTACATTAAATATCCTGATATTGATGAGTTAGATCCATTATCACAGCCTATGAACAGTAAAAATGATGTTGTATATAATTTGATGAGTATTAATGATAACTTCACAAAGACTAAATATTATAAAGATTTTTTAATTGATTTACTCAGGTCATATTATAAGAATCTAAAAAATGGACATGTTTATGTAAATGGAAATTATTCTACTTTGCTAGGAAATCCCATTGAAATGTTACAACAATCAATTGGTAAATTTGATGGTAAAAGTCAAATTGGAATTGGTAATATACATAGTATACGATTTGATTACAACAAAACACTATTGGCAAGCCGTAGCCCTCATGTAACAATTGGTAATATTTGGCTTCCGTATAATACAGAAAACAAACTGATAGATTGTTATTTTAATCTTACACCTGAAATTATATGTCTTAATTCAATTGGAGAAAATGTTTTACAGAGGTTATCAGGAGCAGATTTTGACAGTGATACCGTATTATTAACAGATAATGAAATATTGATTCGTGCAGCAAAAAGGAATTATCATTTATTCAAGACTCCTACTTCTTTTGTATCAGCTCGAAAAGTTAAAAGATATTATACTCCTGAACAACAAGCAGATCTTGATATTAAAACATCTGTAAATAAAATTGGAGAAATTATCAATCTTTCTCAGGAGCTAAATTCTTTGTTATGGGATAGAATGTATTATGGAGAAACTTATGATGATATTAAAGAGCTATATTATGACATTTGTCAATTGGATGTAATGTCTGGTATCGAAATTGATAAAGCAAAAAAAGAATTTGATGTTAATAATGTTAAAGAACTTGATAAATTAAGACAAAAATACGCACCCGTCCTTGAACACATCGAAAAAGACGAAAGTGGTAAAGATATAAAAAAGAAAAAAGTCCCACACTTCTTCTCTCATATTTCAAAACAAAAAGGTTTCTATAATCCAGAAAAAAAATACTATTGTAAATATCATACGACTATGGATTATTTACAGACAATAGTAAATGGATTCAGAATAAAAAATCCATATAAAAAAGATTGGTCACCATTTACAGCATTATTGGATAATGAAAAATACTACAGCTATAATGTAAATCAAAATCAGATTGATAAAATTTACACTATGCTCAAAAAATATGTTAATGATAGAAAGTTAATATATTCATCCGATTCGGACTCAAAAGAAGATAAGAATGAAAGATCCAATAAATTAAAAGTTGATTTAATTTCGGATATTGAATCTGAGACTATAGGATACTCTACAATGTATAGATTATTATCTTCTGTTGAAGATAAAGAAAATGCACAGATCAAAAATTTATTATTAGAGATATTATTTTTATGTGGAAATAAAAGTTTTAACGAGACAATAATTCAATCTTCTAATGAAATAAAACAGTTAGAAATTGACGGAAACGACATAAAAATCTTTGATATTGGTTTTAAAATTGCAAAAAAGCGGATAAATTCATGCAAAAATGAGTGATTTCGTCCTAAATTTAGGACGAAATTTAAGTTACTATGGAGAGGGTAGTTTTCAAATTATTATTTTAACGATTACTACCCTACTCTATCTTGTGTAACTTATCTTAATCTGAAACAGAGGAGGAATTTAACATACAAGAAAATTATACATATATTTCTCAAAAGGAAATTTCACATGAAATCGAAAAAAGATTGGGTTGTTCTGCACATGATGTATTTAAAATATTAGATACATTAAGTGATGTGGTAAAGGATAAAATTAGTGATACGGATAATGCAGAAATAAAAATATTTCCTGGACTAAAAGTAACTTCTAAGTGTGTACCATCAGAACAATATAATTCTAATTTAAAAAATGTAAATATACCATCTAACCATGTTTTAAAATTATCTGTATATTTTACACATGATTATAAAAGAAAAATAAGAGAAACATATAAAACTCATTAATTGGCATATAATCGGCGGTTGCACTGATTCTTCCCCTTTCGTTACAGTGCTTCCGTTGATTAAAAATATAATAATGCGGATTAGAGAAGTAGTTAACTCGCTTGGCTCATAACCAAGAGAACATTGGTGCAAATCCAATATCCGCTATTTGATGCGTTTTATGACGCATCATAAATTTTACAATGTTATTGTTACGATTATGTGGCTTGACACAGATAGTATATCGTGAGGTATATAAAGATAGATTTACATCCTATCGCTATAGAAATATAGTCAATTCAAGCAAAACTGACATACCAGTAGCTCAAAAGGTTGCGTTTCGCAATTGAGTCTATGCGGAAATAGTATGTATTATAAGGAGCGATAAAGTGATTTAGGGGCGACCGCTGAGAATTACTTTTTGACCGCAAATCAGATAGCTCATGCAAACTTATATGCATATAATGGTGAATCAGGAGGATAAATAGTGCGAGAAATTATTAATCGAGTGCATTATCCATTTATATGAGTATATTACTTATATGAACGTTTAGTAGGGATTATAACTGAAAGACATGAAGGTGTGATGTATTTTTGTTCTCAAAAGGAATGAAAGCGTCTGGTGTAGCACATCTTCTGTAACTTGGACTTAAACTTGTTGTAAAGTAGAATAATATTATCGGGAATGGTGGAATGCCGTTTACGTTTAAAAGGTAAAAGAATATTTATATACTTAAATATTACATACAAAGCGAAAGTCTACACCTCTACATGGTGAAAACAACCTAATTCCATAGTACTTATAAGAGTATAATATGGACATTAATAAGTCTCGCAAGACTTTGAGATGTTTGATCGAGTTTGCACAGTTCTCTTAGCGGAGATTTATAGCACGGCGGTGTTAATGGAATAATAAAATCAGAGTAGTCATGTAGTAAAAGAGAAATGCCACTCTTTCAAAAAGGCGGTTGTGGAAGTTTACTATATATGCGTAAGGTATATAGTGGATACGGAAAGAACTCATAATGTTCTAAAAGAACTTCTGTATAAATGTGTAATCTCAGCATTTATAATAATAATGATATATAGCTCAATTGGTTAGAGCGATTGTTTTCGTATGGATTTGGTAGATTTAGGTTCAAAGCCTAATATATCAATTAAGCCAGGAATAATCAAACTCTCTTAAATATACTGGCGATAGGGGACGTTGTGAGATGTCCCCTAAATGAGTTAGAAAGTTGGTAAATTATGTATGTAGAAAAAGATGGAATACCTTATATACATGATAATGAAAATAAAATCAAAGATAAAATTTTAACAATTCTCTCACATGAAGAATTCACTTTAGCTACAACAAAACATCTTTTTGATAGAATTATTCAAGAAATTAATGAGAATAATAAAATTAATTTATAAATTTTCAGATTGTTCTTTTCTTCTTTGATCATTAAGTTCAGAAATTTAGTTGAATGCTTCTGTATATGTTTCCATATACTTTTTAACGAATGTTTTTACTTGAAGTGGTTGAGAACCAACAGAAGCACTTCTTTTAGCTACATAATCAGCTAATTCTTTAATTTGATTAAGATCTAAAGTTGTATCTCTCATTTGTATACCTCCGATGTATTTTTCTTACAATTATACAACTTATGATGCGATTATTCAATATTTGATTATAAAAATCCAACAATGAGTGTCGATTATTACGTTATTCGACTAATAAAATGCGTGTTAATAGTATGTTTGATATATCATAAAAATACATCACCGCTACTACTCATGGCGGTTGGATAAAATCAGTACAGGTGGCAGAGTCGGGTTTAATGCGGATGCCTTGAAAGCATTTGATGGATAAAACCATCCGTGGGTTCAAATCCTACCCTGTACGTTACTCTCCTACTTGGAGAAATAAATGCAAAGGACGTGAATTGTTATAAAAGCAATTAATAAAAAAGAAATGAAATACCTTATGAATAAAGGGTTTAAGTTCCATGAAGACATTTTTAAGACATATAGTGGTAAGAATAAATACTACTATAGAGAATGTAATGCTATTAATAAGGCATTAGATGATTACCATAATGGATTAAGTGTTATGGAATATAAATGACAGGAAAGAAAGACAAAATATATAGGAAAGGTGGTAAGTTACCATCGGAAAGAAAAAGAAAAACAGTGTTAAAATATCATTTGTAGACTCACCATCATCAGAAGATGTTACAGGGAGTCTTATTTATATTTCAACACAGAATCATAGAATTTTAGTTGATTGTGGCTTACATCAGACAAATGACAAGTATAAAGATTTTTTGGTAAACAATCGTAAATATAAAGAATTTAAACCAAAGGACATTGATTTTGTATTTATCACTCACAATCATGGGGATCACTGCTTGTTATTACCGAAATTATATAAAGAAGGATGTAGAGCTGCCACTATTGTTTCAGAAGGATCAAAGCAAGTTTTGAAAGATATGGCAATTGATTCTGCTTTAATTAGTGAAAGAGACATATTGGTTATCAATTCTCAGAATAATAAGAATTATTCTCCACTTTATTCTATAGAAGATGTAAATAAAATGTTGGAATACACATTGGAAAAACCAGTAAATGAAAAAATTATTATTGATGATGAATTAGCTTTTGAGTTAATTCCAAGTGGTCATCTTCTTGGAAGTTGTCAAGTGAAATTATATTTTACTGTTGATGGATTGACAAAAACCTGTTTAGTCACAGGAGATTTAGGAAATAAGATAATTCATAATAGATTTGTTGGTGAATATCAACAAGTAGATTATGCTGATGTTGTTATTGGAGAATCAACATACGGAGATAGACCAGATTTAAAAACTGGACTTAAAGAACGAAAAAATGATTTAGAAAAATTTAAAGCAATTATAGAAACACAAGTTCATGAAATGAAAGGACGGGTTGTTATCCCAAGTTTTGCGCAATCAAGACTTCAACAACTTGTGCTGATGATTTATGAAATGTATAAAGATTCTCAATGGAAACCAAAAGTATATATAGATTCACCATTGTCTATTAAAATTTTTGATGATTATGACGAATGCTTGACTGGTGAAGATAAAAAACTTTTTGATGAAATGATTCAAGATAAGATGTTTACTTTTGTAAAAGAATCCGAAGACAGTAAATCACTTGTACAAAGTAATGAACCTTGTGTAATTTTATCGACCAGTGGAATGTGCATGGTCGGCAGGATCAGGCATCATTTAAAAAAATGTATTCCAAATCCTAATGCTACGATGCTCTTTGTGGGATTCAGTACAGATGGAAGCCTTGCTTCACTTTTAAAGGATAATAAACAAAAATCTGTTACCATTGACCAAAAAGAATATCCTTGTAGATGTGCTTCTTATTCATTAAAATCAATGAGTGGACACGCACCATTCTGGCAACTGATAGATGACTATACAAAAATTAATAGTCAAAAGATTGTTTTACATCATGGTTCTAAACAAGCAAAAGAAACATTAAAAATTGCTCTTGAAAAAGAATTAGAGAAGCAATGTAAGTCAACAAGAGTTGTAATTGCTAACTCAAGTTTGAAATTTACATTATAAAAATATAAAATAGAAAGAGGGTTATTATTATAGAAGTTTTAGATATTGCTTTACCTCAAAATTTAGAAAATATGTCATTACCATCACCAGAACTGGTGAATTATTATAGATTAGCTGAAAATAGAATTTTTTATATTGATTATGAAATTGATGAATCAGTATTAGAAGTTCAAAAAGCAATTATTTATTATAATATTATTGATAAAGATATTCCTGTTTCTGAGAGAAAACCAATTATTATCTTATTAGATACCCCTGGTGGATTACTTGTGGAAACATTTTCATTGGCTCAAACAATGGTTATGTCAAAAACAAAAGTGATTACGGTAAATATTGGTACTGCTTATTCTGGCGGTGCATTACTTTTACTTGCAGGACACGAAAAATATACTCTAAAATATTCAAAAGCTATGATTCATTCTGGAAGTACATCTGGTGGAGGCGGCACATTTGAACAAAATGAGGCGGCACAAAAGATTTATAAACAACAGATTGATGATATGGCAGAGTTTATCTTAGAAAGATCAACTATTGATCCTAAAGTTTTTAAGAGAAATAAAGCAAAAGATTGGTATTTTAGTTCAGAAGAACAAGTAAAATATGGACTTGCAGATAAAATTATTACAAGTTTAGACGAAATTATCTAAGAAGAGTTATCACTACTCTTCTATTTTTATGCAAATATATAGATTCAAGGAGAAGAAAATATGATCAAGATTAACGAAACACCAGAAAAATTAAATCCACGTAAAAGAAACATTCAGCTTAAAAATATTTCATTACATGACCTAAATCTTATTGATACAGATACAGGTGAAAACATTACTCAGGAAGTTATTGATGCCCTTCCTAAAGGAACGGAAACTGTTGATTTTAAGATTACGGTTGATCTTCCAGAAGAAGAATAAGTTGGGTGGTGGATGATATAAATAAAGTTGAGTTTTTAGAACAACAGCTAGATTTATTAAAACGTAAACAGAAAGATTCAAACATTGAATGGCAAGATATCGCTGATTTCAGATCAGATTACAATGGGGAATCTGAACATAGAGATACTATCCGTAAAGGAAGTAAACTTTTGTATGAATACTTAGATGCAGGATGGGTACATGAACCAACATCAATGAGTATTTCTGAATCTGATGAAATTATTAGATTAAAGAAGGAACGTCAGAAATTATCTGACGCAAGAGTTGAATATAATCGTCAAATTAGGCAAGAAGCTCGTAAGGAATCTTATTCTGAAATGGTTAAAAGAATTATTTGTGAGAATGTAGAGCCAACTGATTTAAAAGTACAATATCATACTTTTAATAGTAATACTGATTTATTGGTACATCTCACTGATATTCACACAGGAATTGAGATTAATACTTGGAATAATACATTTAATCAAGATATTCTAAAAGAACGAATCGAAAAATTCACATCCGAAATTCTTAAAATTAGAGATTTACATAAATCTGAAAATTGTTATCTAGTCATCGGTGAAATTCTATCTGGCATTATCCATAATAATCTTCGGTTGCAAAATAACATGGATTTAATGGAACAATTCAAATATATTTCAGAATTAATTTCTGTAATGTTAATTAAAATTGCAAATCATTTTAATCATATTTATGTATATGTTACACCTGGTAATCATTCAAGAATTTCTCCTAAGAAAGAAGATTCTTTAGATGGAGAAAATATGGATGTATTATTGCCATTTTATTTAAAAGCAAAATTACAAAATATAAATAATATTGATATTTGTGAAAATAATATTGATCCTGAAATTGCAATGTTTAATATTCGAGGAAATAATGTCTTTGCGTCACATGGTCATAAAGATAATCCTGCAGGTGTTGTTCAAAATTTTACAATGATGTTTGGAATTAAACCAGATATTGTGTTATTAGGACATAGACATTTAAACGGGCTAACTACTGTATATAATGCAAAGGTTATTGAATCAGGATGTTGTTCAGGAACAGACCAATATGCAATGTCTATTAGAAAAACTAATCGTCCTGAACAGACTATATCTGTTGTGGGACAGGATGGTTTAGTTTGTTTATATGATATTCAATTGGATTAATTGATATGGAGAGTACACCGCTACTCTCCTATTTTAGTATAAATATATAGAAGAAAGAGGTTTTTATAAATGACAAAAATTGAATTTGTAGATGCAGTTGCAAAAGAAACAGAATGGAAAAAGAAAGACGCGGAGGAAGCTATTAATGCTGTGGTTAAAGTAGTTACAAATGCTTTGGTAGCAGGTGAGAAACTTTCTATTGTTGGATTTGGAACATTTGAAGTTGTTGAAAGAGCTGAGAGACAGGCTAGAAATCCTAAAGACGGAAATGCCATTTTAGTTCCTGCATGTAAAGTTCCCAAATTCAGGTCTAGCAAAAATTTAAAAGAATTAGTAAACAATAAATAAAATATTAGAAGGTTTATGTATGTTTGTTTGTAAAAGTAAACGATTAGCAAATTATTTAATTGAAAATGGTAGTCCAGTTGTAAGGATTGATACGGATCAGAAATCAAAAGGGTTTCTGGTCTTTTTATTTGTCAAAAATGAACTTTTAAATAAAAACTTACAAAAATGGAATGAGGTAAAAGACATATATCTTATTTCATGACACTGTTACGAAGGAGGATGTTACGATATGGATAACAAAATTGAGTTGATTAAAAAAGATTTTAAAGAAAAAGATTACGAATTAATATCTGCTACATATAAAAATGTAAATACAAAATTAGATTTTATATGTAACAAACATAAAGATGCGGGTGTTCAGCAAGTTTCTTACGCATCATTTAAACGAAATAAACATAATTGCAAATTATGTGAGAGAGAATATAAATTATTAAATTGGCATAATTGGCATAAAACTGGATTAACTCAAGAAGAATTTCGTCAAAAACATTTTGAGAAATATAAACGAAAAATTTCTGAAACAGTTGGTGATGAATATACATTATTGGATATTTTCAAAAAATCGAATCGCTGTATATTAAAATTAAGGCATAATGATTGTAATTCAATTTATGAAGTTGAACAAAATAAATTTTTTAAACGTAATTGTAGATGCCAAAATCCAGAATGTGTAAGTAAACGAAAACGATTACAACATTTAAAATCAACAGACAAATTAAATCAAGAAATATTTGATCTTGTTGGTGACGAATATAAAATTATAAGCGATTATAAAGGTACAAATGAAAATGTATTATTTTATCATAATGTTTGTGGGAAAACATTCTTAAAAACGCCACATAATTTTATAGCTGGTCAAAGATGTCCACATTGCGTAACTCCAACAAAAGGAGAACAAAGAATTATTCATTATTTAGAAATGAATAACATAAGTTATATATTTCAATATTCATTTGATGATCTAAAAGGTATTAATGATGGTTTGTTATCCTATGATATATATTTAGATAAAATGAATATTCTCATTGAATATCAAGGAGAATTTCATGATGGTAGTGCTTATAAGATGTTTCCCGAAAGATTCAAAAAACAACAAGAACATGATCGACGTAAACGAGAATATGCAAAATCTCATAATATTGAATTATTAGAAATTTGGTATTGGGATTTTGATAATATAGAGGAAATATTAGATAAAAGATTCTATTTACAACAAACAGCATAAAATAAGAGGGCTGATTATATGAATAAAATTCCAACTATTTGTTTTGAAGATATTTATGAATTCTGTGAATCTATGGATTCTGAATTTAATAGACGATATTATGCATCTAAACAAGATGAATCTGTAGATATTTCAATCTTTGCAAAATATGACAATGCAAGAAAAATCATTAATCTTCTTACTGACTATGATTATGAGCTTGCTAATATAAATTTTCATGATCCTGAGATTGATGGATATGAAGATGAATTTATAATTACGTTATGCGCAAGAATCAGTAATCATGATACGCCTGAAATCTGGGTTGAGCCTGCTAAACGAAAAGACGGTTACCTTCTGAATGAAGCAGATGCAACTTATATTCTTGACGAATGTAGTAGAGCACTTTTACCACAAGTAGAAACTGCTAAAACTTACTTTGTTGAGTTAAAAGAAAATGTTGACGATGAATATGATGATTTTGCAGATGACTTAGAATTAGGTAATTGTTACGATTGCTGTTGCCATCATGATTGTGTAGATTGTGATATGGATGACGAAGAATATGTAAATGTGACTCTTCCTAAAGAAGATATTGAAACTTTACATATGCTTTGTCGTATTTTCAAAGTGTAATCTATCTTTATCAGGGACATAGATCTCCTTTTAGAGTGCGTGGGTGTCATAGCTTACGCACTCTTTTTATATCCATTGGATTGTTTTGTTCAATGGAGAATTAATTATTGGGTGGGATGGATAATCCCTCAAAGAGCAAACATAGGATGGTTGGTATTCTCCTATCTCTGAACCTCTGTAAATATTAACTGGTTGGTCAGTTAGACCAATAAAGAGAATTACAAGCGTAGGCTTATCTCTACCTTCAATTGTATTATTGGAGGAATTTTTAATGAAAAACGAAATCAAAATTAATGGAACTCAAAAATTTATGGGAATGGATATTCCTGTTGTAGAAGGTGGCTTTGGTGAAGATCAAAAAGTCATACTAGCAAGAACTGTAGCTGAAATTCATGGTGTAAGGATGAATGATATACAAGATTTAATCATTCAAAATTATGATGAATTTGAGATTGGCGTTGATATTCTTGATTTGTGTGATGATAATTTCAAAACCGACGCTATCGGTTTAGGATTTGTAACCAGTAACCGACAAAAACATTGTTATCTTCTTTCTGAACAAGGATATGTTTTACTTGTTGGATTCATGAGAACTGATAAAGCAAAAGAAATCCGAAAGAATTTAAGAAGAGAATATTTTACAATGAGACAAATCATTAATTCTGATGAACAACTAACGGCAAATTTATTATTATCAATTTACAAAGGTGGACAAGATGCTGTTGTAGCTTCTAAGAAATTATCAGAATTAGAAGTTGCTAAAGCTACTGCCCCATTAATTCCAAAAGCAGAATATCATGATAATGTTCTTAACAAAGATGGTTTAATTTCTACGACTATTATTGCAAAAGATTTAGGTCTTAGAAGTGCAATGAGATTAAATCAAATTATGAATAAAAACGGAATCATCTGGAAGCAATCTGGTGTATGGAATCCACGTGCAGATTACGCATGGCTCATAACGGAACATTATGCTGATTATCAGAGTTATGAAAACGATAATTCTGCACCTTGTTTGAAATGGACTGAAAAAGGACGCAAATGGATTATTGAAAATTTTGATAGTTGGGCTAAATAAATATTAAGTACATAGAGAGACAGTTTTAATACTGTCTCTTTTATAAAAAATTATGAAAGGAAGTGAGATTATTGGATGGTAAAATTGCAGATAGATCTGTTGAAATAACAGATGAAGAATGGCAAACAGTAAATGAATTTAATAGAGAAATGGTTGATGATTACCTTGATAATCAAGCTGACCTTTCTGTAAAAACTTTGCCAGCATATAAATCGGGATTAAGGATTTTCTTTACTTGGGTTAGGGATAATCTCAAGGATAAGAATTTTACAGATATTAAAAAGAAGGAATTTCAAAAATATCTTAATTGGCTAACCAAACGAGGCTTTTCTGATTCTGGCATTAAATTCAAAAAATCTGCTGTAAGTACATTTTGTAATTATGTAATGATGATGTATGAAGAAGAATATCCTACATTTCGTAACTTTACAATTGGGCTTAAAGTAGTACAAACTGGATATGTTCACGAAAAAGTTCCTCTTACACCAGATGAGTACATTAATTTATGCCAAGAACTTGAGAAACGAGAAGAATGGCAAATGTTAGCATATCTTACATTTTCTTATAGTACAGGATGTAGACGCGCAGAAGCTAGACAATTACTCAAGGAAGTCATTGATTATTCTGCAAATGAAAAGAAAATCAAAGTTCTGGATGAAGATGGACATGAATATGAAACTATTTCAAAACAGTATTTGACTCACACTATTCGTTGCAAAGGTGCATCTCTTGTAGGTAAACCACGTAAACTTAAATTCGGTGATGATGCAATGCAATGGTTGAAAAAATGGATTGAAGTACGTGGCGAAGATGACTGTCCTTATATGTTTGTAATTAAATCTAAAGATGGAAAAGAAGTTAGACAAGTGAGCGAAAGCACTTTTAATAATTGGTGTCAAGGATTGTTTACACAAATTGTTGGACGTAGGGTGCATCCCCACCTGTTCAGAGAGTCAAGAGCTACAAACCTTGTCGTGTTTCAACATAAAGCACCAGAGGTAGCTCAGAAATTACTAGGACATAATCAAGTTACTACGACCTTAGACCATTATATTATTCGTAACGATGAAAATGATGAATCTGATGAAGCATTTACTGATTGATTTATAATCACATCAAAGCCCGTAGTGTAGACCAAACACACCTATATGGAAACAAGCGCACGACATCGGACTGTCAAACCGCTTCGGGCAAATACCTATCTTTCTATATATTTTTCTTGTTTCATATTTACTCTTCAAAGAGACATAACTTTTCATATGATCTCTTCTCCTGAAAGGGCAGTTCACTACTGCCCTATCTTAAAGCAAACTTGTCCTTTACAATATTTTCCAATTGTGATAATGTAAAAATATCAAAAATTGGAGGTGTTGTATATGGAGTTCAACAGAAAGACACAAACTGTCAAATCATTTGCACGAGATATGAAAAATGGAAAATACAATATGTTCCATAAACTACAGCGAAAAGAAGGACAATGGAAAAATTATGAGCAGAGCTTATTAATCGACTCAATGCTTCGCAACTATCCTGTTGATCCGATTCGTTCAGAAGAAAAAGAAGATAAAATCAGATATGTATTTGACGGTGTTCAGCGTAGTACAACTATCAGAGATTTTTTAACTGATGGATTCAAATTAAATCAAAAGCTGAAACCAGTAGCAATCGAAGGCACTGTATATAACATTGCAGGTAAAAAATTCTCACAATTGGATGAAGTTGTCCAGGATAAAATTAACGACTATGAAATGATACAGTATATCTTTTCTGATTGTACAGATGAAGATATTCGTGAGATGTTCCGTAGACAGAATGGTGGTAAACCATTATCAAACACTCAGAAGAGAAAATCATTAGAGAGTGATGAAGTTAGTGCAATTATCTTTGATATTGCGAATCATCCATTCTTTGCAAAAGTATTATCGCCAACACAGTTAAAGAAAGATGTTGCGAATGATATTGTGCGTCAGACACTTATGTTGATTAACACTACAGATGATAATGATTTCACATCATTTAGAGCAAAAGATATTGATTCATTTGTAGAATGGTACAATGAGCATGTTGATGAAAAAGATATTATTTTATTGAAATCTGCTCTGGCATTCTTAGATGAAAAATTTGAAGAAAAACTTAATCTCAAGTCTACTTCTCTTCCAATGATGTTATATGCTGCATATACATGTGTGAAGAATGAAAAGGACTTTGATGAATTTGTAAATATTGTGCAGGCATTTGTAAATAGCTATGGTGACAATATGGACTATGTTCAGTATTGCACCAGTGGTACATCTTCTGCTCAATCTGTTCAAGGAAGATTGAACTATTGGAAGAATCTTTGCAAAGGATTATAGCATATAATATTGCTGAATCAAATAAGAAAGCATTGATTTATTCGATGTTATGCTGAAATAATATAAATTTAATTTATATTCAGGTAATTCCATACCTGTATAGTGAGGTAATTACACTCACTAAATATTGTAGAATGAAATACGATAATGGAAATAGAAACTTAATATTGAAATTTATGAGAAGTCGCCTTATTGGTGGCTTCTTTTTGTATACGAAAAAAATGGAGGTATTACATGGCAGCTAATCTATTAAAAGTTGGTAATGATCCAAACTCAGCAATCAAAACATTTTGCGTAGATACTATTGAAGAAATTGCAAAACTTCCTACTATGGAACATGGTGCAACAGGTGATTTTGCAAATATTCCTGGTCTTGAATCTCCTGCTCCAATGGGAAGTCAAGCTATTGTAGGAAATGAATCAGGCACAGTGAAAATCTATATGCTGTTTTCATTTGGTTGGAAAGATACAGGCACAGAATAATGGATGTATTATCTTATATTATCGCCAGTAGGCTTCTCTCCTGTTCTGGTGGAAATGGGGCAAATATTAAACTAGATGAAAATGGAAATATTATTACAGATGAAGATGTGATATTATATGTAGATTTCCCTACCGCAAGTTTGATGACTGATGGAGATATATTCTCAGTTGCAAATAGTTATTTAATCGCAAAAATTATTGGTGATGTTGTTGAGTCAAATAAGAAAGCATGGATTTACTCAATGTTGTAAAAGAGTCATTCACGATGATGTGGGTGGCTCTTTTATTATGCAATTTTGTTGTTTCGTATAGAGTGATTATTTCACTCTGCGATTATATTTAAAGGTTTCATAACGACTATTATTCCACCCATAAGCCCAAATAGTCGCTCTATACGAGACAATAAATGAGATATATAAACCGCAGTTTCGCTGAAACTACGGTTTCGACTCCACTTTGCTAATGCAAAGCGGTGTCGGAGATATAGATACTATTATTGTGTCAAAGCATTAATGGTAATTCAGAAAGAGGAATAGCACGATTAGCTCTCGTGTGAATGGTGGTCTTACTCTCCCACTTCCTCTTTCTAAAAAATATATGGTTAGCGAGAGTAAAGAAAGAGAGATAATGTATTATAATAGAAAATCAAATTCAAGAAACAAAAATGGATCAGTTTGTAAATTTAACAACTGGTGAAATATTAGGTGAAGGCATTTTTATGTCAAAAGAAGAATTAGAACGAAAACAGGAGGCACAAATAAAAAGAATCAACTATGCGTATTTGATGAATAATCGTTCAGAGTTTCAAACTCATATTAGCTCAAATTTTGGCTCTTTTTATTTTAATAACTATATGAAATTATTAACTAAATTAAAAAATAATCCTGCCCTTTTGTTTAGATTTTTATATCTTTGTACATATGCAAATTATGATGGATATTTAAAATATGGTCTTAATAGTTCTTTGTATATGAAAGAAAACGATTTTGGTGAAGTTTTTAAACTATCAAAAGGGATGGTTACAAAACTGAAAAAAGAGTTATATGATAATAAACTAATTAAGAAATATGAAGATGGTAGAATTGTCGTAAATAATGACTACTACAGCAGAGGTAAATTATATTTAGGGGATATGCTTAATTCGTCCAGAGTATTTGACAATGGAATCAGAGAGTTATATCTTAATTCTAATCCAAGAGAACATAAACGTATTGGTGTTATTGTTCCACTTCTTCCATATCTGAATAAATATTATAACATCTTATGTGAAAATCCATTAGAAAAAGATGAGAATTATATCAAGCCTTTAACTTTGACAGAAATTTGTAATATTGTAGGATATGATGTTGCAAATAGAGATAAATTAAAAAAGATGTTAGAAAATGTAACCGTAAATGGAAAACCAACTGTTGCATATATTAGCCATGCAGATGCTAGATTCTTTCTTGTTAACCCTGCGGTATTTTATAAAGGTAATTCTGTTTCTGATTTAGATGTAATTTCAAAACTATTTAACTTAAAAAATAAAAAGAAGAATGAAAATGAATAGAATTAACACTAATTTAGATTATAAGAGAAAATGCTAGAATCCCTTGGTACACTTGAAAACCTTGTTCACAGAAATACTATGATAGGAGTTCTATGTTCACAGAAATACTATCTTTTTAATTTTGTAAACTCATATTATGAAATTTACGGAGAGTGGTTTTATAACTACTCTCCTATTTAATTGGAGAAATTCCACAGCAGATTTTGCTACTGAATAGTGAGAATAATATACTCACTAAACATTACTTATGTAATTACGAAACCGAGTGGAAAGCGAGAAATTAAGAATTAATGGAAATTTGGTATTATGATTTTGATAATATAGAAGAAATTTTAACAAGTCAATTGTCATTAAAGCAATCGGCTTAATTTTATGCAAAAATAAAGGAGGTGATGTTCTTGGCTAATAGAAAACCCAGACAATCAAGAGAAGAAGCAATTCGTGAGTCAATGAACTCACCAATAAAACTTGATCCAACAATTACATTTAGTATTCCAAGAGCCAATGTGCAATTTGATCCAGAAAAACATAAATATAAATGCTCATGCTGTGGAAAAGGATTTAATAATTTAAAACAGAATTTTCAAAAATCTGGTAGTCCATTATTCCAGGCAAATGATGGTTATTTACCTTGGTGTAAAGAATGTACTGACAAATATATGAATACATTAGTTGCTTTTTATTGCGGAAACGAAGAACATGCAATTAAACATTTTTGTCAGCAAGTGGATTGGGTATATAATATTGAACCTTTAAAAGCAGCTAGGGAAATATCTTCTGATAGAAGCAGAATTTCTCATTATGCAGCAAAGAAGAATTTGAATGTTGGAAGCATGAAAACGTATTTTGATTCTATGGTAAATGATTATGAAGAAAAACAAGGACAACTTATTTTATCAAGAGAACAAGCAAAACAGGATGATGTTAATATCTCTGCTTCTGCTGTTGATAGATGGGGTGTTGGTTTTACGGAAGCTGATTATAAGAATCTTGATGATCATTATCGTATGTTGAAAAAGAATAATCCAAATGCTGATAATAACCAGGAAATTTTTATTAAATCATTATGCAATATCAATATGCTAATGGTTAGGGCTTTAACAAAAGGTGATGCGAAAGAATATAGCAGTCTTGTTGAACAATATAGCAAAACATTTAAGCAAGCAGGATTGAGAACCATTGAAGAAAAAGATTCAAGTAATGATGAAGTTTTTGGTGTGACTCTTGCTACTATTTCTCAATATACACCAGAAGAATTTTATAAAGACAAAGATTTATATAGTGATTGGGATGAAATTGGAGATTATTTTGAACGTCATGTATGTAGACCAATGGAAAACATTATGACGGGAAGTGATGTAAGAGATAAAGAATTCTTTGTTCCAGAGGAAGATGAAGATGAATAATTTGAGTCAATATCCTGCGGACGATAATCAAAAAGAACTTTATAAAAAATTCCCTTCTACTCACTATTTAAGTAATCCTGCAAATGTAATACATAGTTTGGCATGGTGTACTTTCTGGCGTAGAAATATGCACAGATTCGTAAGGGATTACTTAAAACTTTCATTATATGTTTATCAAGAATTAGCAATATACTTAATGGGTATATCTAACTTCATTTGTATTATTGCTAGTCGTAATGATGCCAAATCATTTATTATAGCACTATATGCTTGTTGTAGGTGCATCCTTTACCCAGGCACCAAATTCCGTATAGGATCAGCCACGAAAAAACAGGCTAAATTAATTGTGTCTGATAAAATACTTGATGAATTATGCGAATGGAGTAAACCATTAAAAGCTGAAATAGCTGATTGGAGTACAAGTGAAAATAACATTTTTGTAAAGTTTAAGAACGGATCAAAAATTACTGTATTTGTAGCAAACGACAACGCTCGTGGTTTAAGATCAAATGCTATTTGTCGAGAAGAATTTAGACAGATTGATAAAAAAATCGAAGACTCTGTTATTTCTCCGTTCCAGACAGTTAGAAATCAGCCATATATGCTTAATTCATATTATGGTGAAAATCCTGTTTTACAAGAAGATCCCGTAGACGTTTATATCAGTTCAAGTTGGATTGATAACGGAGCGTGGATTTGGGATATTGTAGACCAAGCATATACTGGTATGCAAAAGCATAATGGTTCAGTGCTTTTGACATTTGATGAAAGCATTACATTGAAGCATCATTTAAAAACATTAAAACAGCTCATTAAGGAAAAGAAAAAACAAGACCCGATTACATGGAAAATTGAGTTTTTAAATCTTCGTGTAAAAGATTCTATGTCTTCTTATTTTACTTATTCAATGTTAATGAATAGGCAAATCTCAAAACATGTCTTCTATCCTCGTGAAACAATCGACTTTAAAACAAATAAAAGAAATAAATATGCTATTCCTAAAATTGATAATGAGGTAAGAGTGATATCAAATGATATTGCATTTGTTGCAGGTGCGCAGAATGATAATTCTGTATACGCTTGCATACGAGGTATTCCAGAATCTTCTACTTATCTTTCAAATGATAATGAAATTGAAATTAAACAAGGTTATCGAAGACAATATCCATATATTGAATCAAATCAGATTGGTGATACTACTTTGCAAGCAATTCGTATCAGACAATTATATGAAGATTTTGATGCTGATTATATTGTCATAGATGCTAGGAATGGGGGATTGCAGATAATTTATTCATTGCAAAAAGTATTATTCGATGAAGAAAGAGGCGTGGAATATTCACCATTACGTTGCATGAATGTCGATGATTATGCAAAGGTGTGTCCTGATCCAAATGCACCTGCTTGTATATATGCTATTAATGCTACTCAATCATTAAATAGTGATATTGCTACAGCATTTAGAAAAAATCTTATTGAAAATAAAATAGATTTTCTTGTAAATTACAATACTGCCAAAGAAGAAATCTTATCAAATAATAACGATTATAAGAATGAAATTGATACAAATAAACAGATAGAATATGAACGTCCATTCCTTGAAACACAAGCCATGATTAGTGAATGTGCAGAACTTCAATATGAAAAAATGCCACAAACAGGCATAATTAAAATTTATGAACAAGGCAAAAATCGTAAGGATAGATATACTGCTTGTTCATATGGTTCATATTTCTTTGACCAATTAGAGCTTGATATGATGGGAAATTCAAGCGATTACGAATATTGCACCTTAATAAACTGAAAGGAGGCGACACATGCCAGAAGAAGTAAAACGCAAGAGGGGTCGCCCTCCAAAACAAAAACCAATAGATCAACAGGTTGTAGAATTAAATTCGCAATCTTCAACTGTACAAAATAATAACTATGAATTTAGTAGTTGTGTTACTACAAGTTCTCTGAATTTAGATAGTCTTCTATTTTCATGTGGACTATATAATTATTTTTCAAAGTCTACAATTGACTGTGTAATTAGAGATCCCGTTACTTATCATGATGAAGCCATTCGTTTATCTGATTTAATATATACAAAAAATGGTATTGTATCTAATTCTATAGATTACATGACTGCTCTCCCATGTTTGGATAGAGTGATTACCATAAAAAGTAAACGTAGTGTAAAAAAAATCAAAGAGAATAAAGAAAAAATGTCAGCTACATTGAAAACCATTGATGATAAATTGTTTATTCGTGATGCACTACATACAGAAATGCGTGAAGGCATAGCTTTTTATTATTTTGATATACGAAAACCAAGCAACGACTTTCAACAATCTATGTCTGATTATGATGTAGAAAACATCGTTGAAATTAATGAACTTGGAATCAATGCAAGGATTGTTACTCTTCCTTGGCAATATACAAAAATTGTTGGAAAGAAAAATGGTCGTTATGTCCTAGCTTTTAATCTTAGATATTTTGATGATTTTACTGGTGATACACAGGAAAGAAAATTAAAGAAATATCCAAAAGAAATATCAGATGGATATAACAAAAAGCGTAATGGACTAATTAAAGATTGGTTAATTCTTGATAGTGATAAGACCATGTGTAGAAAAATCAAATGTAAAGACTCTGAGCCTTGGGGACGAAGTTTGATTATTGCTGCATTAGAAGATGTTTTATATAAAGATTATTATACTGACACTAAGCGTAATGTGTTAGATGAAATCAATAATAAAATAATTTACGAAACATTTCCAGAAGGTAAAGATAAAGGTACTTGTGCTTTAAGTAAAAAACAGCAAGAAGATCAACATAACACTGTCAAACAAGCTATTATGACTAAAAATAGTAAAGGTGGAACAAGTTTCTTCTCTGTCGCAGCAGGTACAAAATTAGATTCTATTGATATTGATTTAGATATTTTTGATTCTAAAAATGAATCAGACTTAAATAATAATATATCTTTAGATTTAGGTATTTGTGCATCATTAATCGGTGCAATGTCAACGGGTAATTTCGCATCTGGACAATCAAATTTGGAAATGATAACTGCGCAACTATATACATGGGTTTATGAATGGCAAACAGAATTAAATTATGTAATAAATAAAAATATCATTAAAGATGATAAAAATAAAGTGGAAATCTACTACTTCCCTACTTCTTTTGTAAATAGAAAAACATTCTTTGATCAAATGAAAACACTATATTCGGAAGCAAGCGGTTCATTAACTTTCTTAGTCGCAAGCGCAGGTATTGATCCTGATGTGTATTTTAATATTCTTGACCAAGAAATTGAAGATGGTATATACGACCGCTACAAACCCCATGAAACAAGTTACACTTTAAGTAAAAATCAAGAAGATTCTAATGGTAGACCTACAGTTGATAATCCAACTAATGAAAATACAATTATAAGCAAATCAAATAATGCAAATGATTTACCAAGTCCTAGTGACAACAAATAATAAAGAGCTATTTTGATAGTTCTTTTTATTATACAACTTTTTAACAAGGAGGATTAAATTATGTTAAATAATATCCTCGAAATTTCTAAACGTGCTTCTAAAAATGGTCGTGTACCAATCAAGATTGCTCTTCTAAAAATCCATAATGATTCAACAAGTACAAATAAAAATGGACTTCATTGGAAAAAAGAATATGTTCAAAATGCAATGGATAGTGTAATTGGTATGCCATTATGCACTGAATTTGCAGATGATGATAAAGAAGTTCCAATTGGTCATGGATTGACAGGAAGTGAGTATGACTCTAATGGAAATGCTCAACCTGTTTTTGAAAACTCGGTTGTAGTTGGAACGTGTGAATCAGTTTCTATTGAAACTATTATAGATGAAAACGGAAACGAAATAGAAGTTCTTGCTACAGATGGATATTTATATAATCAGCGTTATCCAAAATTTGTCAAATGGGTAAGAAAAAATTATGCAATTGGAAAAGTAGACACATCTATTGAGATTATGGGAACGCCAGAAAACGAAAATCAAATTATATATGAAGAAGATGAACCAAAAGAAGAATTTCGTACTCCGAAAACTTTCTGTTTTACTGGTTCAGCAATTCTTGGTGTTTCGCCAGCAGATGATGATGCCATTGTATTAGAAGTCGCTCAAAAGAAAGAAAACAAGGAGGAAAACAAAGAAATGGAATTTAATATGGATGAAATTAAAAGCACAATCCAAGCTACTATTTCTGAGATGAATGAGAAATCTGAATCTTATGAAACAAAGATTTCTGAGTTAAATTCTCAGATTGAAGCAAAAGATGCCGAATTAGCAGAAAAGGATTCTAAAATTTCTGAACTTAATGCTTCAATCGCTGATATGCAGAAAGCTCTTGATGACATTAGAGCAGAACAATCATCTTCTTGGGATCAAATGAGAATCCTTGAGGAAGAAATTGCTAAAGCAAAAGTAGCCGAAAAACTTAGTGAAGTCGACTCTGCTCTTGGAGAATTTAGCGCAGAAGAAAAAGAAGTTGCAAAAGATGATATTGATAAATTAAAAGAAAATATTAACGCTTGCAAAAAGAAAGAAGAACTAAATAACGTTACTTCTGAAATCAATTCTATCAAATCTAAAATCTGTATGAGCATTGTTGAAAAACAGAAAAAAGCCGAGGCTGATGCAAAAATCGCAGAACAAAATTCAAAAAAAGAAACTGTAGAAACTGAGGATATTTTCTCAGAAATGTGTACAGAGGTTACTGCTTCTGATGAAGAAGACCTCAATATTTTTTAATTAAGGAGGATAATTAAATGATTAAATTTAATACTATCGGACAGATTGAGCATGGAGAGTATCCATTTGAAGATGCTATTGCTTCCGCAGACACATTTAATGGAGCATATGGCGAAGTAACTTCTGGTTCTTTTGCTGTAGGAGCTAAAAAAGGTAAAGTTATCATGCAAGTTGAACGTGGCGATGATGAATATATGCCTACATATAAAATCGTAAAAGGTGAACATGTAAGAGTTCTTGATCTTGCAAAATTAGAAGGAAAAATTGTAGAAGTTTATGGTGATGAACTTCCAGCAGATGTTGCTAAAGGTGACAAACTTGAATCTGATGCAACTGGAAAACTCGTAAAAGGTGCTACCGCAGCTCCATACCTAGAAGTTACTGCAATCGTAGGAAACCATCTTGGTGTTGAAGCCAAGGTTGTAACTGCCTAATTAAAGGAGGAATAAAGTAATGTCTTATACATTTGAATTAAATAATGAAAGAAAAGATGCTAATTTTGTTAGCGGAAAAATTAATGGGAAATCTGCAATTGTAGAAATTTTCTCTGCAATGAGAGATGGAAAAGATCTTGCACCTTATGGCAAGAAAGCAGATGTAGCTGCTAAATATATTAAGGAATTAAATGAGAAGGCAAGCAACAATGACTTATCTGCCATCTCCGAATTAAATGAGATTCGTAGATTCTCTATGCAACCAGTTCTATTGCAAGAAATTAAATTACTTGGTATTTACGGTAATTACAAACCAATTGGTTACAACGAATCTTGCGAAGTTGAAATTCCAGTGTTTGCAAATCTTTCTGCAAATGAGCAAGCTCTTGGTCAGGACGTTAAGTTCCCTGTAGTCAGAAAGAAACGTGTACCAATTTCTACAACCACTATTTCTGGCGGTTACGCTGTAGATTATAGAAAAGCTGCTCTTGGTGATATGAGTGACGAGAACGAATTACAGGATCAGGTACGTGTTCAGATTAGAAATAAAGCAGCAAAATATGTTGTTGATACTGTATATAAAGCAATCAAAAACGCAACAGGCGTAAAATACTTCTTTGAAGGAAGTGGTCTTACAAAGACTGGCGTAGACGGAGTTATCTCTAAAGTAAGACGTTTTGGTAAACCAACAGTATCTGGTGATTATGCACTTATTTCTCAGTTCAATGGATTTGCAGGATACCAAGGTGTTACACCTACTGTAAATGGAATTTCCGAAGCAGTTATGAACGAGATTCATAACACTGGTCTGATGGGTGTATACAATGGCACAACTCTGAGCGAAATCCCAAATGCTTATGATATGACTACTCTTACAGCAGATGGAACAAATTTTGAAACAATGCTTCCAGCAGGTCTTGGATTTGTAATGCCTACAGGTGGACAATCACCAATTTATACAGTTACTCGTGGTGGTCTTACATCCATCTCTGGTAATGACATTACAACTGGTCAGTTAATTTCAAGATTTGACCTTGAGGTAGGATGTCTTGTTGTTCCTGGTCAGGAATATCGTGTAGGCATGGTGCATGATACAAATCTTGATTCATTAGCAGATTAATTGTTAATCAAAGGTAATATTATATAGTCTTATTGTGAATAGAGTCACATTATTTGTGGCTCTATTTTACTTAGTCAAAAGGAGTCAACATTATGAGAGATTATTTCCATTGCTATTCTAAAAGGCTTGCTTGTTTCATCATGGCATTTGGTATTCGTTATGAGAAAAAACTTATAAATCAGAAAAACGGTATGCCTTATTATACATTTAAGAAAACAGAACGAATGGATAAAATAATTGATCTATATAGAAAAGTAATTCACACAATTTAATCGTTAAGAAAGAAATATAGTCGATAAGGAGAATTTAAAATGCCAACAAAAAGAACAACTACTACCACTACAAAAAAAGTTGAAGAAGTAAATCCAACAGAAGAAATTGTTGTAGAAGAAACCCCAGTTGATGTTGAAGAGGATTTTAATCTTGAAAAAAAAGTTACTGTAAGAAGTATTGCAGAATGGACAACAGGATTCCAAAGAATTGAAACAAATGGAGATGTTACTATTCCACCAAACGGAACAGTAAGATTATCCAGAGGTGAAATTATTTCACAGGTTCAGAATGGAAATCTTTTATTCACAGGAATAGACGGTCAAGGTTCTCATGCAACTCTTTATATTGAAGATAAACCTACGAGAATTGAAGCGGATTTTGAAACAGAAACTTCTCAACAGAATGTAATTAATAAAGAACGTATTGATGATTTATTTGCTATCAGATCAATAAAAGATTTTGAATCTACATTACATTCTATGGTTGTTACAAGAGCAGAAAAATATGCAATTATGGGATTTATCCGAAAAGGAAACTTCAATGATTATAATAAAGTACGTGCAGTAGAGGATTATACAAAATTACAAGTATAAGGATGGTGAATTGATGGAGAAAAACACAACTTATACGGAAGTCATAAATAGCTTCCATAGTACATTTCAAGACAAAGTTATAATACCAGAAGGACTTGAAAAAGTATGGTTTTTAAAAGCAGTTGGAAAATATTCTTTTGAGATTGACTCCATCAATTTTGATGAAGAATTAAATGAGTTTGATTCTAAATTAAAAAGATACACAATAGATACTCTTGGTCTTATGATGAAGAAATTTTATCAAGAACGTGAGTTATCAAAAGTTAATAAACGTATCAGCATTGTTTCTAAAGATCTGTCTATTGATGGATCAAACGGAAGCAAAACCGCTACATTGAATGAACTTGAAAAAGTATCAGAAGAATTAGACGAAATGATATATAAGCAAACTCCTTCTGCTTATGATTAGGAGGTGTCTAAATGCAAGAATGGTATTTAATGACACCTGAAACAAGACCTAATATTACAGGTGGTTTTGAAAATGATGCTTTTTTAGATTATAAAGAAGATGCTTTTGCGGAAGCTCTTTCTACAGATATAGCTAAAACAGTTATTTTATGTAATTCAGATATGACAGAAATTGGAGAAACAAGAGTTATTATTATGGATAATTTAGCCAATACGCAACTTAAATCTATAGAGCGTTCTGTTTTTGCAGTTATTGGTACGTTGAAAGCAGGAATGTATATGAAGTTTGAGAACCAGTATTGGTTGATTAGTGGTTATCCTGGTAATAATGGAGTATGCGAAAAGGCTACTGCTATATTATGTCAGTATGAATTAATATGGCAAGATGATGACGGGAAAATTATAAGACGTTGGGCTAACTTTACCAGTGCCAGCAAATATGATAACGGACGAAGCGGCAATTCTACAATCATTCTTACATCAAATAACTTTACAATTTGGATTCCAGAAGATGATGATGGAACGACTCTTGATGGACGTAGAGTGTTCATTGACAGAGTAAAGACTGGACAATTGCCAACAAAAGTATTTGAGATAACAAGAAGTGATGATGTATTGTATCTTTTCGGAAAAGATCATGGTGGAATATTAAGTTTTATTGCCGATAAAGATGAACTTAATAAAGTGACGGATAGACAAGATTTATGGATCTGCAACTACAAATCCCCTATTACTCCTACTCTCCCACCATCAGAACCAGACAATCCAACTACATCTGTCACAATCACAGGTGGCGATACTCTCCGATATGGTAGAGCAAAAACATGGACAGTCACTTTCTCTGATTCTGAAAATCAGCCAAATTTCACATGGAATGTCAAATCAGACTTCAAAATCACTCAAAATATCACAGGTAATAAAATACAGTTAAAATGTACAGATGATAAGACAATCGACTGTACGTTTACATTACAAGTTCTCGACAATGAAAGTAACATTTTATCTGAAACAACTATTACTATTATAATGTAATCGGAGGTATATTATGGCACAGTCAGTTGCTAGAGACTTGGCTTTTGTCAAGTCAAAAGTAATTTCTCGCCTATTAGAATCTGATGAGTTTGCAAAAGTAATGTTGCGAAAGGAAGATTTTACTGATGACGAGAAGAATGACATGGAGTATAAACAAGTATTTGATTATCCTTATGTTGATGGAACGCAGGAAGAAGTTATGCCTTTTGTTTGTGTAGAAACAGTTTGTAGAGGTACAAATCGTACCGTAAAATCTATGGACTTGTATATTTGGATTTTCGTGCATCGTAACTGCATGAAAATGGATAAAGCATGCACCAGTTATGGTGGTAATCGTGCAGACGTTCTTACAGATATTATAGAAAGGCTTCTACGGGATTCTGATGATTTAGGAATTGGAAAACCAAGTCTTGATGATATTGGCTATACTGTTCCACAATCATCTTACTTTGGTCGTCAACTTAAATATAGTATACCAGACTTCAAGATAAAGGAGGTCTGATGTGTGAAAGGATTTTCAGATTATGATTATCTCTGTGATGAACCTTATTTTTATGAAGGTATAGGTCATGTCAAATGCCCTACTCTTAGGGACATAAGACGTATAACCTATGGACAATTCAATATTTTTCTCTCTTACATTTCTATTACTCAGAAACAATTTCTTGAAACATTTGGTCTTACTGAAAAATTCAATTCCCTCAGTGATGAAGAAAAAGAAAAAAATACTGTTTATAATCTACTAACATTTGGAATGAATCGTGCAGATTTTCTTGCCTACATGATTAGTTTCTTTGTTGCAGATGATTTTCAGTATAATCCAGAACAGAATGCTTTTCTCATTGGCACTTATGAGAAGGACGATGATGGAAAGGAAATCTTTAACGAAATAGGGAAAATTGATAACAGCAATTTTGATGAATTTCGTGCCTTTCTACAAGTTATCTTAGGAATTAAATCTGAGAAAGAAGTTGAAAAACCAAAGTATAAAAATAAGTTAGCTCAACGGATTGCTGAGAAATTGGCAAAACATAAGAGTGAACAAAAAGAAAAACAAACATCTGCGGATGATGATTATACATTGCCAAATATGATTGTAAAATATTGTACTCATAATAAGGTGGGAATCAATATATTGAATGTTTGGGATATGACATATTATCAATTCATGAAGATGTTTTTAGAATATAGGATGGGAAGACAAGCAGATATAAATGATATGATGGCTGCTAATTCATTCTCATTCAAAAACTCTAAGGACTATAAACCTATGGAGTATATGAACAAAATTAAATAGTGAAAACTTTCAAACAAAGTCGCTGATATTTCAGTGGCTTATTTTATTTTTAAGAAAATGGAGGATTATATTATGGCAAATATTGCAACAGATCTTAATATGGCGAATCGTCAGTGTTGTGATCTTGATATTAGAGATTATAAAACAAAAGCTCCTTGGATGTTTGCAGATTTTTGTAATACTACTACTGCTAACATTTCTGCTGATGCTGTTTATGCAAATAAGAAAGGTGCTAAATGCATTAAATTCGATAATCCATTAGAAGGTACTATTACTATGGAATTTCAGGTATCTCCATTCAGAATTTATGCAATGCTTTCTGATGGTGAAATTGAAACATCTGCTGTAATCGCACGTAGAGAAAGTATTACAGGAGAAGCTGGTGGAGTAATTAATCTTACAAAAACACCTGTACCAGGAAGTGTATTTGCAATTGATCCAACTACAGGTAAAACAATTGAAGGTACAGTTGCAGACAAGAAATTTACAGCAAAAACAACATCTGATATTGTAGCAGATACTACATATGAAGTAGCTTATCTTGAATCCAAAGCTACTGGTATTAAGAAAATCACATTTAATAATAAGAAACTTCCAAAAGATTTCTTTATTCAAATGTCTACTCTTAACAAAGATGAGAATGGTGATCAAGTACCTATGAGACTGACAGCTTATAAAGCTTCTCCACAAAGAAACTTTGAAATTTCTTTTGCGTCTGATGGAGATCCTTCCAGCGTAACACTAACTTGTGATCTACTCGAAGATCATGATGGAAATGTTCTTGATATGATTGAGATTACATCTGAGGAATAAATTTATTTTTATAGTAGGATGATACAACATCATCCTACTATATTTATTAAAAGGAGTTAAATATTGAGTAATCAAAAAATAATGCCTAAATTCAAATTAGAAGTTGGAGCATTCTTAGTTTCTGATAAAAGACAACTTCAAATTATTGATCGTGAATATAGACCTAAGATAAAATATAAAAACGATAAACCATTTACATCAAACGAAAAATGGTACAAATATAAATGTTATAAGTGTGGAAATACTGATTGGGCTATAGAGCAAGCATTATGTGGAAAACAAAAGATTGGATGTAACGTATGTTGCAACTCTCCATCAAAAATTGTTAGTGGTATAAATGATTTAACTATTACCGCAAGATGGATGATTAAATATTTTGAAAATCCAAAAGATGCAGAAAAATATACAAGATGTTCAAGTAAAATTGTTGATATGGTTTGCCCTGATTGCGGTAGGCATCACAAGAATAAAATATCTACAGTATATGCGAATCATAATTTATCATGTCCTTGTCAAGATGGTTGGAGCTATCCAAATAAATTTATGTATTCAGTTTTGGAACAGGCAGGTGTCAATTTTGAAACTGAGAAAACTTTTGATTGGTCTAAAGGAAGAATATACGATGATTATATAGAATACAACGGTTTAAAAATTATTACTGAGCAACATGGAATACAACATTATATAGATCATCCACTTAATAAAAAATCACGTAATCTTAAAGAAGAACAAGAAAATGATAAAATGAAATATAATTTAGCTATGGAAAATGGTATAGATTATTATTTTACAATTGATTGCAGAGAATCTACAAAAGAACATATCAAAAATTCTATCATCAATTCTGAATTATTTAAAATCTTAAATATAAATCCAGAAAATATTAATTTTGATAAATGTGATAAATTTGCTTCGTCGAATATGGCTAAGCAAGTATGTGATTATCGTAATGAACATCCTGATATGACAATGAAAGAAATTGCACCATTATTTCATGTATGTCACGATACTATAAGAAATTGGGTTAAAAAAGGTGCAAAACTTGGTTGGTGTACCTATGAGAAATTTGATGATTTAAAATTACGGTATCAGCGTGAAGATATACCAGTAAATAATTGCCCTATCCACTGTATCACTACAGATACATACCATCGTAGCGCAACAAAATTTGTAGAATATTATCAATCTCTTACAGGAAAGAAACTTTGTGCAAGAAATATTCGTTCAGTATGTACAGGTAAACGTAATCATGTCAATAATATGAAATTTGAATATATTACTCAAGAACAATTCAATCAATTAAAAGAAAAATATCCAGACAAAGTATACGGAGAACTATTTGTATCTCACGCATCATAAAGGAGAATATAACCACAATGACAAAAGAATGTAAAGTATTACTACGCAATCAGTATGTTATGGTTGTTGATTTTGATGGAAAAGAAGTCCAAATGCCATCTGATCATACAGATAAAAATACTGTATTCGTAAAACATGAAAATGATAGATATACTATCACTTGCAAATTAGAAGAAGAAAAGAAATCTGCAAAGATTAAACCAGTTTCAAGAGTAAAGAAGCAAAAGAAAGTAACGGAGGTTGAGTTAGCTGATGATGTTGCCACAGATGAACAAAAGGATAAATCTGAATAAATTAATCGTAGTTAGTATAAGTAATTAGTAGGGATACTAGCTATGAATTAATGGCTTGTATCCCTATTTTTTTACGATTTTCAGGAGAAAACGTGATATGAAAAAACAATTATTTGATAGCTTCGAGGAAGTAGTTGAAGCTTTTGGAGAAGATAATCTTGTAGTCATTACTTTTATGCCACAGATTATTTTTTATCTTAGTAATTTTAACATTCAACCTGTATGGACAACTCCATCAGAGGTTAGTGATAATAAACTAGCCTTTTATTTTATTAAAGCTGAAACTAAGAAACCATATGAAGCATGGCAAAAACGCAGATTAGAGAAAGAACGTAAATAATGGCACGAAATGTAGGTAAACAATTTGAAGATAATTTTAAGAACAGTGTGCCAGGTTATGTACTCTCCCACCGTCCACCTGATTCAGCACAAGCTTTTGATGTGGGATCAACAAATAAGTTAAGATTCAGTCGTCAATGGTATTTAGATAAATAAAGCATATTCCGGAGATTACTTGACATTTAAAAAGAAATGCCTTGAAAAATTTATGAAATATGAAAATGGTTAAATTCTTGTTCGTTTTGTCAACGA